ATTTTATTCATTCTTGATTAAATTCAGCATTTAGAATGCATAACAGAAAACAAATAGAAAAAAAAATTTGAAAAGCAAAGCCATATGGTTGTGAACTTTGAGATAACCCCAAGTGGGACGAATCCCGATTATTCATATTCTCCTGTTTATTCATATCTGTCCTTTTCTGCGTGTAGTGCTGCCCTAAATCTATCATGCTTGAAATTCTCGTTTGTCTCTGATAGTCTGATAATCATCCATTCTTCCTGAACCTTATTCAAGTCAAGTTCAACCATTAGGTCAATCATCCAGTTGAAGTGTCTCCTCTGAAACATAATCAGTTCTCCCCCTTTTCATACTGTTTATGCTCACTCTCAAGGTCTTGACAGACAAGGCCACATTCCTCACCATCAAACCCACATACCTCACAGTATGCATCCTGAATCAAACCGAGGTAGGCCCCAGTTATCTCCACTATTTTGCCACAACATTCGCATTCCATATCGTAATACATCAACTAAGGCCGGTTTCAATATCTTATATGGTGCGTTTACAAAGTTTACTTACCATATGGTAGGAAGACTTTGGCAGACTACCTAGCATCCCTGAAGGAACGTTAGGAGACAGCGGCAGCAAGCATACCGTTTCATACATGGAGGGACAGGCATTACAGCGTGGAGTGTTTATCTAGAATTCTCCGCGTCTTACACCACTGTTGTCGCAAGTTTTTGATAAATCGCGTTTTACGAGGCTTTACCCCCTTTGGCTACTTTATCTCCGTCAGTTCCTTAAGGAATGTGAATAGAACGTCAGGGGAGAGGACATCATCGTTGAAGTCTAGGTAAGGGAGTTCATTCAAGACCTCAACCTTCAACCAAGCGCACTTCTAGTGTCTTGACACCCATCAGTTCCGTGGGGAATGTGAGTGGTAGTCGGGAGTTATGTGTACCCGAATAGTGTTCCTTCACCTACATTAAGTAAATTTACGACACCAGCCAGTATCAGATGCGTTACCATCCTTTCCAACGACTCCTATCTCTAGGTGTGATTGCCCCACGACAGGGGATACTGCACGTTACCCCGGTGGGGGGTATTCCGTCACTACCGTGTCAGTCCGTCAACTGACAATAAGGGGGCGTTGTTATGACTTATGAGGTGCGCATACAAAGTTTGCTTACCATATGGTTGTGCTTTGCAGAACCCCCATTGGAACCAGCCCCGAATGATATTCAGTGCGCCCATGCCCCCGGCACTTTCTGTTTGACACGTATGCCAACACCGAGTTACCGGGGAGGGTGCGATTCACCTATCATCGGGGCTTGAGTTCACTAAGAGTACCTATCTCCGCCTTCAATGTCGTAACCATCAAACCACATGCCACGCTTCTTCAAGTCTGAGCAGGTACTACCGGATGTCTCCGGGTCTTTGCAATGCTCTTGAGCCTCTTCAAGGGTTAATCCCCTCTTGATGGTTCTATTCCTGCCTTCAAACCTAAAGCGGATAATCTTGTATGTCGGCATTATTCTTCCTCCATTTCTTTGTATTCATGCTAGGGTGTCATACCCACATCTCTTAAGGTAGTCTCTACAAAGTTGCACTACCATATGGTGGGGACACTTTGGGGGACCACCTTGAGAAGTGAGAAGAATTACTCTTCCTCACGACTCTTTGCGTGTTTCCTCTCAAAATCTCTCAATTTTGTTTCCTCCAAACGAACCAACCAGTTCTTGAACTCGTTGTTGAACTTCCTCTTATCCCAATTGGTTGTATTACAAGACCAATCAGCCTCAGCCAATCTCTCACAGAACTCAAGAGTCATAACATCATAGAAGTCACCCATGTCGAATATCTCATTGGCTAGGTTGACCATGAGCATTCTTCGCCTGAACTCAGCAGGGGTCATTTTTGTCCCGTACCTATCACCAATGTGACCAACACCCGCTTGGGTCGCCAGTATACCAAAGCCGAACCCGTTGACTAGTGATATTTCTCGACTTGTGAAGCCTTTGTCAGGTCCGTTGACGATTCCAACGATTAGAGGCATTAAAGGTTCATCTCCCTGAATGCGACTAGTGCGGCTTTCAACTCTGCGAGTGATTCCGCTAGGTCATCACCGCGAACTCTAAGGCTCTTGATGATGATTACGTGGTCTGAACCAGACTTGGAGTGTCCAACTTCTAGTTCGTACTTGAATGGCTTTATCATTTCCTTTGCTTCTGTTATCATTCTTCTTCATCTCCTGTTAAAATCATGTCTTTCTTGTATTCCGCTAGTGTGACCCACTCGGTCTTGGTGACTAACCACCTTTGCCTCATGCTTCCATAGACCTTTTCGGCAAATTCACCGAGGCTTTCCCAGTAATCTATCAGTTCTTCATCACTGTCAAAGTAGACCATCGTTTTTCTCTCAATCAAGCCACCATTTTTGATATATGACTCGTATTCAATCTCAGTTCTCATACCCAACAGATTTTTTCAGCCTTATGAGGGTACGCCGACAAAGTGTCTTACCATATGGTAGTATAACTTTGTAAATGCTACCTCATAAGAGTTGTTTCAGCCTCTTAGATGTCGGGAAAGACACAACCAACAAAGGAGAGAAAGAAATATGGCACAAATGGAAAATTGGAATGAATTTAAGACCACCGTGAACAGTTTCCTAAAGGGAGGTTCAGTCGATGAAATGACTGCATCAACCTGTAAGGTACTAATCGGTAAGGGAGACAACAACGTAACGACACAGACGAAGGTAACCTCAGCAATCAAGACCATGCTAGAGGACTTCGATGGCGCACCAGTGGGCAGGGCATCCGCTCTATCCGGTGAGGCATTGACGACCTTCACTCAGGCAAGTGAGGCAATCAAGGCGGTTTCAACCGTCTTCGATTCGCACCCGGCTATTGCTGGGCTTGTCCTACCAAACGGAAGGAGCAAGATATCGCACTTCCGTGATGGGGATGCTTGGGCAGACTTCATGATTGGAGTCATGCGCAGAAACGCAATCTCAGCCAGCAAAGCAGGTTGGGACGGCTCTGCCGACAGCCTAGTTAGTTTTCAGGAGGCTAACTAAGTCGGTGATGTTGTCTTCCCGGCACACATTAGGGTGAACACAAAGTTTCCCACCATATGGTAGCAACTTTTAATCTCAGAAATAAACTTGGAAAAGGTACAGATGAGCGCGGGGTCCGTTTAAAGGGGTTTTAGCCAAACCCTTAGTGAGAATCCTGAGTCGCTTCTATCTGCGACTTATTCCTAATCTATACTTAACCGACTCTACTCTTTTGTTAAAAAATATCGCTACCAGTATAGGGAGACATTTCTCTCCCTCTCTATGCTGGTATGCATATTAATACAATATAATATATGTAATATGAAATGGTATAATAGTATAGAATATGTAATATGAATTGCTTTCTCACGTTTCTCAATGTTTATCATTGGGATGAGAAACTTCTTTTGGGGGGTAGCCCTAAGAGAATTGATAGTATTCTAGTATTATTATCATTTATCATTATTATCATCATCTCTCTCTCTCTCTCTCTCTCTCTCTCTCTTGCTAGGGGGGCATGATAAACGTGAGAAATGAGAAACGTTGGTTGAGAATCGATTGACTGAGAGGCAAAAAGCGATAGAATAATATTTATCATTCGATGAGAAAGGTGTGAGAAACGTGGCATGGAAGAAGAAAACTGAAAGTGAAAGTGAAAATGAAATAGATGAGATGGTTGCAAACTTCAAGCAGGAGTATAAGCCAACTCTAGGACCGAAGGCACAGGTGACAACCCAGCCTTTCAACGGTATGCAGCATATGCAACCAGCACCAGATGGAAAGTGGAAGGAAGTGAAGAACATGACAGAAAGTGATAGTCAGAAAAGAATAGAAGAAGTAATTGAGGAAGTGAAGAAGATGCTCTTGGCAAAGAACGAGCAGTATGGGGATTCGGCATTGAGTCCGAACCGCATATTCTCCAAGGCATCCACGGATGAGCAAATCAAGGTCAGGATTGACGACAAGTTGAATCGCCTAATGCTAGGCAATGATTCAATGGAAAGCGATGAGGATGTTATCAAGGATTTGATAGGATATCTCGTATTACTCCTAGTGTCCCAAAAGGACGCTTGAAGTGAAAACCAAGGTAGAGTGGTGTCTCCTTGGGAATAAAACAGAGTTTGTAAAAATAAAAAGTAGAAAGTGATAGGGTATGTTGCCGTATCTGATTTTCCATTAATAGGAACATTATACCGGAACGCATTGGCTTGATATCACCGATTAAGTCGTAGCGAATCAGACCGCGATAAATACGCATATGTTGACAACAGTAAAACGTGTAAAGCAAAGTAAATCACGTTTGGATATTGAGATGTGGAAACCATCTCTACCCACTAGTAAGGCAAGAGAGTCGAGAGACTTTCAATGCACGAAATGGCTGTAGAGTCCACTAGTTCCCACCCGAAGACTTCGGCATAGAACGACTACTTCTCTGTAACAATTAGACTCCAACTGTCAGAGCGGAATGTTTACATTTCACATCCGATGGTAGAGAAACGGGGTTTGTTGCGAATAAAAAGGACAGTTCTGTTTAACGTTTTGGCTTGCCATTAGTTCCGTACTGTAGCAACGAGGGTGGTTCCTCTGTCCTTCCCCACAACAAAATAACAGGTGAATGAAAATGAATATATTTGTATTAAGCGAATGCCCAACAGAGAGTGCGAAGATGATGGTGGATAAACACGTAGTCAAGATGCCGACCGAGAGTATGCAGATGATGTGTACCATTGCGAATCTACATGACTACCAAACTCCATTTGCTCCCGTGATGCTGAATCACCCTTGCACGATTTGGGCTAGACAATCAAGGCAGAACTTCAATTGGTTGCGAGAGCATACCCTTGCGCTTTGCAAGGAGTACACTCGCAGGTATGGTAAGCGCCACAAGGTAGAATGGTGTCTCACTGAGTATGATGCCACATGGATTACCTTGGAGTCCGAACTACCAGACATCGGATTAACTCCATTTGCAGTTGCAATATCTGACGATATGAACTGTAGAAAACTAGACGACTTTGACGAAATGTCAGTTGTCGATAAATACCGTGCGTATTACATGCACGACAAAAACCACTTTGCTTCTTGGAAGACCGAGAGGCCAAGTTGGTTCACAGCATAACACTCGCAAGAGCAGGGTTTACCAAGTAAAAACGGGAAAGGTTTCTAATCATTGGAATAGTGTTCAATTTCTTTCTCTCTTCTGTAGCACGAATCCGTTTTCCCTGCTTCAAGGGGTCACCCGTGACCTACCTATGTTTCCAGATGACTTCTGTTACACTGGAAAATAAAACAAATGAAATCTAGAGAGATAAAAGGTGAATGAAATGAATGGAATAATAATTAAAACAATAGCAAGTGGAATAACATCCACATTACTGACATCGATGGTTGCAACATGGTATCTAATCCAAGAGTTCCTTGGTGATGACATGGCAATCCAATTGATGATACCAGCGTATGCATGGTCATTGCTCACATTATGGGGTGATGAGATAAAGGATGTGATGCGTGGTAACAAGACAGTCGAGGAAGTTGTAGAGGACAACGTAGAGTTGGAGGCCTCTTGGGATTTTATCTCAAGGCAACTACCAAGATATAACAAGGAGGAATAAGAATGGCAGAAATGACAGATGAAAGATGGAATGCAATAAAAACGAAGATAGACCTATGGTTCTCCAACCATGAGGATTGGGAGTCGGAACATATCGAACTGATATCGGTTCCCAACCTAGTTCAGGCAGGTGACAACAAGCCCGCGAAGAGAGTCGCGCTTTACAGTGCAATCAGGACTTGTTTCTCGGATATCGCCGACAAGCCCTTCACAACAGGGAAGAAGAGTGCGATGCCTGATGAGATTCAATCGTTCAGAGATGGACAGTTGGAGTTGTTGAAGAAGGCACTAGCAGAAGCATGGGAGAAGTCCCCGCAAATGCAACAGTTGCTTGTCAGGAACAAGCGAAGTGGTGGAGGGTTCTTCACAACCGCAGAGGATTACGCACAGTCGATAGTAGACTCAACGAGACTACGAATGAACACAGCGTACAATGCGTACCTGAGAAGTGACGAGAAGGCCGATTACATATGGAACGGCAATGACAACATGGATTGTCAGATAAGTAAGGAATGAGAATATGAATGAAAGGAAATCATGGAAAGAAGAGAGAGAAGATGAATGGAATGAATAAGAAATTGGAGGAATGAAAATGAGAAATGAAACAAATGTAGAATTTAGGTTGGTCAACGATGAGGAGATGCCACCTATTGTGATAACGATGAATGACAACGACAGCCCGAAGGTTGTGTTGAATGCCGACCACCAGATATGGCTTGCGTTACATCGCAAGACCATAGGTGGTTGTGCAGAGGCTCTGTATGAGAAGATAGAAGAGTTGCTCACAGCACACCTACAGGAGCAACGCGCATACGAGAGGATGGACTGAATGAGTGATGTGAAGTACAAGAGAGAACTAGGTGATGGTCGCTGGGACAGGAAACTGAAGGAGAACATGGTTACACTGTCCAAGGCTGAAGACTACGATGAAGCCAAGCATGAGTGGATTGCCACTGGTGATGTTTGGTGGAGGGGTCTGAGAATACCCCAACCTAGTTGGGTTGACAGGGAGGGCTATTGCCTGTGCGGTCACCATATCGTGTATCATTATGAGATACACAACACGGAGACTAACGCAAGGATGGCCGTTGGTTCAGACCATATCAACTCGTACCTAATTATGAGAGCAATCCGTGAGGAGACTGGTCTGAAAGATGGCGAGATTACTGACTCCATGATTGATGAGTGGGTGACAGTGAGAGTCGATGCTCTCATCAAGACTGCTTGGTGGAACACTCATGGTGATGACTTCACTGAGATGTTCGATGACATCAAGGAACTTGACTTGAGATTGAACGTCAGGCAGACTGGTAAGAGAATCTACAATCAGGAGTTGCAGTATTACGAGGACATCTCTGCCATTCGTAAGGTATCGAGTGGTAAGTTCGGTGACCCCGACTACGAGATGTCATCCATCGTATGGAGATGGAATCATCCCGACAACCCAAGAGCGCAAGTTAACACAAGGGGTTATCCAAATGACAAACTGTGGAAGGACTTGACTATGTTTTGGGCTTTCATCGAGCAACACAAGGAGAAGGTTGCTCTAATGGATAAGAAGGTCGCTCTGAGAATCGAAGAGATGGAGAACCATCAGCAAGAGGTTCTTGCACGTAGGGAGAGGAGAATGGAACAGTATGCTATTGCCGAATCCGCAAGGAAAGAGAAGGAGCATGAGAGGTTCAAGATATCCTGTGACTACTACGGTTGGAGGGCCTTCGATAAGACTGATGGAACCAACGATTGGGAGAGAAGATTCCTGATTGACATGAAGAACAGAATCCTACAAAACCATGAGCCTACCGAAAGACAGGCTGAACAACTAAATAAGATAATAAATCGCAACGATAGGCCAGCGAGTGTTAAGCAACTGGCGTATGTTGTAGCATTAGGATACGAAGAAGACACATCAGAGATGACGAGTAGGCAAGTATCCATAATAATAGACAAACTGAAAGGTGAAAAAAATGAGTGATAAGAAAACAACAAAGAAAGCAACAACGAAGAAAGACGAGGAAGAGGCTCAGGCGGCTCTTGCTGAATTGCAACAGAACGCACTGAACCTACAAGGAACTGCACAGAACCTTGCTAATCAACTGTCTCAGTACATGCAACTATGCAAGCACTACGAGCAGACGATTAACATCCTCACAGGTAGGCTCCAAGAACAGCAGAGGTTGGTGGAGCAACTACAGCAACAGCAGAACGCACCGGAGTCTTCATAGACTCTGACTTAGTGGAACGATTAAGGAGGAATCTGAATGAAATTAAGAATAATGAATGACACAGGACACACTGTATTAGAAGACGTAACTGTTTCAGATGTCATCGACCAAATCAACGACCACCCCACACACTGGGTTTTCGTTGAGGGTGAGATGGTATCGAGACAGGAAATCCCGAACATCAGTTGGGACGAGGTTGATACTGTCAACCTAATTCCGGCAATGGTCGGAGGCTCACTCTGAGCCTAACTCGTTCTCAACTGAGCAATGCTTAAGTGCAACTCTGCATTTTTTGCCTAAGCATTATAGGTCTGCTGAATAACGCAAAAAACCCCAGCAACGGGTAGGATTGTTGCCAATCGGGTGAGAAGCCCGACAACCAAATTTTCGGAGAGAGAAGAATGGAATTACAACAAGAAATATTGTCAGAAATAACAACGAACATGAAGTATGCAAAATACTTGCCTCTTGAATTCAGGAGGGAATCTTGGACAGAGATTGTAGGAAGAAACAAGGAAATGCATAAGAGGAAATTCACACACATTCAAGGGTTTGACGAGAAGATAGATTATGTCTATGACAACTTCGTTCTAACCAAGAAAGTGCTACCATCCATGCGCTCCATGCAATTTGCAGGGAAGCCGATTGACTTGTCTCCGAACAGAATATACAACTGTGCGTACATGGCTATTGATTCTACAATAGCGTTTTCAGAAGCCATGTTCCTGTTGCTGGGCGGCACAGGAGTTGGGTATTCTGTTCAGAGACACCACGTATCACAATTGGATAGTATACAGAAGCCTAATCCTGAGAGGACTTACAGGCATCTGGTTGCTGATTCGATAGAAGGATGGGCAGATGCAGTCAAGGTATTATTTAACGCATACACAGGAGATAGGAGAACAACACCAAGGTTCGACTACTCAGACATTAGACCAAAGGGAAGCCCGTTGAAGACTAGCGGTGGTAAAGCACCCGGCCCTGCCCCATTGAAGAAGTGCATAGTTACCATAGAGAACATGCTACTGAACATGGAGGATGGTCATCACATTACACCAATCGAAGCACATGATATGATGTGCCACATCGCAGATGCCGTCCTTGCTGGTGGTATCAGAAGAGCGGCTATGATTAGTCTGTTCAATGCAGACGACAACGAGATGATTAACTCAAAGAACGGTCTTTATTGGGAGACTAACCCACAAAGAGCAAGAGCGAACAACTCAGCAGTTCTCATCAGAGAGAAGTGTGAGAAGGAGTTCTTCGATGACCTCTGGAACAGGACGAGGGCCAACAAGACTGGCGAGCCGGGGATATTCTTCTCCAATGACAAGAATTGGGGAACAAACCCATGTGCGGAGATTTCCTTGAAGAACCATCAGTTCTGCAATCTCTGTGAAATTAACGTATCCACTGTTTCCAGTCAGAAGGACTTGGAAGAGAGAGTGGAAGCCGCTACCATCATAGGAACGATGCAAGCATGCTACACGGACTTCCATTATCTACGACAAACGTGGAAGACCACAACAGAGAGGGAAGCACTTGTCGGAATATCAATGACTGGTATAGCAAGCAATGCTCTAAAGGACTTGAACCTTGAAAGAGCGTCTGATTGTGCAGTCATCGTCAACAAGGCATATGCTGACAAATTCGGGATAAACTCAGCCGCAAGAGTGACTTGTGTGAAACCCGCCGGTACTACCAGTTTGGTACTAGGCACTTCTTCTGGAATACATGCTTGGTACTCCGAGTATTACATAAGAAGAATCAGGGTTATGAAGAATGAATCAATGTATCTGTATCTCAATGAGATGCTGCCTGAGTTAGTAGAAGATGATGAGTGGGACGACAATCAAGCAATACTTGCCATACCACAGAAAGCACCTAGAGGTGACATCATCACAAGGGAGGAGTCTGCTCTTTCCATGTTGAAGAGATTGAAGCAGTATTCAATCGAGTGGGTACGAAGGGGACATGTGAGTGGAGTCAACTCACACAATGTCTCTGCTACAGTCAACGTCAGAGATGACGAGTGGGATGTAGTGAAAGAATGGATGTGGGATAACAGAGAACACTACAATGGCATCTCTGTTCTACCATTCGATAACGGTGTTTACACACAAGCACCGTTTGAGGCTATCGAGAAAGAACAATATGAGGACATGTTCGCTAAATTACAATCGATTGACCTAACACAGGTCAAGGAATACAATGATAATACCAATCTGCAAGGCGAAGTTGCTTGTGCAGGTGGTGCTTGTGAAATATAATCCGAAGGCATGGTTATCGATAGAGGAAGAAATAGTAGACTCAATGACAAATGCGGGCGCTAAGGAAAGCGTTCGTACTTGGTATTGGAGATACAAGGGTAGTGAAGATGCCTTGGCTCCATCCCCAATCTCATTAGGAGAATTGAGACATGGGATATTGAGACTTGTGAAGCAAGGGTATTCGGCTTTACAGGACATGGATGACATACAAGAACTGTATGATAGAAAGGAATACTACAGAGTGAATAAAGAAGAATATGGTGATTATTATGAAAATACGATTTACAATACCGAGAACAGGTGATGGTTCAGAAAGCGATAAGACTACTTTTCTCATGCGCGTCAATGGCGTTCGTTGGAAGGTGGGAACGACTCCGACCCGTATAGGTGAGAGAAGGGTTAGAGTCCCCCCGTTGGATATTACGAGCAGGTTCACCAAGACGCTTGAACCGATGACGGAGAACATTGCCTACACTATCAGACATCACGTGTTACCAAACACACATGGAAGAAGAAGCAGGTACTATAATTATGACAACAGTGCATATGAGAAGTGGACTACTATCATCACTTTCAAGAGAGATGATGGAGATGCCATGATATGGATACAGAAGAACAACACCGTGTATTCCATGAACAGTCAGAGGATGTCATTGAATGACATATCATTGGCCTTGGCTAAGATATTCTACAGGAGCGTTATGGATAGAAGCGCAATCAGTCTTGAGGAGTATATCGATAGGGTGCTTGATACACCACCACATGTGATGTACGCTCTAGAGAACAGAACCCCCTATGTCTTTTGGGACGGAGGGATTAGGCGTGAAGTCAGAATCAACACGAAGATGGTTGGTAAGAAGGATATCGCACTTGAGATATCAGAGGGAATATGGGGTTCGATGACCATCTCAGAACTAAACACATTCGTAAACACATTCGGTCTGAACTCAAGCCGTTCCAAGAAGTGGTATCGCATATCACCTACGAGACTGTGGACTGCACTCATGGGTGAGGAACCATCTGAGAGTCAGAAGAAACTGATGATAGCATGGTTACTACAGAACAGAACGCAGAAAATGGTAGAGGAAAGAGCGTTTGAGTTAGTCTATGAACTAGCCGATGAGTTCGATAACATCCAAGTGGTTATGCATGAGGGATACATGGCTCTGTTCGTTAGAGGTATTCATGCTGACTGGATTGTCGCAGATGCCAACAAGGGATGGAAGCGTGGACACCAGAACGTCAACACGTTCTATTGGAATGGCGAAAAGTGGGAGGGACCGATATGCATCGACAACCTACACCACAACTCTAGCATTGGTGACCAACTATCATCAAGGGCGATGATGCTGATGAATGACAAGGGTGCAGGTGAGATGATATACACACTCAGACAACTATCACCTATGGTAGAGGAGTGGTTCGGTAAGAATAGATTCAATGATTTTCTCATCCCTTACGATAAGAGAAAGGATGCAAGATACAAGAAGTACAACATAGGGGCGATGAACAAATGAATCCTATGACAGTCAGTGAATCATGCAAAGAGTGCGGTAGCACGGCTTTCACTTACATCGATAGATTGGGTGAGAAGACTTGTGATGAGTGTGGTCTTGTTCTTGTGGTGAATCCCTTTGAGGAGACTACACACATGATTTCAATATCCGATGAGGATAAAAGAAGCAAGACCATTGGTAGTTTGGGTTCCTTCATTAGGAAGTCAGATGCCTATGGTAACAAGGATAGGTTCGCTCTCTACAGGGAGCAAGTGAGAACCCAGCCTGAAACCGAAGCAGACAAAACAGCAAGACTCCTCATCAACAGCACACTCTCGTACTACAATGTATCAAGCGACTTGAAGAGAAGAACGCAGAAATACTATGATATGATGAAGAGAGAATTGTTTCGCGGTTTGGACGTTGAGAGAAGATGCGCCTCTCTTACGTTCTATGTTCTCAAAGAAGCAGACATTGTATGTAACATACAGGAACATTCTAGAAGAACGCGGGTCAAACCAAATGACATCTCAAAGTTCGCTAGAAGAATAGCGAGACATCAGAGAAACTCTGGTGTGTTCATTACTAGGAACCATGAGCAGAGAGCGCAAACTCTGATGTCAAGAATGGAAGTGGATATAGATGATTATTTCAGGGCAAATGCATTGAGAGTAGTCGAGTATGTGGCAAGACACATCGAATCATTGGATATGAGATTCGCAGATACGATGTTAGCGGCTTGCATATGGATGTCGGGTCAGATGATGTCGAGGTATGACATAACACAATCTGCCATCTGTAAACACTGGAACTCTTCACATGTTGGCCTGAGAGGAGCAGTGGTGACATTGAGTGAGATATTCCAAATAGAGAGGAAGACATTATCTGATATGCAAGTCGAGGACTTTGTATCGGGTGTGCGCTATTGAAAGGAGAGGATTATTGCAAGTGTGGTAGGAAGAAGTACAGACGTTCCTACATCATATGCGATAGATGCTACTTGAAACAAAAGAGAGCAGAAAGACGGAGAACTTGAGATGGGACTGGTCAAGCAGTTGTATTTTGAGATGAAGGAAAGAGGACTAAACTTGACACTAGAACAATATATGGAGATGAAAAACAATGAGAAAGATAATGATAATAGGAGCAGGTGGAATAGGTAGTTACCTTATTCACAACCTGAATAGAATAAACCAGAGATGTAGAACAGACACCCCCGGTGTGCATCTATACAACATCACAGTGTTCGATGATGACACGGTTGAGAAGAGCAATCTTGGAAACCAGATGTATAGCGAACACGATGTTGGTGAATTGAAGGTAGACACATGGTCAGGCAGTTGTACTGTGCATCCCTATCAAGTCCTACTTGACAAGCAACTCAAGGGATATGACTTGGTAATCTGTTGTGCAGATAACCTTGCAGTACGCCGTCTTCTATACCGACAGGGGTATGGAGACTCTGCCAAGATTAAGTGGCTAGATTTACGCGCACAGGGTAGGAATGCGGCACTCATCTCATACAAGGTGGATGAGGATTTGGTCGATGCCCTGCTTAGTGGACCCGATGGTTCCTTCTCCTGTCAAGGAGAGGGATGGGAAGGCGCGGCTGACACGATGAACACTATGCATATGGCGATTGCTGGCATTGCCACACAATGGATTCAGAGATGGTGGAACAATCATGATGATGTTATTGACAAGATAATTATGAATGTGTGATAGTATGCCCAAAGGACAAGTAATAAATTTCAACCACAAGAAAGTGAAGGAAGTCCTTGCGGAGTTCTTTGATTATCTGAATGTGGGTGACATGTGTACGATGCGTGAGGTATTGGAATACCTGACGACTGTGCCATTGACTAGATTGAAAGACGTACATCCGAGGCATAGGTCACAAAATCGCAAAGTAGGTTTGAAGCAACTGTATACATCTAAGGATTACTTTGCTAGGGCAATTGGTCGATTACCAAACATTGTGAGAGGAACTCTCTACTCGCGTGGTAGCAAGTACATGGTTCCCTTGACTTTGTTAGTGAAGAGCAATGAGAATAGAGATACCGTTTGCTTCAACTGCGAAGAGTACCTAGTTGGAGGTGCTAAGGATTATGTTCCTTTTAGAAGTAGCGGGAAGATGCCAGTAATTGCTAGACACATCATGTGCAGGGAATGCTACATACATGAGGTGAAGATGTTCAATCCGCATGATACCGGGTATTTTGAACACTATGATGAACAATATGAGAACTGGGAAAAGAAAAGAGAATGGAGTGAAGAAGAATGAGTAAAGAAGATAGTAATATAGACGATTTAACAGATGATGACTTAGATAAAATAATGGATATAATATCCACGGATGGGTATTATCTGCAAGCAGAGATAGTGAAGGTAACATGTCCTGTTTGTGGAGAGGAGTTCTTGGGAACGAAGAGACATGCTGGTGGTTTCATAGCGGGACACCAAGCATATCATGAGTTCCAGAACAGCCAAGATTCACTGATGGTGCAAATGGGAGGACAATAAAATGGAAGAAATAATGAATAAGAATTGGAAGCAAAATATAAGAGAAGCATATGAGCAGATGAACGATGATATAGTCTGGTTGTATCCTAACAATACGACTGAGACTTTCCTAAGTGTGATTTGGAATGCATCAAAGAAGGCATTCGACATACCGAGGGAAGTACAAGTGATGATTGATGCGAATGAGAACCTGTACATCAGTTACGGGACACCCGGTTTCGTATCCTTTGAGGGACACGAAGACGAGTTAATCAATGGCTCACCGATGAAGTTACCAATCAAATGTTGGATACACACGCATCCATTTGGCACTGCCTTTTGGAGCATGACTGATTGGAAATCTTTGAAAACGTGGCAGCCTGTCCTAGAGTCGGCGATTGTGCTGGGCGACAACGAGTATCTTGCTTATGACTTGAAGACAAAGATTGGCAAGAAGGTGTTGTTCGGACTAATGGAACCACCGGAGACAGTGATAGACTACAAGACAGAGGAAGAGGAACTGTCTGTAATAGAAATAGATGAACAAATAAAAAAGGAGGAGGAATGAAAATGAGAAAAATAACCGGAGAAAACACAAGACAAACAACGCTGGAAGAATACGGGTTTACCTTTACGAAGAAATCCGATGAGGAGGAATAGATATGAGGAGTTTGGTAATACTACTTCTCGTATCATCCTCTCTCGCTGGATGTGCAGAGATGATACCCGACCCACCAGTTGAGGGAAATGACCCCATCTGGACTACGGAGTATCACAACTTCACATACGAGGATACCAACAATAGCACATTACCTGTGATTACATTCGGAGATAACTCCACTCTTGTAGAGATACACTCAGCAAGTGTGACCATGTATAACGAGACTGTCAATCTAACAGTTGAGATGAAACCCTACTTCATAGTAAGGGATGTAATGTTCAAGCAACAACATGCACCTGCAATGGGTGAAGTCACAATGGATTTGATGGAGATGAAGGGCTATGACTACAACTGTACGATTGTGTATAGGTTGTGGAAACTGTGAAACGCGCAGTGACTGTTAGGTTCCCCGCACCACTACCTGCTGAGATTCCCTGCCCCATATGTGAGGGAAACAAATGTAGGGTATGTGAAATGAGGGGAAGAATAGAAGTCACTGTTGATGCTAAGGTTCCTATTCAGAGACACCTGATTGTTCAGTATGTTGCTGAGAATCTAAATTCCATATCCTTTGAACTAACCAAGCATTTTGGTTTGATGCCTAATGTGGAGACAGAGGATATGTTTCAAGTTGGGGAGAAGACATATGAACTAGTGAAGATTAGTAGTCTGGGTGGTGTTGTATGGGTAGCACACAGAGTAGATGAATTGGAGTCTCCTAGATACTTCAAGTCATTAGTACAACTACAGGAATTCAAAGGAGGAATACAAGATGGACAATGATGATTGGAAGATAATAGCAAGAATACAAAGAGACTCAAACAACGAAGTTATTGTGAAGAGCGGTAAGTATTGGAAGTTGGATGTAGTTGACCTGAGATGGTTCAACAACGGAAAACCCACCAAGAAAGGACTGAGAGTGAACATGGAAGAAGCAGTGCTACTCTCAAAGGCTCTCAATAAGATAGTGGATGATATAGATGACGCTGAGTAAGTTCAGTAGACTATGTGAAGTATTAGAGAAGCAGAAGCCAACGAAGAAGAGACAGACTCTATCCGAGAACCTGTCTTCCTTCTCTGATGGTGAGTTGTTTGTTCGTATACTATGCGAGGAGTATGAATCTAATAACATCGGAGAGAAGACTGCGAGGAAATGGATAGCAACATCGTTTGGTATCTTCGATGAAGAAGTAGAAAACGCGGAAAGAACGTGGTCTGATATCGGAGAGGGAATGAATCAGTTCATTGGTTTGGACAAGGAGGATTCTGACATCTCATTGAAGACACTGATGAATCTCTTGACAATGGATTGCGCAAGAAGTGATGGGCAATCCTATCATTTGTTCAAGGAGTCAGTTAACAACATGTCAGGTATTGAACTCAAGTGGTTCTTGCGGTACTGGTTGAGAACGCCGAGGAACGGTGTATCAGTATCTACAGTAGAGAAGGCACTAGCAGATTACTTCTCTGGTAAAGATGTCCTACTCTATGGTAAGTTCCACAAGGCTTCGATTGTCTACAGGTATCTCGTTAATGAACAAACCCCACCATGTACAGTTTTACATGGGGGGTTCATACCTTGCGTTTTGGCAAAGCCCTTCAATGGTAAAATTCCAGAACACTATCACGTTGATGTGAAGTATGACGGCAACAGATACCAGATACACAGAATGGATGATAGTGTCATCATATTCAATAGGAAGGGCAATGTTGTTACTGAGCAGTATCCTGATGTAGTTGACATCGTGAAGCAATTCAATGCTCATCAGTTTATTGTTGATACTGAGATATATCCCATTGATACCAGAGGTAGACCTGCTGAACATAAGTTACTTGCGAAAAGAGTACATTCCAAAGACAAGGCTATGGCAGTTCGTGAGTGTCCTGTTAATCTCGCTATCTTCGATGTGTTGTATTACATGGAAGAGTCGATGATAGACAAACCATACTCCACCAGACTAAGCCATGTTCAGGACTTTCCTAGTGAATACAGGGCAATATCATGGGATAACAACCACTCAATCGAAGCCGCTTACAATATAGCGATAAGTTTGGGTTATGAGGGTGTGATGATAAAGGACACGACAATGGCATATGATGTAGGCAAGAGGTCTAAGACCATACTGAAACACAAGCCAGCGAGAATAGAACTTGACGTTGTTATCACATCTGCTAAGTACGGTCAGGGCAAGAGGTCAGATGTATTCGGTTCGTTTGGTGTATCGGTAAACGATGGTCATGGGCAATTTACAGAGATAGGCTCCGTGGGCAGTGGATTCTCTGACACTGATTTGATGGTGTTAACCACCGAATTGAAGAGAATAGTGGATGTATATGACAACAACACCTTCCACTTTCTTCCAAGAGTGGTCATTGAGATAACAGCCGATTTGATAACGAGGGATGTTGACGGTAAATACTCAGTCAGGTTTCCAAGGGTAAAGAGAATCAGAAGAGACAAATATGTTTCGGACATCAACAAGATGGAAGACGTTGTAGCAATGGCATAAAATATTAATACCAATTTGCAGACGATGGCCTGTGTTTAACAGACACCAACTGCAAGGTATAATGCTGGCATCAAGCAAACCAGAGGTTATTGTTGCAAAGGACAATGGTGTGAGACTAGGGTATCGTGTGAGACTACGAATATCATTGAGGGGACATGGTGTGTTTCTTTCAGCGATACAGCGCTCCCTCTTACAACATGAGATAGACGCCACATACAAGCAAAAGGAGAGTAAGGCTAGACCAAGGCCGATACTACTAATCAATGGATTGGAAAACGTAGACAAGGTTTGTGGGCAATTGATACCCGACTTACCCTGTAATCCATTTTGGCATGTCTTCCGAGACATATTGGAGATGTGTCAGAATGGCGAACACCTGACACAAAAGGGACTTGACAAGATATTGGAGATGAAGGGTTCCATATGAAGAGATGCCCGCGCTGTAATCTTCGCCCCTCTTCAGTGGGGGAACTCTGTGGTGCTTGTCATGTGACTGTCACCCTGAACAAAACAAAGGCGAATATGGTCACAGATGCGGAGATAATAGAACACCACATCTTTGAGAGAGTCAAGCGCGGTTGTGTGGAGTGTGGTAACAATGACTTCGGTTATCAGGCTGGTGTGAAGGAAGAGAACAATTTGAAGTGGTTTATACTTCAAGTCCACTGTGATAAATGCGAAGCGAAGTACGAAGAGATAATGGAAGTGAGGGTTATAGATGAGCCTAAAGAAAACGATGAATCAGAATAGAGCAATAATAGTAGTAGGGAAGACAGACACAGAGAAGATGAAGAAGGCAATGACCTTCGTTTCCGATGACCCGATAGTTGTATATGCCAATGAGTATGACATAACTGACAACTATTCGATGCCACCTGAACGTGGTATCATAATAGATGAGGTGCATTACAGAGCGAACATCGATTTGATACGCAAGACGATATTGGAATACAGAGGACAGGTAGTCCTGTTATCTGACAACCAGAAGGATGTATCCAAGAAACTGTTGAGCATCTGCCAGTTGAAGAGGGCTACGAAGAAGACGATGCTTGAGGAGATTAAGGAGATAGCACCAAGGTCAGACGAACCAGTGAACTTCGATGTGGATATCTTCTCGTTGATACGTGAGTACCTTCGTAATACTGACAGGGAGGAGGTGAAGGACATGTTGATGGTGAGCAAACCACCAGACATACAACTACTGTCTTGGATAGCACCGAACATACACCCCAACAAACTAGGATTCATTGACTTCTATGTGAAAAGAAGGTGGTCTAACGAATACTTCTACGAGATGTTAGCATACTCTCATGATGGCAGGATGCAGAGAAAGATGGTAATGCCCAAGAGAAGGGCGTATTCCACCATACCAAAGATATGCTATAAGTTGAGACTCAGGAGAGCAGATGCTCATCTATTGAAGGACTTGTTGAAGGACGAGCAATTCAAGGAATATGCTAAAACCAAACTAGACAACACTGAATGTAGGATGTTGAAGTTAGGTGAGAAGAAGAGGAAGAAGCGATATGCTCCAATCATTCCACAGGGAACCCTTGAGGAGTGGTTGTGATGGCTGGGCCAATTAAGCACAAATACAAGAAAAGAGCAATGGTAAAGTTCGGTAAGATGAAGAAAAGAGAACCGTTCTACCTTTCGGAAATGAGACATTATATGAATAACTACATCGGAGTTAGTGGAAGAATAAGCCAACAAGCGGCTACTACTGCCATACAACTAACTAGTCTGATAAGAATACACCCCGACTTTCGGTTCCACCCGTCAGTCACAGAACAAACAGGACAATGGCAGTACATTGGAGAACTAGAGGAGGAATAAACATGAATGGAAATCATAATGAACATCTAAATGAAATAATAGAGAAGGTAAGCAATGCGGTAGGGTATCCTGCACAGATTGCTATGGAAGCAATGGACATCATTAGATGGCACAATAAGAAAGCAAACGAACTAACCCTACAGATGCTAGAATTTAGGCAACAGTCTGAGGACGAAATAAATCGTTTCATGGACAGGACTAATCTGCTACTTGCAGAGATGAGGAGTGATGAGTAATGCTATGGACAGAGAAATACAGACCAACCAAACTAATGCATGTCGTAGGACAATCTAACTTTGTGCTAGATGCAGAGCATTGGGTGACTAATCAAGAGATGCCAAACGTCCTGTTGTATGGTATAGCGGGTGTAGGAAAGACTGCCGCAGGTCTATCCCTAGCGAATGATATGCTAGGTGATGATGTCAAGGCTAACTTCTTTGAAATCAATGCATCAGATGACAGGAAGTTGGAGACAGTCAGAACCCGAATCAAGGAGATTGCTTCAACGAGCAAGATAGGTGAAGCACCATTCAAGATTATACTCCTTGATGAGATGGACGGTATGACTAGAGATGCGCAGAATGCGCTCAAGAGAATAATGGAAAGGTATGCTGACAACTGTAGGTTCATCATAACTTGCAATGACAGGCACAAGATTATCCACCCTCTCATATCGAGATGCGCTAACTATTCATTCAAGAGACTGAATAACGATGCCATTAGGAATGTAATATTCGATGTACTGGAAAAGGAAAGAGTCACTCACATCAGCGAGGATGACTTGGAAATCTTCATAGGCTCCCTACATGGAGACTTGAGGAGAGGGCTGACAGAGTTACAAGCGGCTGTTTCAAGCAAGTCCAGTCTGCTAAACATGATAGACAAACAGTTGATGCCCTACACTGAATTATTAGAATTAGTAAATAACAATGAATATACGAATGCGGTGGAGAAAGTGCATAACCTACTATACGACTCTGTTGAGATGAAGGCTGTATGCGTTGGATTGCATGATACCATCATCAAGACGGATATGACACCCAATGAAAAATTCAAATTACTACGTGTTGTCGGAGAAGCAGAGTGGCGGAGTAATAGCATGACCCCAAAGGTACTTGCTTCTTGGATGATAGGACAGATGATATGACTGGAATAGAGGTCTTCTTTGCATTCGTAATAATGAGAGGGCTATACAAAATAATATTTGATAATGATAGAAGATGGAATTAAAATGGTAAGAAATATATTAGATTTTAACAAAGACGGAAAGACGGACATAGAAGACATCAAACACTTGATGCTACGCTATGAGATAATATTGGTTGGGGGTGTACTCCTAATCATATTGCCCATGCTAAAACTAGCAGGGGTATGGACATTAGATTCCGATTGGTTCTGGATATTGGCAGGTGTTGTCATAAGTGCAGAAGCCATATTGGAAATCTTACAAACAAGAAAGAAGGTGAATAAAAATGAATGATGAAATAATGAATGAGATAAAGAAAGCCGCCGAACTACTCGGCATGAGTGAAGAGGAAGCGTTGGCTAAGTTCAACGACATCTGCGCTCAGAACAATTTGAATGCTACAGATGAACCTCTGTTAGCCAAGGGACTGTGGAGACAGTATTTTAGCAGTGCAAGACTAGCACAGCAAAGACCAGCATCATCAACAGGTGACAATGACCTATTGAAGACTGCTTTTGGTTTCTTCATATCCGTTGACGAAGCAAGGGACATGATGGCAATACAGAGGGATAGGATTCTAGCAGATTACCACAGGGACGCAGACACTACGTTTGACATGGGTAAGGTTGCTATCTTCACACCCATGAATGATGGAAAGTATGATGGCTCAATGGTAAAGGATGGGGAGGTCGTGAACCGAGTATTCCCCAAACTACCTGAGAACCACGTTGAGTTGGACAGTGGAGAGTTCCTAGTCCCTCTTGATGCGACTGAGAAGTACGGCACGTATGTCAACAAGAACTACGGCAAGCCACTACCGAAGTCAGAATTCAGGAGAGGAGGAGTGTTCATTGGAGAGGTTGCTGGCAATCTAGGCAAATACTTCTTCAACTACAAGGGTCCACACTCGGTCAACTTCAATCCGAAGACGTTTGAGTTCGTGCAGTTCACATGCATCGTCAACTCAAGCAGGGCAGAGAGGATACACGGTGTCACAGACACAACTGCTTCTTCGCTGGTCTACAACAGTGACCTACCTGATGCAATGGATGTATCTGACATATCGATACAGGACTCCCTCATGGAACAGTCAGAAGGCAACTTCAGCCCGCTGATTGACTTGGAGAGGTTCCACAGCACAGTCGGACAGAAGGAATACAACGACAGGTTCGTTTTCACTGATGGCAGTGTTACGAGCATCAACATGACTCCTACCAAGAACGGTAACAGGATTCTGACGCTTGATGACCTGAACACCGACTTCGACTTTGACAGTGATGGTTGGAGCGGAACCACATGTTGGATACCACCACACATGGAGATTGAGTTCGGTATAGGTTCAAACGTGGTTGTAGTAGGTAGAACCTCACAGTCAACAGACATGGAAGGCAACCTACAGAACGTAACGATAAACGTGACAGGACTTCATGTTCTCAAGTCAAGAGGCGGTAGCCCTGACGCTATTGAGTTCAACGAGGAAGAAGAAACGGATTGGTTTTTCTCATGAGCAAGGGATATTACAAGTCGTATCACATCAGCAACTATCGAGATGATGACCATGTGATACATGGGGGTAGTTACGCTATCCCCGCTAGTAACGTGGACTTCGTTACTTGGAAGAAGAACCATGAGACAGGCGAGTTTTGGGTTAAACTCCACACAATGTCTGGTAAGGAAGTGAGATTGAAGGTTTCATACGAAGACCTCAACAGGATACTAACAACCTGTGGAAATAGTATGGTACATTATGATGAGAATGGTGATGAGAATGGCATGGAGTACAAGTAAGACAGAAGCAATAACAACGACTGAAAAAGAGAAGGGTTCCTTTGCATTGGGAAGGGAAGCGTATCTCGCTAAGAGACAGGAAGCGCAGGAGAGGAACAAGAACTTCCTTTGTGTTGGTATTTGGGGCGAGGCTAAATCAGCCAAGTCCGGAATAGCCGCAGATATCCTCACGGAAGAGGATATAGCGAATGATATGCATGTCTTCGTATGGGACTATGACAATAGGTTCATTGACGTAAAGAGGAATCATTACGCCAACATCGAGAACCTCGTTGTGTTCAATCCCATTGAGAGACATCCTGACACATTGGTAGACATCGATGCCACCAAGCACAATGCGCAGATGCATTACGAGGAGGCTATGTCATACCTGAAAGATGGCAAACTGAAAGCAGTGATAGTCGATGGGGCCGACAAGTTCCTGACTGATGTGTGTGAGACATACATGCGAGTCAAGCACAACCTAGATGCTGACACTGTAATCAAGCAGATGCCTTTCGTATGGGGAGATAGGAACACGCCATACAAGAACTTCTTGCACAAGAAGATACTAGAGATGGACTGTCACAGAGTCGTGATAGCACATTCAAAGGAGAAGTACGTGGATGCCAACCCCGTTGGTGTAGTCGCCAATTGGCATGACTCCACAGAGGACATCTTCACATCTACAATCAGAATGGAGCGCAAGATAAAGAAGAACGGGCCTACCACATATGTCGCATTGATTGAGGCAAGTGCTAGTAGACCCGAACTGATTGGTACTAGACATACTGTTCTCTCTATCGAGAACGGCAAGGTTGATTGGTCTGGTCTTCCCTTCCTCAAGGAAGGAGAACTATGAGAGAGTACACATATCAGTTCTTGCCTGAGAACTATGATAATCCCGAAGCCCCGGTTTTGAAGATAACGAAATCGTCTTTCGGTTCCTATCAGTGGTGTCCCAAGAAGTACGAGTTCAGTTATATCGAGAGGTTGCCCCAAGACCAGACTGAGGCAATGGCAAAGGGAACTATCGTTCACAATGCTAGAGAGGACTTCTTCAATGCCTTCGACATAAAGAAGGCGGAGAACCTCTCCTACTCGGAACTCGTAAACTACAACATGAGCCTACATCCCATAGATGACTACAGTGAGATGTACGAGACAATATCCATCTTTGAGGCCAATAGGTTTCTAGAGTCTAAGGATGAAGGAACGTTGGATAACTTCGTGCCTGTCGTCAATGAGATTATGTTTGACGCAGAGATAACGATAGATGCAGACACGACAGACAAGTATCCCCTCTCTAGAGACTACGTGGTTCATCTACAGGGAATAGTAGACCGCATGTTCTACGAAGAGGGGTCTTATATTCCAATGGAATTGAAGACTGGTCTTTGGAAGGACTACAAGAGAACAATGATGAGGAAGGAGATGGCATTCTATCAGTTGTTGTTTGAGAACTGCCCAAGAGAACTATTGGAAACTCACGGTCTTGACGGTGATGTGCCAATCACACACTGGGGTTGGTTCTATCCTGCATCAAACTACGTGTATGTGGAACCAGCGAAGAAAGGCAGTTACACATCAGTCATCAAGGGTATCGCACAGATGCTACACTCGTATGAGCAAGGCATCTTCCCTACGAAATACTTCGCAAGAACGTGCGCGAGTTGCAGTTTCTACGGAATCTGTGATGCGGCTAACGAGGAGAGTTGGTTATGAAAATAGAAATAGAAGCAAAAAAATTGAAGAATTACTTAGAAGACGTATACCTAAAGGGTAAGTATTACGATGGTACATCATCGAAGAACAGCATACTTTCTGATTATGCAATGATGTCAGTAGAGGATACAGGTGAATTGAGGATTGCGAATGCAAGTCCGTCTGTTGCCTGTAGAATAGACCACCACTTTACGGATGAGCAGGATGTTAGTCAAGGAGCATGTATCATTGACATCGACAACGTTCTCAAACATCTAAAGGTGTTCAGTGGTGATATGACCTTCACCTGCAATGACCACATAATAATGACTGATAGTACCAAGAAGGCATCATTGTCCAAGGCACTGACACATCCACACATGGATATGATAAACAGGATATTGGACTACGACCTTGACCCACTATCGAGGTCACAGAGAGCGGGTCAGTTGGGTACAGTGCAGTTTGGTAAGACATTGTTTGACAGTGTGGTTACCCTGCTTGAGGATGATGTAGTCGATGCGGCAAAGGCATGTGATGTGCTTAACTTGGCTAGATACAAGTTTGACTTCACATCTGGTGATGTGTTACCAAACTCAAACACAAGGGATACCAAACTCACGATATCTTCTAAGAAGACCGAGGTTGATAGAGTCGAGGTGACAGTGGATATGGTACATGCCGATGGTGTTGATTCAACCGTTGAGTTCACCGGGCCATTCAGTGGTTTCGTCAATGGGCTTGTAAGTGTGTTCCTAAAGGATGATAGTCCTGTTATGTTCTACTCACCAAACAGGTTGCTCATCAAAGCACCCTATCTATCGAGGTGATGACATGAAGTGCGTAATTTGCAACATAGAGATAGAAGAGGAGGACTATGGATGGAAACATGGTCACAATGCATCTCCTGTCAAGGAAGGAAGATGTTGTAGTCAGTGCAATTATAGCGTTGTGCTACCAATGAGAATGAGGATGATAAACAATGATAATAGACAAAGTGAAAGAAGGAATAGGACTTAGATGGAGAAACCCCGAGACTCTTGAAAGAGAGAGCAAGGAGGTTTCCTTCCATGAGTTTCCACCACACTTCTTCGTGAAGAAGAGTCCTGAGTATGAAGACGGCCAAGAAAGCACAATTCAGTTCAAGGACAAGTGGGGACACTTCAAGTTGAAAGCGAAATACGAAGAAGGCGATTACGAGAGCCTAGAAGGAGATGAACTAGTAAAGGTGACTTGGAGTCCATCAAGACCATCATACTCATATCGTCTGAGGAATCATTTCCCTGAGACATACGAAGCAGATGTTTCACACCACTACAGGTACGCTGTTGATTGCATCGATGAGATGCCTGAGTACAAGATGCGTAAGTGGTATTGGGACATGGAGTGGATGCAAGGCGGTGAGCATGATGGTGCTATCACATGTATCGCCATGTATGATAACTATGATAGGAAGTATCGTACTTACTTTTGGCAACCAGACATGGAGTCATTCTTGGAGCAAGGGTATGATGTTCCAACTAGCCATCTGTTCGACTCTGAGGAGAAGATGTTGATATGCTTCCTATCTGATATGATAGACAAAGACCCCGACATGCTCATCTCTTGGTTCGGTTGGAAGTTCGACTTACCGAAGTTGATTGAGAGAATGGTGTATCATGGAGTGGACCCGAAACTAATGTCACCGTGGAATGAAGTTATTGGTGTCTCTTGGAACAAGAGTAAGCCAACAATGGATGAAGGAACAGTTACTTCGTACTCTCCCATATCGCAACCAATCAAGGGTAGAATTTGTGTTCCGCTTGACTTGGCATTTGAGAGACAATGGAACGATGCACAGAGAGGAACACTTGCATCAATGGCTCTTGATTACATTTCTGAAACTGTTCTAGGACAGAAGAAGTTAGTCAGTGAAAAGTTTCCCGATAAGAACGAGTTCTTTGCTAGAGGATGGCTTGAGGACACTCAGAGATATATTGAGTATGCTAAAGTAGACGTTGAACTATTAGTCCGAATAGATGAAATGCAACACACAACAGAAGCAATCGTATCACTCCAAAGGCTTCTCAAGGCTCCCTTCGATGCTTGTTTCTACGCAAGCAACATGGGTGGGATATACTTCATGCGTAACGCCCCTTGGAAGGCTCCTACGGGCGTGAAAGGGCAGCGGGTGTCCTATGATGGTGCGATGGTGTATGACCCTCTCAGTGAGTCTACAAATGGACTCCATTTAGGTGTCGCTGCATTCGACTACGCACAACTGTATCCATCTATGATAATCGCTAGGAATATAAGTTGGGAAACCGTATCGGAAGAACCTACTGCGTTTGCAGTCAATATCAGAACCCCAAAAGATTTCAGCGATGTAAAGGAATACGATATGAAATATTTCAAGGTGGATGATTTGGGCCTACTACCAAAGGCAGTTCTAGAGTTGAAACAACTGAGAAACGAATACAAATCCTTGGCGAGGAATGCTGAGTCCCAAAGTGATTACAACAAGTGGAATAATAACCAACTTGCAGTCAAGAGGCTCATGGCATCTTTCTATGGTATCATCGCGTATCAAGGATTCGGATGGGCTAATGTCGAACTTGCCGCTTGCATCACTGCTAGTGCGAGAGAAGCAATACGTCTAGCCGCTTTCAAAGTCAAGGAGATGAGTTAAGTGAAATGGCTGAAGAAACTTTGGGCTTGGTTGACCTTTGATGAAGGCATGACATGGGAACGATACCAACGTAATATGGAAAAGAGGGATAAAAAATGAAATGTGTAATTTGTAATAGAGTAGGTGGTAATGATGTTAAAGGTGTAATAACCCTACAAAGCACTACACACGGCATGGTATGTCCTAGATGCATCAATCAATTAGTTGGTGATGTCATCAAGATGAGAAACCCTTGGACCGAAGAAGATTTGAAGAGTTGGGGCTACATTAGAGACTGGATAGATAATGTCGCACTTGGGGGTGAGGAAGAATGACCCGTAGAGCAAGAAGCGTAGCCCATGTGGAATATGAGATACTAGAATGGGTTGGACGTAGAGCATGGTTAGATGGTCTGATGGCTGATATGGTTCCAGAAGGAGACAAGGTTGCCGAGAAGAGATTCAGAAAGGGCGCAACTAACATCAGTGGATATCTACGAAACATGATGGATAGGAGGCAACATAAGTTGCCGAAAGAACATCCAGAGTATATGGAGAGAGAAGAATGAATTCTGGTATGTACTGGTCTATGATGCATAGACTGAACCAAGGTAAGATGAACGTGAAGCAACTGCGAAAGCAATTAGGAGATGAGGAAGAATGAAGGTGGTTTATGGACATACAGATTCGATATACTGTACTGTCGATTCAGTAGAGCAAGCAGAAGGAGTGCTTGAGGAACTGAATGAACATGTCAGAAAGTTCTTTCCCAACTTACTAGAGTTAGATGAACATCCAGTCGCCATAGAGTTTGAGAAATACTTTGAGAGTCTAGGTGTTGGAGCAACGAAGAACAGGAATGCTGGTTTGATTACTTGGAAGGATGGTAAGTTCTTGGATGAGAAAGAGTTCGTGATGACAGGGTTTACTGCTAAGAGATTATCAGAAACCAAACTTGCGAAAGAAACTCAGTTGGCTGTACTCAACATGTGGGTTGAGAATAATACTGAACAAGAAATAGCGGATTTTTTGAGAGATAGATATAATCAAGTTTTATCAGGACAGATTCCGATTAGTGAGGTATTGAAGCGTAGTCGATATAGAGAGGCTAGGTTTTCAGTTAAGTGTTCTAATTGCAAGAGGAAGAAGACTCTGAATGAGTTGACCAAGGGACCATGTTGTAACAACTTGAACCTTCAAACCCTTGAGGGTAAGAGGCCAACAGTTGGTGCTGGTGTCGAGGGAGTTGTTTACTACAACACTATGAATGATATTCCTATTGAGGACTCGTATCTCTTTCTCAGAGTCAAAGAGAGGCACATCAAGTATTGGCATCCAATTAAGCAGGATTATGTCACACCTAACTATGTGGCAGGTTTGACTGAGGCTGACTTTGATGTGTATGACCCGGATTGGGCGCACTATGCTGATTCAGTTGTTAAGAAGGCAGAGCCGGTTTTCAGAGCGATGGGTTGGGACACAATGCAGATAAAGAGGGATTTGAGCCAAAGCACGTTGGGGGAGTGGTTCTGAACGGAGATGACATAGAACATTGGGGGCAAGACCATTTCGCTACGATGGCCTTGTTTAGGACTTTAGCGGCAGGGGTGAACATATTCCTGTCGTTAGTATTGATAGCGAAAGTATTTGAGTTGATATAAATGGAAAAAATAGAAAATAGAGTTAAAGAATTGTTGAACGAAAAGGAGTGGACTTTTGCAGACTTGCAGAACATGGAAGGCATTGTGAAGGAGTTTGCCGATATCCTAGAGAAGGAACTGGACTACGGTTTCATCACTAGATTATGTGAAGGAGAACCCATCGTAGAAACGATGAAGGAAACAACAGGTGATGGTATGCCTTTGTATCAGACCTTTGGCGATTTGTTTTGGGTTGTAAGACAGAACACATTGAAGGCTTGGGTAGCGCAATACCTGAAAGAAGAACTAATGAATGCGAATGTAAATTTTAATGGAGGAGATAAGAATGAGGTTCCCAAGGGAAGTGTGGGCAGGAAGTCACCTAAGAAACGCACCACAAATGAAAAGAAGAATAGTGAAGAGTAAGCAGGAATTCGTTGATTGGGTTAACACCTACAACGGTAGGATGAACTGCTATACGACAGTGTATGACTATGCTGATTTCACTGACAATGCGAAGGTGGATTCATCTGTCGTAATAGATAGAATGTTTCTAGATTTCGATGCTCATGATGAGCCTCTTAAGAATGCGTATGAGGATTTCAGGGCAGTCCACGAATACTTCCGTAGTAACAATATCAAGCATGACACTATATTTTCGGGGAAAGGATTTCACATCATCGCTTACGGTGAGTTGGCTGATGATATCCGAAGCGTTCAACGGTATTATTCCGAGATGGCTAAGGATTACCCTACGCTTGATAGAACTGGCATACAAACCAATAGACTTCGTAGGATTCCTAATACGATGAATCTTAGCACAGATGGTCTATATTGTATGCCCGTCAATCCTAGAGATTGGCATATAGATATGGGTCGAAACGGACACCCACTTAGCCGCTTCCAGTTTGGTGACAAACTAATACGATGGCCGAAAGTAAAGCCAGTCGCAATATCAGAAGTAGAGATAGAAGTGCCTGAGTCATTAGGTACTCTACCGATACTTCCCTGTTTGCACAATGCTATCACTGTAGAGAACCCTAGTCACTATGCTAGGGTGTATCTGGTTCAGTGGTATCGTGACTTGTTGAGCCTTGGTGTGCGTGATGTGGACATGGATTCAAGGAAGCAAATTACTAGTAGAATAATGAATGAACTGACAACCATTGCCAGTAATGATGAGATATGGTTGGATTGGGATGAGGCTAAAACGAAGAGCCATGTGGATTTTATCGTCAACCGTGGGTATCATGCTCCCGGTTGCAAGAACGTATTGATACCACAGGGATATTGTGTAGGCAAGTGTTGGAGGTATCACGATGAGTAAGTTAGTTATTGATAGTAGGGAAGACTCTGATTTGACTGCTTATGTTATCGACAAGGCTACGAAGATGAACATCCCATACGAGAAGGTATGGTTGGACATTGGTGACTATGTTTTCAATGACGTTTGTTTTGAAGCCAAATCTTCGTTTGATTTCCTACAGTCCGTGATGAACAAGAGACTGTGGAACCAACTAGACAACATGGATAGAGCATTCGACAACAACGTGGTGATTGTGCATGGTGACTTCAAGTCAGCATTCGATTCCTACAAGGCATATGGTCAAGGACACTTCAACACGGTATCCAATAAGTTTCATGGGGCTATGGGTAAGATAATACTTGATTTGGACTCAAGCATCCTATGGGTCAAAGATGCGAAGACTGCGGCTCACATGATTTGTGTGGTCTGCAAGATGCAACCAATCGCTAGGGATGTGTACAATCCTAGACTGATTAAACAAAAGAGAATCAGTACCACTGATTTGAGATTAGATGTACTCACAACCATACCGGGAATAAGTGAGAAGAAAGCCAAACTACTCATTGATGAGTTTGGTTCTGTTATGGAAATAGGAGAAACGCCACCATCGGAGATTGCTATGCTAGATGGGTTCGGCAAGGTGTTAGCAGAAAGAATTCATGGGTTGTTAAACTCAGAAGATAAACAGGTGATATAAATGGAAATATATGATAATGATGAAGATGACAGACTGTATTTTGAACAACAGGAGAACAAAGCATCCTTTGCTCAGATACAGAGAAGAACGCAACAGTCGGTTCTACCGAAGGTAGTAGAGGCATACATGAGAAGTGCATCGGAGGTATCTCTGCACAATCCGGTTCCCTCTGCCATGTCTTTCTATGTCCTACTAGGGCAGTTATGCAAGGACATGGTTGCAATACCACACGGTAGGAGAGTAGACGACACTAGGATACAGTTCCTATGGATGCAGACATCCGGCACTGGTAAGTCCACATTGTACGATTTCTTTGGGCCTGTGTCCAGATTGACGTTTGACCTAATCAATCAGAAGCATCGCACGCAGTTTGACATATTCTCAGTGAAGGATACTACCGATGCGGCACTAGTTGGTTCTATGGGAAGTGACTTTGAAGAGGAAGAGGATGATAACGGCAATACAGTCAGAAGACAGGTTTCCGTTCAAATCGATGGAGCATTGGAAGGTGAAGGATTAGCGGCGTATGACGAGTTTGAGTATTCTGGTGTGTTCAAGCAATCACAGCACAAAGAGAATGTAGTGATGTATCTTAACACATTTATGAATTCTTTACATGGTGAGAATTGGATTATTACAAAGAAACTCAAGGAAGGAGATACTATTGAGTGCAGATGTAGAAGGTCGTTGTTCGCTACGACATACATCCCCAAGTCACTAACTGGTGTTATTGCTGAAAAGGGTGTGATTCAGAGATGTGCTATCTACATCCGTGAAGTTCCTCAGACGATTCAGGATGAACTTCGTGATGCTATATTGGAAGAGGTAGGCACAATTAGAAACAGAGACTTGCCCATCACTAAGTTCGCCAACAACTTCGTGAAGATGTATGAGGTATTGAAGGAACACTACGAGGAGGGCGGGGAAGACCCGTTGTCCACAGTGAAGTTCGGCGATGGTGTCATAGATGCCTTGAAGAACGAATCATGGAAGATGCGTAATTACGTTACCAACAGTAGACCCGAAGTATTTGAGATTGCAAGCAACTTCATCACTAGGTTGAATGGTACTCTAATCAGGATGGCAGTTCTCTCTGCAATAGCAGAAGCACCGAGCATCAAAGACAAATCAAAGAGATTCATAGTTACTGAGAGAAACGTAAGACAGGCTTCGTTCCTAGTAAGACAGTGCTATCAATCATTGGTTTCTTGGTTGGATATGGCTCTTAAGGTTCAGGCGAATGGATTGAGGGACAGGGCAAACCTAGCAGTATTCAAGAAAACATACAAGCAACTACGCAAAGGAAACGATGATTGGGTGAATAAAACAGCGATGTTAGACTCCGTTAGAAAGGAAAGTCGTAAGGGACAAGCCACTGTTTATCGATGGTTCAATGACTTAGGCGACAATTTTGAGACAAAGATGATAGGGCGAAGGGCTTATGTGCGGTTCAAGGAGGCAGAGGGCAATGAGTAGGATAGTTGAGAACAAATATGTTGTCTTTAACACCAGTGATGGACCCAAAGTTATTCTAGAATCCCTGAATACTGACGGCGCTGAAGGTTGGGAATTGGCTACGATGGTTACTATCAACGATGGTGAATACATCGTTGCTTGGATGAAAAAGGCTACAATGCTAGAGGCTCCCGACCCTGAACAAACTAAGCAAAGTAAGATTGCAGAGTTATGGTCTGGTGATGAGGGCAAGAAATGAGCGTTTTAGCAATAGACTTGGAAACAAAGAACATGTCTCACGACATAGGCGGCTGGGGTAATACCCATATGTTTCAAGTGTCAACGGTATGCACATGGGATGGAGATAAGGGAACCATTTACATCGACAAAGCAGTAGATGACTTGAAGAAAAGCAACATAGAAGTCAAGCCTCTTTCACAATTGAAGTTTGATTTGGATGACCACCTTGAGAAAGGAGGCACATTGCTTGGTCACAATATCGCTGGCTTCGACTTGCCTGTATTGAAGAACGCAATGGATATCTATTGCATTAAGAAGTATCTGGATAACAGAGCATATATCGACACTAGTAGAATACTTAACAAAGAATACGGAGAAAGATACTCGCTATCGAACTTGGTACAACATACCCTTGGTACTGACAAGATGATGGAGAGTGCAATGGCTCCCGAAGTATGGAAGGCCGGAGGGTACTCAGAGGTAGCAGATTACTGTCTAAAAGACTGTCAATTAGTGTATGACCTTTGGCAATACGGCCAAAACAATCAAATGGTAAAGGGGTTCTCCATAGACCAAGAGGAAGTCCTCGATTTAGGAGTTGATTGGTAATGGCAACAGCATTAGAGTGGGTAGCATGGACAGTATTTGTGATGATAATTAGTTTACTTTTCTTTGCCGCGTTTGGTGGTTCTAAGTATTCAGAGACTAATATAGAAGAGTACATGGACAAGTTAATTTCTGAGGAGATGGAACGTGGCTCTCAAGGAAACATGTAGGTTCTGTGGTAAGACAACCATACCCATTCGCATACAGGGACAGATAGTAGGCTCTCCTGCCAAGATGAAGATTTGGCAGTGTAGAGAATGTAAGGGGCTTTGGTCGGATTAATTTTCGGCCAAGGCTCTGCTTTTTTTATCGCAAAAATTGTGGCTTTTACTAGTCGAATCCTCACGAATTCGTTCTGCATTAGGAATAAATGTTTTTTCTGTGTAACTACCCGTTCTATCCGCATATAAACCTCGGAAATGTGTGATTTTTCACACTAGAAACCTGTCGCGGTTCTATCGAAACTCTGCATTAAACATGAAAAACCTTCACATCTAATAAAAAAGTAAAATAACTAGTGGTGTAAATTCTACACTACATGGATGTCGGGAGGAAAACCGAGTGGCTAATGAGAAAGATAGGCATATTGATTCGATGAAGAAAAAACATCCAGATTGGAATTGGGATTATTGGGTGGCACAGGTCAGATGATTTTCACTACAGACATAAATTTCAAAATATTATACAATCAAGGAGAGATATATCGTGCGTCAGTGGATAATTAAGAAACTACTTTCCATCATGGGTAACACCTATGTTTGGTTAGATAGGAAACTAGTCCATGAGACAGGTCCGGTATTAGGTCTAGAGATTGACGAAGATTTTGAAGTGATGTCACGAAGAGAACTTTGCACATACATAGAAGCGCAATTCAAGGTGGATGATGACCACTTTTGGAATTTACATTCGACACAGAAGATTCGCTTCTGTTGTCAGATTGTAAGAAATAACGAACTAGGAGCGTGATAAAATGTTTACAGTAAATGACGTAGCATCGGGTGATTTGGTAGGTTGGGGTGATGTTCGACCTATACTCATTCTGTTGTTCTTCGCCCTGACCCTCGGATTGTTTGCCTTTGGTGCAATGATGCGAGAGTATGCATGGCTGAACCAATGGAATGATGTACCCGAAGACTACGAAGATTTGGATATTGAATATGCGTCTTCGCAATAGGGGGGTAGAACGCTTAACTGCGTTTCATATTTGCAATGGGGTTTCATTTTGAGATTGCTCGATGACGAATACAAATGCGCTAGGTGCGAACGCAGAATGACCAGAAAGTCATTCACATATTGTGCCACTTGTGAGAGATTATATGGAAAAAAAATTGCCGCTAAAAAAAGTTAAACTGACTAAATTCCATTGGTGGAATTGCGAGTTAATTTAGCCAAGATGGTTTGGCTGGTAGGTTTGCCATTGCTTCATATGGGTCATCATAGTCACTTGGCAAATCCAGAAGTGCTTGTCTGTATGTAGCCAACTCGTTTTGTTCTGTTTCTGTCAAGGCGTTGTAAAGTAAGACACCCTGATACACATCTACTTTCTTCAAGCGGAAGTTTCTTTTCGCTCTCAGTTCATCCCAAGCAAAACTAATATGTGCATCTCCATCATACTCCGAGTGACCCGGCCCTACGTTGTAATGCACCGTGACATTGCTTGGGTTGCTTGGTGTTTCTTCTTCTTCTATTTCGTCTTCAACCATATTATCACCTATGCGTTATCTACACTGTAATAGATATCCACGAATACATCACCCATATCTACCGCACCCGATTCTCTCCTTACAGACATAACATCACCAGCATCGTAGGATGCACTTAGGCCAGTTACAACATAATTATGTCCTGTTGCATTAGCATTCTCGGAATTCTGCCTTGTGAAGTTGCCAGCGTTAAGAGATATGTTAGTCAACGTTCCTTGCCCTGCATCCCCATTTGCGAATATTCTCCAAACCTGTGCAGTTGTCCCAGACAGAACTACTCCGTTTGTTCTAAAGTGTACGGCTCTTATTGTGATGTCTTTGGGTATGCCAACAGAACCAGTCCCTGCTTCATTGTCATCAATAGTAAAAGAAGTAAGTCCTGAACCACCACCTGCGGCAGTTCCGTAATCCAACTTACCGAATGTTAGTTTCTGGAAAAGATTCCAACCATCATCATTAGTTGATTGTAATTTTCCAACTATGTCTATATTTCCTGACGCATTTATAGTCAAAGCATGAGTCTTTGCTCCCTGACCGTTATAGAATTTAGTTACACCATAAGCATCATGCTCAATATAGAAATTGCTATCTGTTCCCTTTTGGCTTTCAAGATGAAGAGAAGCAATGGATGCGTTATTAGTATCATCAGTATTTGTGACCTTCAAGGAAACGCTATCCCCTGCCGCCCCACTACTTAGATGAAGAAGTTCGCCCGGACTAGTAGTACCTATTCCAACCTTGCCATCATTCTGTACATGCACTCTAGTTGAACCATTACTTATCAAACCAAAATCGTCATTGGTTGTAGTCCCAATAGACCCAAAACTTGCCTGTGCTTGAATACGAATACCTGTACCACTAGCCCTCTCAACAAATAACTCTCCATTGCCACCATCTATTCCCTCTAGGTGTAATAGATAGTCAGGAGCAGTACCTGCATCTCCAACTCCTATCCGTTGAGTATTCGCATTGATGTAGAAGAAATCAGCAGTCGCATCAGAATTGTAACATAGGTCTATGTCATCTTGAGCAGTATTCAACTCAATCTGCCTAGAACCACCACGAAGTCTCATGAACTCCTGTTCTGCCGAACCTGCTTCTGTTAGTTTGAATATTAATTCACCATCTTCACTACCATCAGAAGCATCGCTATACTCCATGACTATTCTACCATATTCGTGTCTGTCTCCATTGTCATTCTTCATTGCCCATACGATAGCACCAGTATCATCACCATCTGCGGGGGAAGGAGTATTACGATAGAACTCCAATATAGGCCCATCAACCGCATCAGCATTCGTATTCTCTAGGATGAGAGTAGAAGTGGCCGATGCGTTGTTCTTTATCGTGACTGATTTGGTCTGAGCGTCCATTGTGATTGTACCATCAGCATTCACTGACATGCTTTGGACTCCTGAGATATCATTCACGCTGAATATATCTCCACTAGAGAGAGTGGGACTCATTGAGAAGACCTGTCCTTCTGCTCCCTCAAAGGACAGTGAATTGTCATCCAATACTCTCAGGTACATGGGAGAGTTATCCTTCCCTACGAACTTGATTTCTGGGTGCGTAGTCGCTACGCTAGTATTGGGCGTTATCGTAATTACCTTGTCACTATCTGCCATCTAATCACAACCCGAATTTCACCCTATGCGCCGCAAAGTTCTGCTTCACCTGATTGGCTGTGAGCGCACTTTTGTATATTTGTACTTTGGCGATTTTGCCAATATAGTTGCTACCAGAAGCCCCACTTGCCGCACCGGAACCTCCGACTATCCAAGTTCCTGTATCTGGTGCATTTCCTGATATATCGCCGGGGGCATATGATTGCCCTAGTTCCCCATTCTTGTATATCGCCAAAAGAGAATCATTTGCCCATGTCATCACTACATGATTCCAAGCATTATCATTCAAAGTAGTCGTTCTTTCCTTGCTAGTTCCACCAGACCTGACCCACGCACTAACTACTCCATTAGTAGGGTGTCGCCATAATCCATGTGAACCTGCATAGGAACCCCTACCGACTAATCTCCCCCTGTATGAATTCGCCCAAGTATTACTACTGTCATGGTAAATCCATATCTCAAGTGAGAAGTCTTGGTCAAATGCAGTAGGATAGGATATATCTCCTGTTTGGAAGTTATTTCCGCTTGCGAAGGTAATCGTATTGTCTCCCAAGAAAGTCACGTTCTCAGTTGCCGTAGCGTCACTAGTAACTAGATTGTGCAATGCATTGCCTCTCACCGATGTTAGATTATACCCACTGGTCGGAGTTTGTTTCCTCGTTAACTGATTTGCAAAGTCTTCTACTGGAACATAAGGAGTGCAAACATCATTCGCCTCTAATTGTGGAGCGCAGAGATATAGTCTCTCTATGTGTGGGTCTGATTGAAGACTATTGTATCTGTGACTGACGCTATCTGAATCACAATCCGAATCAGTGGTAAAGGCATTGTCCCATTCTAATCTAATCCATCCTCTCTCATCTGCTAAGTTCTCGTCTGCACCAGTAAGCAGAACATATGAGGAATTTGTCTCACCTTCGGGTGTGAAATACTTGTATGCTAGAGTCACCCTATCGCTCTCCTGATTGTTTGCGGTGTACATTCTAATATTTGCACCAGTCTTATCTGTCGTCTTCACATATATGGAATATGAATATTGGGTACTGTTAGCCTGTGGTGCATGGTCACCGTAGGAATACCAATAACCATTTCCGGTTCCATCATCGTGAAAAGACACAACAGGAGCAGTAATACCTACTGGCGGGTCAATCATATTCCACTCTATTCCTTCTGTATAACTTTGTGACCATCCAGCATGTAGATTTTGATTCAGCACTACGTTGATAGAAGCCTTGCCCTTCTGTGACTTACTGTTGTATTGGTCGAAGGAGAAACCTAGACTGCTAGGCGTAGCGATATTAGAACCACCTGCTACTCCCATTACAATCCGAACCTCCCTCTAAGTGAATTGAAGTTCTTCAAGACTTCCTTTGGAGTGAGCGCAATATCATATACTCTAGCGATTGCAATATCACTATAACTTGCGTAGGAAGAGTCATTCACGCTATCTATACCAATTGAAATCAGGTTGTCAGAATCGTAGTTTATCGTATCTGCTACGTTGTTAGCATCATAAATCACATCTGTGTTATCATTGGGTGGGTTGGCATAATCGCTCTTATCGACACCATTCAGAAACAGACTGGCCTCTATACCATTACCTGCGTATGAGTAGACTATGTGACACCATTTGTCGTATGCGATGTTAGTGAAATCTGCGGCGGTGCAATCTGTCCCAACCCAATGATGTGCTGAATCCTTGTACATTCCGATAGTCCCTTTGATAATCGTATTGGGACTACTACCGGAAGAGAATAACGCCCAACCACGATAGTTCTGCGTACCATCACTTGCGCCTCTATTGTTTATGAGAAAACCATTACCAGTCTCCTTCACCTTAGCGACTACTTCTAACGTGAACTCCTGAGTGTATTGGAAATCCATACCGGGAATAACCGCACTTGCTTTCAGTCCATCGTTTGAACCATCAAAGGCAAACGCTCCATTGGAGAATGCCGCACCATTGTTCAATGAGAGAGTGGTTCCAGAGATAGAATCAGTTACGGTTGTACCACTACCAGAATAGCACTTAGTATTCTTGGCATCTACATTGAAGAGAATCCTGTGGGGAGAAGCAAGAGTAAGACCATTACCGAAACCCATTACTCTTCCTCCAATGCTATATAGGGATTCAAATGCTCTTCTGCATATTCTTCTTCTACTCTCTTGATTACATCCCTGAATTCCAATCTGCGAAATGTGCTTGTAATGCAATCCTTATTCATACAAACCTACCTCTAGTCGCTTCGTAGGTCTGTATTACTTCTGCTCCTGTCAATCCCACATCGTAATGCCTGAATAGAGCAACATCTCCTTGAAAGTTAGCATCGGTGTTTGAGCCTACAATCTGATTTATCAATATGTCATCAGTCACTACGTTAGCACCATTGTGGAATGACATTATTCCTCCTCCGTAGTGTATAATAATCTAGATTGAATCATAGCCTCTTCAAATGTGAGTGGAATGAAACTACTACCTCCTTCTATCGCAACCAAAGCGGCGTCTTGATACTCCACTATTGGGTTACCCTCTTCATCACAATACTCTGGATTAGTACCAGAGATGATACTCTGTAATTCTTCCTCAGTATAAGATACTCCGTTTATTCTATACTTCATATCCCCACTCTCCCTCTTGTGGCATTAAAGTTCTGCAATACCTCTGCGGCTGATAGTGTCTTAGCGTAGATTCTAGCACAAAGCATACTTCCTTGGAAATTATACCTAGAAGTTCCAGAGGAATAACCAGCCATGATTCTATTCACGGTTGCTTGTGTATCTGCGGCTTGAGTAGTACCACCAAGCAAAGCACCATCTACATAGAACCCGATGTTTCTGCTTGTATCAGCAGTAAACACGACTTGATGCCAGTCATCCGGTCCTGCAACATTGGTGTTAGCACTATCCCTGTAATAATTAGAATTGTTATCTCGATAACGAGGATACCATGTGCTACTTCCCTGTTGCCAAATCATCCAGTTATTCGTTGCCGACCTTCCTGCTAGACTTAGGAAGGTGTGTTCTGAATCAGAATCGGGCTTTGCCCAAAACTCCATTGACCAAGCAGATTCGTCTGCGAATACGAGATTATCGGTCATTACTACTCTATTGTTAAAATTAGAAGGGTCAGCAGGGTCATCATCGCTTCTTCTCCATGTGACTCCTGTGTTGATTGCCTTGGCCGCACCTGTATTAGTCGGGAATGAGATATTCGCTGTTATACCCTCGCCAGCCATGCTCCTATCTGTCCTAGAAGAATGCTCTACTGGCCCAATGTCTCTCATATTAGCCAAATCGTCATCTGCATCTGTGCATTTGTCACTACCTGCATCGAAGCAGAATACGAGACTGTCTACGACTATCTTCGGCCCGTAGTGCATTAGTATTCCACCACCATTTTCTCGACATCCTTTCTCTCTGCCTGTATGAAGTAGAAGCAGTCTATCGGAGTATCAGTCTGAGTTCCGACATACACCTTGTTGTCCTCTATGTGGTCAACGTAAATCTGTTGGAATCCCTTGTTAGGAGTTAGTTGAACTGTGATTGTATCCTCATCAACTAGACCTAGCCAGTAGTCAGGTAGTTCTATTGTGTCTCCTTCTAATCTACCTCTGATGTAGACACCGTGTTCCGGCCCTTCAAGAGAACCGTGATGCAATCTCTTGCCTTCTTTCGTTGGGTGTTCTATATCGAAAGACTTGGTAGTTGCGGCGAATGAACCATTTACCTCTAGTTTATGTGTAGGAGTTGTAGTTCCTATCCCTACGTTCCCTACATTATCTCCACCATTGTCTATGGCTATTCTTGTAGTGCCGTCATTTGTTGCGAATGAAACGTAACTTGAACCTGCGGCCAAATATCCTTTACTGGCATCACCGAAAGCAATACCACTTGTGCTAGTGTTGCTTCCTACGACTGTCACATCTAGTGTGGCAGTTGCGCTTGTACTACCTATTGCAACTTTACCAGCAGATGTAATTCTCATTCTTTCAGATGCGCTTGTAGCGGGGTCGGTTGTTCCTGTATTGCTAGTAGTTCCGGTTAGGAATCTTATTGCGCTATTTGTATTGGCGTTTGATATGATATCTAATTCGTTATCACTCAGTTGAATAGCACCTTCGTTTATGTTGTTATCTGCTCTAAACCAAAGACGAGGCACATCTCCTTCTGCATTGTTATCTGTATCTGCCCCTATGATAACTGTGCAATCTCCCGAAGTTCCTGATGATATATGCAAATTACCATCAGGGCTTGAAGTGCCTATTCCGACATTACCATCTCGATTTATCACCATTATGTTTTGAGTATCATATGCAGATGCCGCGTCATTTAGGGAGTTAAACGATAATGATTCAGAATCATACATTATATCCATGACTCTATCGCCTGAACCCTCACCTACATCTTCAAAGTAAATACGCGGGTTAGCATCATCAGTAATCAATAAGGCGGCATTAGTCCCACCTGTAATTCCGCTTGTTGAACCATCAGAAACGTGTAGAGTTTTACCGGGAGCAGTAGTGCCTATTCCCATTTTAGTATCATACGAACCTTGTGAACCTCCGAAGAAGAAATGACCATTACCAATGTTTACGTCTGCTTCCCCGTTATACGATAGGTGCAAGACAGAAGTACCCGATTCATCATAATGGAACGCTAAATCATTCCCTACAACAATTCTGAAATCATCGTCTTGGAAATTGAGGTAAGTATTACCATCTCCATTATGATAAATTATATTGTCTACACCGATATTACCTGCTACGTCTAATGCATAATCGGGACTCGTAGTGCCTATTCCGACATTACCTGAAGCATCTAACCTTACTGCTTCCGCCCCTGCGGTAGTAAATGCTATTTCATTTGTTGCCGGATGGAACATACCATTATCCACATCGCCACTAAATCCAAATCCGGGTTCACTCGCTGAACCAACTGCGCTGATGAATTTACCACCAATTATACTCAAGTCTGATTCTGTTGTAGTAAAGGTGAACGAAGCACCACTACCTTGTGATGAACCATCTGCGTGATTGAATCTGAACTCGCCCTTCTGTGCATAACTTCCTCCTGCGTGGTCGCTGAATTGGATACCAACATAAGCGGCATTTTGGTCATTTTCCAATACTAATGGATGGTCGCTAGAACTTCTAATGTGCAGGGCTTCAGAAGGACTCGTAGTGCCTATACCGACATTACCTGAGAAGTAATTCTTTGTCTCACCAGTAACATATAATCCCCAAGGATTAGTTACGTTGGCAGCACCTTGCCAATCAAGATACATGAGATAACCATGTGCGGTGGTAACTGAGTCATCGTTGTGGTCTATTGTGTATCTACCACCATATACATATCCTGTTGATATTGAATTGCTATTACCACCTTCAATATCTACTTGGTTATATGAACCATAGATGTTCCCTACATCACTTTCCCTATCATCATTAACTTCAATGTAGTTATATTCAGCATAGGAATTGGTGTTAACTCCATTCTTTTCTATTCTTACATCGCTGTAATGACCATATAGGCTGCTTAAAGTAGCACTAGCATGAGTCATATGAGAATTAACAGAAGTCCTCACAGCAGCCATTGAATGAATAGTTTGTGCAGTTGAAGGTTCATACTCTTGATAACTTTGGAAAGCATATTGTCTGTTAGCATCACCGCTTTGTCTTTGGTCAACGTAAATACCTGCCATCTCTATTTCATCTGAACCTGAACCACCAGCAGTTGATGAGTTATCTTGGTCAATATAAATTGCATAATGCTCATTATCTTGACCGGGAGTATTAGTTCCTGATGAATCATAATCAATGAATATAGCAGCAGAACCCGTTGCATCAGTAGCAGAATCTACATTTCTATCAATATGTATTCTACCTGTTAAATCATATTCTCCCCAATGCGCTAGGATTGAGTCTGAACTAGCATACCCGATATTGACAGCATTACCCGTATTGTATTGTAGATGTATTGCACCACTATCTGTTTCAATTTCATTAGTGCTTCTTAGTTTAATATTACCCATTGTTATTGCAGGTGCAGTTAATACGCTTCCATCGAATGTTAGGTTTGCCTCACCATTCAATGCCGCCGCACCAGTAGCCGTGACTATTCTGTTATCTACACCATTTGCTAGAGTAACTCCATCTCCTGCCGCAGAAGTTACATCGGAAATTAATGCGAGTGTTCCTGTTTCATTTGGCAGAGTAATTGTCCTATCCGCAGTAGGGTCTGTTATTGTAAGAGTAGTCTCATATGCATCAGATGTCGCTCCTTCAAACACAATGGCATTCGCCGCTTCCATCGTCACAGTATTCACTTGAGTAGTGGTTCCTGATACATTCAAATTAGGAACAAGTAGAGTTCCAGTAGAAGGATTGTATCGTAATGCTCCTGTGTCATCATGCAATGCACCACTGGTTTCGTTTGTGAAAACAACAGGGAAGTTGGTGTTAGCACTACTATCTGTAACTAGGTTTATGTTCGCAGAACCATCAAATGATACTCCGCTAATTGTTCGTGCATTTGCCAAAGCAGTTGCAGTAGTTGCAGTAGCGGCATTACCTGTAATATTGCTATCAGTATATGCTAATGTTTTTGGCGTTCCCCAATTAGTACCGGCTTGGTCTGCCGTGTAATGATAAATAGCGGGGGAACTTGCGTTTTTGTTAAAGGCGAGAACGTTTGCATCACCACCGCTTTGTCCTGAATAAGTGTTTAGCACTATTGCATCTACATAATCTGAACCTGCTGAACCCGTAGTTAAACCCGTTTTAGTGCTGAAAAACGTATGCACATATCTACCATAAGTCAAATCTTCGGGGGCTAAATCTCTATCATCATTAGAATAAAGGAACCTTGCGTGACTTGAAGTTGATTGATTACCTGCCGAGTTTACTCCCGGTAAGTTGATGTTTGCAGTTCCATCAAATGATACTCCACCGATGTTTCTTGCATTTGCTAATGCAGTTGCCGTATCAGCATTACCTGTTAAGTCACCAGTAACATTAGCAGTTATCGCATCCGGTAATCCTATTGTAACTGTACCACTACTTTCTGCTACAGTTGTTTCATTACTCGTACCTGCAAAGGTAATCGTTCCACCAAGAGCAGTAGCAGTTGAGTTAGAGCCATCACTTACGGTAATGCTAGAGTTTGCTAGTTTCGCATTAGCAATAGAACCTGCAAGTTGAGCATTAGTGATTGTTCCACTTAGAGATGAAGTAGGATAATTAGTGGCATCTGCCAAATCAAATGCTGGTGTGGCATCTGATTGTCCTAAGTCTAGACTTACTCCACCGAAACTCACGGAGTCATTTGCAAGCATTGTATTAGCAATCGCACCAGCCGCTATCGAGAATGCAATGGTATCACTTGCCGCAGTATTTGCTATTGTGATTCCTGAACCCGCAGTTAGTGTTAGAGTATCAGCAGTGTCATCTGCTACAATGTCATCCTGTCCACTAACTGATATCGTCTTGAATGTGCTGATACCACCAGCACCATTTTGCACAGCGAAGTCTGATAGGTTTGCCAGTGTCATCTTCCTGAAAGCACCGGGGTCATCCTCCCAAACTAGTATCTGGTCAGCAGTTGCCGCAGTCCGAGTAGAACTAGCACCATCGTCTGTCATCTCAGTCAGAGAATTCGGGTCTTTCAAATCAGCAGAGATTGCTAGTGTTCCATCTCCACCAGTTACGGTCATGTCTATTGTGCTAGTATCGCTTCCTGTTGGTATAGCGTTATCGAATACACCAGCAGTAGAGTCGTAGATGAGTAGATGACCTGCTGATAGAGAACCGATGTTCGTGTCATTCAACTCAGCAATCGTATCCTCAGTATCTACTTGAGCATCAACATAAGCCTTGATTGCCTTCGCACTAGCAAGAGAGTCATCATTGGCACTTACAGATGAAAGGTCAGTATCTAATGCACTGATGTCAGATAGGTCAGTTGTTGCTATGGTAATATCAGCAGAGCCATTGAATGACTTACCTGCTATGCTTCTAGCCGTAGCGAGAGTTGTAGCAGTGTCAGCATTACCCGTCACATCACCAGTTAAGTCACCAGTAAATGCTGCAAGGATTGTACCTGCTTTGAAATCCTCAAATGCAGAGCCATGCTTGAGTTCCATCCTATCTGCACTTGCATTATACTGGAACGTAACATCGTCACCAGAGCCTCCCTCTAGAGTCAGACCAGTCGCATCCAGAACCTCAGAGCCGCTGTTACCAGTTCCTAGAACTATGTTCTTGTCCTCGATTGCTAGGTTCGTAGTGTCAAGAGTGGTAGTCGTGCCGTTGACAGTCAAGTTACCAGTGACGACCAATGCTCCTGATGTTGTCACAGTGACATCTGTTGCATCACCAATTGTGACACTCTCAGTAATCTGTGGTAGTCTAGCAGTTAGATTTGATACGTTTACGTTGACATCCGTGTTGGTTACCTTAGCATCATTCAGTGCAGTCCTAGTCTCTAGTTTCTGCATTGCGGCTAGAATCGTATCTCCTGCCGCTATTGCTCCACCAGTCCCACTTCCTAGATTTGTCAGAACCTTTCCAGTTATCGCAGTAGCCGCAGTTGCATTAGTCAATGCAGTCGTAGTTGCGAATGAACTGCTTGAGTTGTCATAGTTTGCAAGGTCATTGTCTACTGTGAAAGTCAGGTCGTATGGGTCAGCATCCGTACCGTTGTCAACATCTGTCCAGTTTATTGTGAGAAGGCTTGAAGCAGGTACAAACTTAATTTCCTTAGAATCAGCAATCGTAAGTTCTGTTCCATCACCGTCTTCTAAGACGAATGACATTCCACCTACGCCACCGGGAATGCTATCCACATAAGCCTTGACTGCCTTTGCAGTAGCAAGCCCTGCATGGTCATCAGTGATACTTGCAAGATTCTGTTCTAATTGGGCAATGTCACTTAAACCAGTAACGGCTAGAGAAGTAAGATATGTATTAGTATCAATGTCATAAGTCTCCGAACCAGTCCTCTTTACGAATCCTGTATCTGAATCAGGGATATCTGTGTGCATTACCGCACCTGCGGCATTTACATTCGTAGTGCCAGTAACATCAGCAGAAGTCGCTATTCCAGATAGTTTGGTTCTCTCAGCAGAACTAATTACAGTTCCACTGCCTAGACTCGTTAACCCACTTATCTTAGAAACGGTAACTGCATTGTCTGCGATGTGAGCCTCATCAATTGACCCATTAGTGTAATGCTCAGAGTTTATTGCATCATCTGCTATCTTAGCACCAGTGATTGCATCTGCGGCAATCTTAGCAGTGGTCACTCCTAGATTCGCCAACATTCCTGTCTCTACTGCGAGGTTTGCTATCGTTAGGACACCATCATTGGCTAGAGTTGCGTCACCCGACATTGCTACGTTGTTGTAGTCAGTCCCATCTGCTACCATTATGTGAGTATCTGTAGCCGCAATTGAGTCATCGATGAAATCAATCTTCGCTCCTGTTACAGCGTCATCCGCAATCTTAGCAGTTGCCACTGCTCCTGTTGCTAATTTACCACTACTGACTGCGTTGCTCGCTATCTTGCCTGTTGTCACTCCTAGATTTGCTATCATACCAGTAGCAATAGTCTGTGAATCTCCTGTTGTGACAACCGTACCAGTGATATCAGGTAGAGAAATTACCCTGTCAGCAGTCGGGTCTATGATACGAAGGATGGTTTCGTGGTCATCAGCAGTCTGCCCCTCAAACTTGATTGCGTCTTGTACGTTAATCTCAGTTTGATTAATTGTGGTGGTCGTCCCGTCTACGAAGAAATTACCCCTGACCCTAACAGTAGTATCATTGCCAGCGTCACCAAGGTAAAGAGTGTCGCTCTCATTAAGAAGTCCAAGAGAAGCCACCACATTTGCTTTATCGGTAACATCTGCTTGGGCTTCTATCGCCGCCAGTTTATCAAACTGGTCGTCAGTCATTAGACCATGAGCATCAGTCGTAGAGTCAGGAACAGTAGCGGTGGTAGTTGTTCCATCATCGTGAGTTAGCGTCAGTAGTCCTTGGTTGAAAGCCGCACTAGCGACTCCTCCCTTTCCTGAATCAGAAATATGTAATCTATCAGAAATCACCGTAGTAGTTATTCTATCTCCACCAGTTACGGCTACAGTAGAACTACCTCCAAACTGGTCTGATATCGTAAGCAGAGGAGTGCTTCCTCCGTCTAGTGTCGCAGATATTGTATATGTTCGGTCCTCTACCTGCTGTTGAGTAATGTAATCCTTAACTGCCTTGGCCGTGGCTAATTGAGTATGTGTGGAGTTAGTGTTGATGCTTGTGCTTAGTGAGTTTATATCGGTTAAATCTGCTACTGCCACTGAAGACAACTTACTGTTTAGTTGAGTCTGTATGGCAGAGGTTACACCGTCAACATATCCCAATTCAGTTGCCGTGAGTGTCGCTGGTATCCCATCCAAGACATTTAACTCAGTGGCAGAAGAGGTGATGCTCAAATCACCTAGATTTTCAATCTTATCGGAAAGGTTGGAAACTAAATTTGCTATTTTGCTTTGTGCTATACTACCATTACTTGCTATTTGTGAATCAGATATACTAGCGGCCTTTATCGATACTGCTCCTGATGTTACATCAAAGTGAGCAGAGGAGAAAGATGCTACACCTTTGTTCGATGTGGTAGCGAGTTCTGCCGCTAGTGTAAGGGTGTTTGAACTATCATTGTAAGTAGTGGTTATTCCCTCTCCATCTGTGATAAGAGTGTTTACTCTGTCATCAACTCTTTCATCAGTATAGAACTTGTTAGTTCCCTCTGCGAAATCATCAGTATCTAATGTTAGAGTCCCACCGAGATTCAATGAGTTGCTATTGATAGTAACTGATGAGTTAGCAAGTTTTGCATTAGCGATACTACCTGCAAGTTGGGAGTTGGCTACAGAAATATTAGACACATTGCTAGACCAGTCAGCACCAGCAGTAGCACCAGCGGCAACTCCATCAAGTTTTGATTTCAGTGTAGCCGTGAAGACCTTGTTAGTCGAACCATCAGCAATCTTGTCTGCGCTTATTGCAGCACTGTTTGAGATGTCTGCATTCACAAGAGCCGTTCCAGTTGCTCTGTATGCAGAACTAATATCAGGAACATCGGAAGCAATCAGTAGCCCAAAGAGGTTAGCAGGATTGATTCTCCTAAGCCCATTGGTAGCATCATCATACATTATGAAATCAGCAGTTCTGTCTATGCCGTTCTCAATCGTCAGTCCATCGATGTCAACCTTCAATGTAGCACTAGTTCTATCTAGTCCATCACCAATGGTTTGACTTGGTTCCTTTCCACTCAGAGCGGATACCAAGCCATCTATCTTGCTTTGTGCTATTGCCGCATTACTAGCGACACTTGCGTTCACAACAGCGTTAGAGGCCAGTTGGTCAGCCCCAACAGCATCATCTGCTATCTTTGCCGATGTTATCGCATCGTCTGCTACCATTGCAGTAGCGACTTGCACTTCTCCGATTGTTCCAGCAGTCGTTGCGCCTAGCACACGGTTGTTAGTCGAAGTATCCTGCATCTTTGCGAATGTAACAGAATCATCGGCTAAGTTTCCTGTGGCAATCGTAGCATCTGCAATCTTAGCACTGGTAACTGCATCGTCAGCAATCTTGGCCGTTGCCACAGCATCATCTGCTAGGGTAGTTGAAAGCGCTACATTACCAGCACCAGTGAATCCAATTGCGCCCGCAGTCACATCACCAGTGATGCTAAAATTCCTAGATGTAGCCAAAGCAGTTGCAGTGGAAGCGTTTCCGGTAACTGCTCCCTCTAGGTTTGCTACAATGGTTCCAGCAGTGCCGGAGAAGACCTCACTTGAGTTTGTTGAATCTGGTATGAATGTGAACTTACCTACACTGTCATCGAACCCGAAGAAACCTACTTTGGGGTTAGCACCATCATGCCATTTGAATTCAATTCCTCTGTCTTTATCATCATTGGTTCCTGCACTATCTCCTCCTAGAGTGAATACAGGGTCATCGATTGTTACGACTGTCGAGTTGATTGTTTGGGTCGCACCATTTACCGTAAGATTCCCACCGACTGTTAGATGACCACTTAATATCGCAGTGTCGTTTGATTGTGTACCAATGGTAAAGTCTCCACCAAAATCTGAGTTTAGTTTGGTTTTTAGGTTAGCAACAGTGACATCAGTGTTTGTATCTGTCTGATGAGCATCAATCATGCTCTTGATATCAGCAGGAGTATACCTCTTGATTGCGGTTGAGTTTCCTGCTGTTCTTTCAGCAGAGGACACTTGTGCCACCTGATTGTGATATGCAGTTTCAATCTCAGCATCGCTCTGGTCAGCAGTAGCACCTGTTTCGATGCCTAGCATCGTTCTCACATTAGCAGGAGTCATTTCCTCGACTATTCCAGCACCAGAACTATCTCTTCCGAGTATCTTGTCTGTGCCTGATACATTCTGCATCTTAGCGTAAGTCACTGCATCATTTGCAATATTTGATGTACCTACACCACCACTTGGTATAAGTCCAGAATTTCCTTCTGATATGGCAGATGTGTATGTTATGTCTGATGTGAGTGCTATCGTTCCTGTTGATGATGGTAGAGTCAGCGTTGCTGAACCTTTGGTCAGTGTCGCATTTGCGTTTATCCTGAGTGTCTCAGAACCACTGTTGAGTATGCTCAGCCCTCTGGTAGAGCCATTGTATCCTAGAAACTGAACAGGCCTGTCTACTGCATCATGGTCTGTTCCTGCTGGATATTTTATGATTGCAACAGGAATGTCGCTCGCCGTTAGAGTAGATACAGACGCAGTAGATACACCACTACCGCCAGTCCTGATTTGTATTACGTTTGAAGAATCTACCACTACTGTAGCATACCAGTCATTGTCTGCTCTTGCTCCTACACCCGGAGCGATATCACTTCTAGCAGATACGCTGACTAATATTCCATCTCTCAGTATCTTTCCAGTCGCAACATCATACTGTGTGTATGTACCACCATCCTCTTGTGTTATGTTGAACCCACTGATGACTGCATTACCGCCAGTTGCAACATTCAGCGCATTGATTATTCCACTGTGGATATTGTCTGTGCCATCTACTATTCTTGTATTTGGAGTAGCGGATAAAGTAGTTAGAAAGCCCGGATTTGAATTAACCATCAGTCTACCTCCACTCTAATTGTAAATGTCACAGTATCCGCTGACGCTACAACCCCGGTGTTTGTGAACGTGACTCGGCTCAATAACGTGTTGGAAGTATCGAATATGCCTAGTTCTGATACTCCTTGTGTCCCTAACTCTGCACCTGTGAATGTTGCAGTCCAAACCAATTGTGACCCTATAACAGAGGGAGTGACAGTTTTCTCTGCCACAAAGGAGTCTAACGCGCTTTGTGAAGCAGCAGTATCATCCCCTCCATTTCCAACCTTTACCTTCGTGTATGTGCTTGCCATTGTTGTTGCCAACGCTTCTTTCCCTGTGTTAACTATCATGTGTAGTCCTCCTGTTCGTAGAACCTATCTCTGTAACTCTTCTTGGTAACGACACTATGCTCAAATCCTACTTCTTCGGTGAATCCAACCAAGTCATCGAATCCCATGTTAGAGTTACGAGAAAGTGCATTGGAAGACCCTGTAATTGTATAGGACAAACTGATGTTCTTTAGTTTAATTGCATCGAATAGGAACTTACCTGAACTGTTTATTTCAGCATCTCTACCTAGTAACACTGTACTGTCCCCTGATTGTTGAGAAGACAGTTCGCTTAATCTCTCTGCTATTGTCTTGTCAAACGTACCGACTTGTAGTTTCAGGGTTCCAGATAGAACGTTCTCTATCTCAAACACGATGTAGTCATTGACTGGTATGTTGTGGTTAGGGAAGTTCATTCTGATTATGTCACCTGCCTCTATCAGTTCAAGTCCCTTCTTCTGTACTTCCACGTTTATCTTTCTAGTTTCACCGCTGTAGATACTCATTAATTCAACTGCCTTTGTCTCAGCATCCACTCTTGTTTTTATCGTTGAATCAACTACCTTTATGGCTCTTGTTTGTTTCTTGGTAGGTTGTTCTAGTTCGTATTGAACCCTGTCTCCAATAACGATTATCTTATTCGCCTTGTCAAACATAGATTTGTTGCTTCCGACCTTTATCAAACGACTTGATTCCTTGTAAGACAATGCGTGTTTCCTGAGAATGCTAGTGTCCTCTATGTTCCTTGTAATGAAAGACCCATTCTTGATAGTGTAATCTAAACCGCGTTTTGAGATTAAAGAGTTGACTGCGCTATACATATTCTCATTGTTGAATTTAATGTTAGTTACGAACGTCTTCTTGTTTATCTTTACTAATTCATCATACTGCAAAGGAGTGAAATATTTCTTTGTCAGTGTTATGACTGCATTCGATATCCCACCATTCGCTACTTCACCAATCAGATGTCCATCAAAGGAGAATAGAACGTCACCTGCGCTTATTCCAGTTACATTCTCTGTGCATGTTATCGAGGTTGAGGAAGTCGTACCGCTATTCACTATCATGCCGGTTGGGTTAGCGAAACTACGTGCATTGTCGTAGTCCAAGTTAGCCTCCTTCACAATCTTCTCGACTTCTTTTTCCAATTGTGACGAAACACTGTATGTCGTTCCTATATGACAACGAGTCGGGTTTTGCAATTGTGGCCTCTTTCCAAGCGTTATGTCAAACACTCCCCCAACGGATACGACTCCATTACCGTCTAGTGTACCATCGAAAGTGAAACTCAGTATGTTTTCCGTAGCAGCACCCCCTCCCTTTTTCCTAGTCGTACTCACATTCAACAGAGTTCTTTGAGAGTTAATACCATCAGTGACAAACACATCGATGGACTCACCATTAGTGAAACCTGCAATCGCATCGGTTCCAGTTCTCTTCTCTAGGTATTTGTTCTGATTACCAGTCGTATTGGAATGGTCAATGTCTACTAACAGGTACATGGAGAACACACCTTCTCGGTACTTGTCACTGACACCACTAGTTGAACCATCTCTGAAATCACTAACAACTACATCTCCTCTTAGCCCAGTATCATCCATAATGTTGAATTCCACGTTATCTCTCTTGGAATCAAAGGTCGTTTCTGCTGGACGCATCAAACGATAGTCATTGCCGTTGGTGCTGGTGTCGATAGCCCTATCAAATGTAATTGTGTGTTGCTCATTAGTAAAGCCGGAAGGGGCGGTGGAGATTACATGGCTGGTTATCTTAGAGATGAACTTAGGTGAACTCTTTGTTTGTGTCTCAGTGATATCTACTCCAAGGGTAGTTTCCTCTGAGACAATGTAATGTCCCGTCAAATCAGGCATGTAACTCAACCAAGGGTTCCCATTACTAACATAGTTCAATTCATCTAATACGAAGGTAGCCGTTTTATTGCTATTACTGTATGTTACTCCCTGCCCAGTGCCTAGCCTGAGTGTGGGTTTCAACAACAGTTGGGCTGAATCTACCTTAGTCCCCTTAGAAGAGTTAACTAGGCTGTTATGGTCATCAACTCTAAGACGAGTTGAGATAGGAACAACATGCTTCTTTAGGTTCTCATTATCAGACACAGCAATTGCATTGTTAGCAACTAGTGTTATTTCGTCATCCACAAGTGATGCCACCACACCTATGAGTACGCTACTCTCATCAAATACAATATCACCTACAGAGAAATGGTCAGTAGCATCCTTACCATCAACGGTAAGAGTAGTTGTAGAATTAGCATTAATACCGCCACCATCGTTGAGTGTTACTCCTGATGCTTCCAATGCGGTATTAGTTGTTGTGTTCTCAAATAGCCTATCGTGATTGCTATCATCTAGATTCTGCAAGTATTGGACATCCTTTGTCTTGGTTCCTAGCATAGCAAGGAAATTGTTAGTGCCATACTCTTGTATCATGCAATTCCTAGTGTGCTGGTCGTGGTCGTTCTCACCTGATATAGTTGAGATATATCCTGTGTAATTAGAGTGTGAGTCCAACTGCAAAGGACTGCTCATCAATTCGTACTTGACCCCCGCCGCACTGCTTCTGACATCCTTGAACAGTGCTATGCAACCTGCATATGGGTGTGCGCTACCCTCATCAATCGCGGCACTATTCCCATGTCCGAACTTATCCCCTACACCGAAATTACTACCGTGAGTAGCGAAGGTTCTATCAGACAATCCACAAATCACCCTTGAGATGTGATTGTATCCAGTGAACCCATCTATACTGAATGGGTGCTTGGTTCTGGATGTCCGATTAGTCCCATTAGCAGATTGTTCCTCCACAATCAATGGCAGTATGATATTATGCGGGTTGTATGTGTCAGACCCGTCACCACTGTCCTCTTGTAATAAGGCATACTTGAAGTTCGTTCCAAAGTAACTAGGTCTAGCAATAAATACATCAGTCCATCTAATTGCGTTCTTGCCCTGTGTCAAATCTGTCAATAGATTAGCATGACCGCCCCTAGTGGTTAGACTTTCAATGTTGTAGTCAGTGGTTCCAAAGACCTTGTAGTGGTGTACTCCTTGTTTAGAACTGCTTCCTGCAAATTTCAATAGTTCCCCACTAGTAGTAAAGCCATTTACACCGCTTATTGTGAATGCATTATTACTCACAAAACTACTATTATCAGTCTTCTTGATAGCAACTAACCCATTGATACCCGCTACTTGGGTAGGCAGTGTGGATTTAAATGGGAAATCTCCGACAAGGTTAGAGGAATAGAACATATCTCCCGCAGTGTCAGTCACGGATTCAGAAGTTATAGTACCACTATTGTTTACAGTGATGCTACCAGTGTCTTGATGTTCTGTAGGGTCTTTCATTGTGATGTAGTCAAAGTATCCTACTAGTGGAATCTCATCGCTTTTCTTCAGAGCATCGAATTCAACCGGATTGAAATGCCAATCAAAGGTAGCCTCCACTAGTCTCATTACCCCGAATCTCCTGATTTGGTTAGTGGTTATCGTTGCAGATTGTATTGAGTTCTCCTCAAACATGTTCTCTGTTTGGGATGTAGTTTGGCTTGTTCCAGTGTACTTCTCATGGTTGGTTGTCCCCGTTACGTTAGGCTCTGATTCTAGAAGAACACCGAACTCATCGAAACTAAAAGTGTGGTATCCAATGTTATTATCTCTTAGTTTTGAGTTTGGCAATATATCACCAGTAGCCAGTAGTTCGTAAGTAGTAGCCCGTGGGTCTATCTGCTCAAAGACATCATAGTCTATATCCGCCTCATACGCAGTCTCACTATCGGAGGCATCATATGATTCGACAAGGGTATCGGGGTCTATTCCGCCCCCATAGAAATTACCAATATACTCCCAACCCTTGAGGGTATTACTACCATGAATCGGCTTTCCTGTAGGAGTGGTAGAGGGGGTGGTTACTGTGCCATCTAGTTTCGTTCCGTAGGCAATTGCATATCCCTGTATCTTCTGAGGTGTTAGACCAATGTTGTATATGCTATCGTATGTCGTGCTTAGTATGCCGGGCGTCAATCTTTGAAAATCCCAATACCTCATTGTCTCCTTGGTCCCGTATATTCCGGGTTCCTTCGTGGTTCCTCCTCCGTTAACGTGGTCAAAACTCAGATGTGCGCCTACGTGTGTATCTGCTAGACGATGAACGAAACCACCAGTATCCAAGTTGGAATTAACGAAGTACAAGGCGGTATTACCTCTAGTGTCAGAGGTGTTGGAATCAAGTCTTCCAAGCACAACTGGCATATTAGGAGCAAGAGTCATCGTAGTCGTACCCTCTGCTTTCTCTTGTACGTCAACCACGTGGAACATATCTTTCGCTACAGTCTTAATATCCTGAGTTGTGGAACTTACTCCGTTCTCATTTGCAAGGTTGAAGGAGAAGAAGGAGTCATTTGTAGAGAGCGACTTGACATTGGATATGTCATATCCAAGTGTTCTATCTTTGGAGTATGTTCCTTCGTTTGAGGTTGCTCTCAGTTTACTAGTGGTAATGGTTTGAGTGGTGTTAGCCGGAGTCGAGATGAGTTTCAATCCACTGTTGAAGTTTATTCCCTGTTCACTGGTGGATTCCATTCCCTGTAGACCAGAGTTATTCGGGTTGCTTGCTAACACCTTCGTTCCGGTCATTACGTTCACGAATGAACTATCATACGGATGGTAATACTTCAAGTCGGTTGTGACTGTAGCCGTGGAAACAGGCGAATTGAATAGATACAAGACGCTATTATTGCTTGTGTCCTTGACAACCCCAACGAACTCCCCCGCTTGGTTCATCAGTATTCCTCCTCTTTTCGGAGCAACGTTAAGGTCACTTAGTCCACCCGGAGACAGGCTAATGTATCCAGTTGCATTTACATTACCAGAAAGAGTTTCAACGACTTGTCCGTTGTCTATGATTACAGACTTGTGCAGATTGTGATTATCAGCCAGTGCTGGTCTTGTGCTTAAATCAGCAGAGTCTAAGGAGATTGTATTGGCATTTGCCATAACAGTAATGACACCAATGAATGTTCCATCGTCTTTGTAGATTTTATCACCTACCACGAATTTAGTTCTAGGGTCAGTACCATCCACGACAATCGAATTGTAAGCCCCGGCACTCAATGCGCCATTGACATTCACGCCACTGTCCTCCGTAGCGAAACCAGTCAGGGTAGTTGCGTGACTCAATGTTGGTGGCACATTGGTATGCACCACATCATCCAAGAGCAAAGTATCCCTAGTGATGGTTTGAGTGAGTAGTTGGGATGTCTCATCCCTGCCCACGATGTTCAGGGTACTGAGGCCATTCTCCGCACTACTGGTCACATCCTCCACTATCCCAGTGAATACAGTGTCACTGACTGCATATGCTCCTTTGTAGTAGTAGAAACGACTGAGGTTCTCATTACTTCTTTGGTAGAACACCCTGTCTGAGTCTTGCATCTTGAGATACTTGTTGTCCCTGTCACCATAGTCTATCTTATTGTCGTGACCGTTGAATATGCCATTCACCAATCTAGCGTTGTAGAGTTTGGTCTTCTCCTTCTCTACGGTGATGCCATCAATATTCAACCTGCTTTGCGTATAGTTGAACTCGGTATCAGGTTCTAACTCCGTATTGAGAACTCCTGTGTAAGGAGTCAAGAACAGCGTCTTTCCAGTGAAGTTCTCTGCTACTGCACTGCCAGTCCAAGTATTGGCAGTCCTGAGTTTCTTGTCCTTTACCGTGAATGATTGCGTACCGCTAGACTGTGCGTTTACCGCATTGACCACATACTGATAGCCATCAATCTCAACGATGTCGTTTGTTGAGAGTATTGCTCTCAGTTCAGTTTCCTTCTTGATATCACTCAATACAATCAAGGAGGTGTTAGATGAATCCCTTGCTGCTGTGCCATGAAAAGCGATTAATTTTAAATCATCATTGTGGATATTTTTCTGAATAATCAAATCGTCCTCTTCTTGAACCTTCAAGTGTTGCAGTCCACTGTTGTCTATTATGCTGAACTTTCCTATTTGGCTCATTTTATTGCGAGGATTGTTAACTATAGCATCTATAACATGAGGAATCCTATTGTTCTTAAAATTCGCTAATTCAAAGGTAACATACTTTCCGGGTCCAGTAAGATTACCATCCAATGTAGTAGCAGTGGTTGTATCTGAATTCGCTGTATGGCGATGCATCTTCGGGAATGCATTTTGCCATCGATAGAAATCACTAGAATTTGAGTCGTCACTGGTCAGATTCGCATCAACAAGAACAGCATCTAATCTCTCTTTACCTAGACTTGGTATCGTATTGTCAAACTTGCCCTCTGTCCTGAATATCACATTCTGTATCGTCTTACCTACTTTCACGTTGAAGTCAGATGTGGTCGCACTGACTGCTATTCTTGCAAAGTCCAGAAGTACATCGTTGCTTGATATGCTTTCTATGTTTCCTAGATACACATCACTGGCATTGAACAGAGACATACCCACAGAGAGTTTGTTTGTATCACTGCTACCACTAGTGATGAACTTGACAGTGTTAGAGCCGACTGCGAACTGTGCGTGTTCCTTTACCTCGGTGATGGATATGTTCGTTGAGTATCCCCACCATCGTAGATGAGTAGCGTTGTACTTGGTCATGTAATCCAACTGGTTTTTCTCATCCAGTCTCTCATCATAGAAGTACCAAGTTGGTCTACTGCATACATTGACCCTATCATGCTTCGGAGTAGAAGAGGATGTATCTCCTCTCAATCCATAACTGACTGCTACGATATCAGTAGCGGTCTTCGCTGGTCCCTTGTATATCTCAAACTTGGTGTTGAGGGGAACCTCGGTTGGGTACGGTGGACTGAACTCTAAGCCATCTCCAAACTCATCGAACGTTATGATTCTAGTTACCTTTGCAAAGTGTGGTCTTACTGCATCAGCACCCATCTGGACCGTATCGGGATTCAAGAGAACGAAGTAGTCATAGTTCTCTATATCCAGCCCTATCTCCTCGGTAGCAGGATAATTAGATGTGGAGTAGACTAACTTCCTGTTTGTTTCAGAGTTAGCAACCTGTGAGTCAAATACTTTTAGTTTGAAGGAATGTGTCTCATTTCTGTTCTGAGCGAAGGAAGTCAGCGTAGTGTTACCGGGATACAATCTGTTTCCTACCTTATCTGCCAAATCATTGCTGATAGACCCGCCATGAGAGTCCTTTCTTATCTCTATGAAGTTCGCTGAATTGACAAGTTTGCTAAAAGTAAGTGTGCCATTAGTTACAGCACCACCAGTAGTAGATACACTTAACTCAAATGTTGTACTATTGGTGATGCTTGCAACTGTTGCTCCTGATGGTATTCCAGTTCCCGAAACTCCCATTCCCACTACTAAAATAGACGTATCATCCATTGTAATAGTAGGGTCATTATTGTAATCACACGTAGAGTCTGTGCCTATTAATGAGTTCTCGTACTGTAGATTGTTCTGTACGAATAGAGGATTTACAGATGTAGATAGATATGCCTCTGTTTTCTTCGTAGCATGGTCACCATAGTCAAATGACGTACTGTCGTCTGTGATGTCTGACTCCGTTTTACCAGCATTCATCACGAATAGTGCCTTGCCCTTGTCTGTCGTACCCATTCACTCACCAAACGTATAGTAAAACAAGATGTCCGAGAATCCCGGCGTGAGTGTCTTTTGTGTGGAAGATGGCCTCTTTCCCTTGTGCATTGCTATCTCAAACAGTTCACCGAAGAACTGCTCTGCGTTGTTCGCTCCCCTTCCTATCTTGCAATCACTGTGATGCAGATGGAAAGGATTGAGAGTGTGGGTGTCTTTCTTTACTAACTCCTCATTTAGAAACAAAGACAATGTACTTTTGGTATATACTAATGCTACCTTGTATACCTGTTCAAGATATAGAGCCTCCTTCAATTGGTCAGTGTATACTGTACTAGTAATAGCCGTAGCAGGTGTGGCATCGAGCGTGATTGTATCTCCGGATACGCTCTGCACTGTACCTATGAGAGTGGTCGATGAATCGTATATCTTGTTTCCTGCACTGATACCCTCTGCTTCACCGCTTCCGACTTCAACTGTGTTAGCAGTGCTAGTGGAGAACCCATTTCCACTAGTTGGATTTGTGGATAATCCTGTGACATTCTCTGTTACTGCTGAACTTCCGGCTCCGGCTTGATTCAACTTCACTGTAACTGCATTGCTGGCTCTAGTTGTGATGAGAGTACCATTATGCCCATTTGCTCCGTCTATAGCAGTCTCTAGATTTGCGGCAGTTGTGTCGTTGTTGCTTTCTGCTTTGTAGAATACATATGTGCCATCTGTTGTTCCAGTGGTTTCATGTTGTGATGCCTTGTACTTCTTCAATGTACCAGCGGCATCTGTCAGACCAAGGAAGTTATCGGGTGTTCCACCACCGCTGAAATTAGTCCTGCTGATGTTTGAAGGCAGATTGGTTAGAGTTATTGCGGCGGTATTAGCACCTATCTTGTTCTGAGTCAGGTTGATTGTAGCACTACCCGCTGAGTCTGTGAGTATGGTTCCATTGTGACCATTACTATGAGCAATAGCAGTTCTTAGATTATCAGCAGTAGCAGAAGCACTACCTCCCTCTTGGAACGCTATTCCACCACTGACATCCCCGATGCTTCCTCCACCGTTATTTCCGTTACCCAAGGCATCCCCGTTCTTTACCGGGACATACTTCTTCGTAGTTGGGCTTGATTCGTTGTCTATTAGTTGTATGAAAGGGGTGCTAGTCGCATTTGCCTCATTGACCCCTCCTGTGAAATTAGCACCAGAGATGGTCCCTACGCCGTTAGCGATGTTTGCCTTTGCTAAGGCCGCACCGTTACCAGCAGTTCCAGTTACATCATGAGATAATCCGATGTTTCCACTACCGTTGTTCTGTGCTGTTATTGTGCTTGGGTGTCCAGATGACCCATTGATTGCTGATATTAATGCAATAGCCGCCGTAGTATTGCTTGCATTACTTGCGAAATTGAAGTAAACCACAGATACAGTGCTACTGTCATCTAATGTCCTAGTGCCAGTAGAACCAGTAGACTGAGATGAATCGTGTGCTGGAAAGTAGTTCTTCACATTACCAGCACTATCTGTTATCGTGAAGTAGTTGATTGTGTTGTCATTTGAACCAGTAGACTCACCTAGAATCAACTCATTGACTCCGGCATTAAGTCCAGCACCAACCGCCGCACCACTACTGAAATCGTTTGTCTTCAATTGTCCACTGGAAACCTGTGCGCCTGTGGTCAATGCGGCACTAGTGATGCCTATTCTGTTTGGAGCAGAAGCAGTTTGCACTACAGTCAGTGTAACGCTCTTTGTGGTGGCCCCGCTTAGGTCTGTCGTGTTTCTAGGACTTGAAGCAGTACCAGCAAAACCGGCATCATATGCATTTACAGCAGTTGCAAAATTAGATGCTGTTGTATCTAAATCGCCTCCTATCAGATATGCTCTGGAACCACTAGGATATGTGAAAGCACCATTGTTACCAGATAAAGCATCACCATTGCTTACACTTCCTCCGGATGCTATAGCATACCATTTTGTTGTTTCACCGCCCAACTCATGTACTAGTTGAATATGATTATTGATAAGACCTGCCGATACTGCATCTGTCGGATTGGTCGGACCGAAGACTACCTCTCCCTGTTCCAGCACTGGAAATACATCAGTGTTCAATGCGTTTCTATCTACTATCCCTATAGTAGCCGTAGCGTTAACTGGACTGATATAATTTGCTATATCACCCGAAACCACAATCTGACCAGTTGCCTTCGTATTCTTCTCAAGATTACCAAATGTGCCAATGGTCACAACGTTGCTTGGATTACTACCACTAGCAGATGCCGATACCCTACTATGACTGGTAGTCAGACCTTTGTAGTATCCACTTGCGTCATAGTATCCCTGTAAGGCACTATCCGCACTGATGATAGTACCGCTCTCTATGCTAACCGAGGAGCCAGCCGCATTGCTGAGTTCAGCCTTCAACTTGTATTCTGCTGGTTGATTGTAAGAACTGCTTGTAGTGTTCTGCAAGTAGAACTTGAGATATTGATTGTGAAACAGCATCATCTTCTGAGTTAGATAAGCAGACGCACCGAGGTAATCTATACTCTCGTATACCGTTCTATCGGTTATCGCATCTGTGGGGTATGGAGGCGTTCTTTGGGAGTCAAGCACTCCATGCCTACCCGAAGCCCTAGAACCCGCTCCATTCACATCGTATGGGGTAATTATGGCTTCTAACACGAAACCGTTTGCTATGCCTATGTCAGCGTTATCAGACCAGATGCTTCTGTCTCTCAACGATGACGTTGGTGTTATGTTTTTTTTGAGATTCTCATTGTTGTTCAATGCAACTGCGTTGTTTGCCACCAGTGTTATCTGTGTGGCTGTTACTGCACTTACAACTCCAACCAAAGCACCAGTATCATCGAACACGTTGTCTTCGATTGAGAACTTGGTTGTAGCATCAACAGTATCAACTGCTATCGTTGTTGTAGAGGTGGCTCCTATTCCACTACCATTGTTAACTAGAACACCACTTGATTCAACAGCACCAGCCGCATGATTCACAGCCTTGTCGTAATCAAGATTGAGATACCCATTGGACATTAGGGGAAATACCAATTTGTACGAGTTCTCAATAAACGCATTGACCATATTCACCCATCCAAGAAGTTCTCAGCGAGAACGAACGCCTCCTCAAAGTCGAGAGTAAATGTAACTGCTGGGAAATCCATTCCTGTCAATGTAGTATTGAAAGACCGTATGAAACCCATTAATCCTATAGAATCTGCTTCTGAGCCGGTGTATGCCGCGTAGAACTCCTCGTTGCTACCCTGTGATGTGAATACGTTGTCATACCCACGATTCTTGAAAGTGAATGGTATTTTAGGCAACTCAAGTAAATCCTTATCCTCATCTGCCGCATTTCTGTATTCAAATGCCTGATTAACCCTACTTGGAATTAGTATGATGAGTTTGTTCAGGCTTTGGTCGTCTTGGAATGCGCTTGAGTCTACATATGTGTGAATCAACTGGGCCAGTTCATATGACGTTAGTTTTCTGCTCTTCGCATCTTCACCATCTCTCTTCTTCGTTATCGTCTGCCCTAGAAGAGTACCAGAGATATTCACGGTTTTCTGTGCCATGCCAGTGTCAAAGGCTAGGTTCAGTGATTCACCAGTCACGGCTCCTGAGAATGGAACCCCCATGTTCATCACGGTCTTTGATGTGTTTATGGTGATTGAGTCAGCCATCAGTGGTATCCTGTTCACGTTTCCGGTTTGTATTCCAATACCCTCATCGTTTCTTCTTTGTAGTTCTAGGAACACCTGAAAGTTGGAGAAGTTCTCACCTGTCATCAGAATCTACCTACCGCGCTTCCTGTTCTGTTCATCTGTAGTTTGATTTCCCTAGCGACCTTCTGAGCGATGTCCCTTATCTCAGCATCAGATGCACCCACTCTGCCGTTGACATGAACGTGTATCGCCCCTCCACCGCCCATGTTCCTACTAGCGGCATTGGAATGCACCCTAGCACCGGGAGGGAGATTCACCAGTTCCGGTCCTCTTTCACCGACTAAAGCCATACCGCCAGCCGAAGTACCTCCACTTGCAAACATCCTTCCTTTACTTACGCTGCCGCCCAAACCAGATTTCATGCCTTTGAATAATGATGCCTTTAATTCTTTCATTATGATACCGGGTATGGCCTTGGCCGTTTCTATGAGAGTTCTGACAAATGCACCAAACAAAGCGGATACTACTAGTATTATCTTTGGAAGGGCTTTCATAACCAACCCGAATATTGGGATTAGTATCTCACCAACATACAATTTCAACGCGCCTACCACATCCCCTGAGAAGGCCAATTGAAATACTTCAAACAACGTCTTGAGTATATCAACTGCAAAGTTCAACGCTTTCTTGATGTCTTCCAACCCTAATGATATGCCCATTTCTCCCAAAATGTTCTTGAAGTTCTTGAAGAACTTGAGTGCAAGTGGGATGAGCAGTATGAGAAGGAACGACCATAGCAATGCATTGCCTAAGAACTTGGCAGACATTTTCAGAACGCCACCAACGAATTGCATGAACTTCATGGTCTTGAATGCGAGTTTCTTGTCCAATCTCCAACCCATTGCCTGATATCGAATAGCCTCTGCTTGTCTCTTATGCATACCAGCCATCACATCCTCGTTGGTTGTCAGTTGACCTATGATTTGGCTTTCTAGTGCTTTATCGCCTTTTTCCTCACTACCATAAGCCATAGCGAATGCCTTTCTTTGGTTCTTGAATTCCTTGGTCTTCCTAATTTCTTCGGGGTCAAACTTTTTAGTGATTTCACTACGCTTTGGCATTTTCTTCTGAGCCTTTCTCAACATCTCCATTGTCTCAGCGGCTTTGCTCATGCTTTCGATATTATCTTTCTGTGCCTTATCCATAACAGCATAAGCGTCTGCAATTGCACGTATCTTGTTTTGCGCCCTCCAAAAAGCACTACCAGAGGTAATTCTAGCAACAATAGTCCAGCCTTTCAGAAATTTGTCATTCAATAAAAGACTCTCAGATAACTCATCATAACTACTTGCAAGTGCTTTGTTAGCCGCAGATATCGAATAAATCTCCTTGGTTGCCATTCACTCACTTCTTCTTTGCTTTTCGTTCTAACTCTTCATTCTTGTATGTCTCAACTTCCCCATGTATCTGCAACATTCCTAACATTCTTGAAATCGGTGTATCCTTTGCCTCCATTGGATTGATATTGAATATTCTACAGTAGGAGTATAGCATCATGTTCATTGCTAACTCCGGTTCTATTTCTCCTCCTCTTAGTGCCTTTTGAATTAACTTGCTTTTCCCATATCATCCTCCACATCCATGAATGGATTTGGGAGGACTTCCTTGAGTTGTGCGCCGATGTAAGGACTCAGCCTCAACATGTCTATCGCTTCTAATGGCGGTTCTGTCTTCTCTACAAACTCCGTCACTAGGTACTTGTAGAGACTGTTCATGTCAACTTCCATCTCTTGGGTTCTGGAATTTACCTTCATCAACTGAGAGGTAGCCTTCTCGACTTGAAGCCAAGTAGGTTCCTTTACCCACACTTTCATTATTTCATCTGAGTCAGGGCTGACCCTCAACTCATGGCATTCGGTTTCTGTTCTTGCGAACAGCATACTCTTATCATTTACTACATTTGTCATATTTTATTCCACCTTTTTTCTAACCAACAAACAAACAGATGTTGGTGGAATGTTTTTGAGAGATATCGTTACTCTTGATATCCCTCCTAATCTATGTTTTGAATTACCCACTTACCTTTGTAGAACGTTCCAGCAGGAGTGCCAGTCACACCGCTTCCCGCCACTAGAGTTCTAGCCGTAAGCGTGATTGCATACTCGATTGGTCCCTTGTCTTCGGGGAAGGGTACGTCTAGTGATTGCACTATGTAGTCCTGTAATTGTATCTGTATGATATCATTTGCTGATTTTGTGAATTTGAGAGTTAGTGTCTCACCAGAGCCATGTTCGTTAGCCGCTCTCAAGTTATCCCACACATCCGTGTCGGTCACTAGTAGATTCAGGGAAACCTCGTATGTCCTAGCACCGGGAATGTGAGCAGATGTTATTCCTCTGTCGTATGTGCCGATGAATCTTTGAGGTGCGATGTTGTTGTTTATAGTCAGACTTCCACTCTTCACTCTAGCGACATCCTGTCCGAACACCTGAATCAACCCCTCAGAGAAAAGGTATGGTTGGTTGTCTGCCTCGGTGCTTGAGTAATTCTTGAGACTGGTTGTGCTTCTCTGGTTCTTCTTGGGAACATAGCCATTTGGAGAATCGAATGCTCTTCTACTCACTAGGTCTAGGTTTGCCTTGAGTTCTTGCCCTTCCTCAAAGTTCATCGTTAGTGTGTTCACTTGACATCCAGTGAATATCCTTGAGTAAATGTCCTTGAATGGCCTAGTGGTGTCATCCGTGTCTGTCCCCTCAGAGCCAACATAGTAGTTGGCATTGGCAAGACCGTCTTTCTCCATCGTGACTTCTAATGCGAAGGAGGGCAGAGTATCCCCATTGTGTTCAGAGAAACCATATGTTATCGCTCCGGTTCCAAGAACAAAGGCATTTGCCGGTGCTTTCATCGTAGTATAATCAGTTTGACTACTTGGAGCGAAAACAGGAGGATACAATTTGTTACTCTCTGCTCTTACGAAGGTTGTGGAGTTATCTCCTAAAGTCACGAAATCATTTGTGTTAGTATCTGCGGCAGCACCCTTTGTGTGGCCTACCGAATTTATTTTTCCTAGTGCGTAGTACAACCACATTCCGTTGCTCATGGACAAGTCCATCGAACCACCAGTGACAGTCTCTCCCTTCTTGAATCTGAACCCCATGTTCCTACCAGTCAATGCTAGGGGAACTTCTCCTAGTTCGACATCCACCGTTGGAGGAGTGATGCTGTTTACAAGACCCAACCAGTTGTCTCCTAGAAGAACTGGCCTGTCTGCGCTTCCTAAGTTCACCGTCTTTGCTGGGACAGGTGCGCCAAAGGCATGTATTCTCACATGTAGGACATTGCTAGTTGCATTAGCGACATCCCTATCGAAAGTTATGCTGTCCCCGTCATTGGCGGTAATCATGGCTACAGTTTCTAAATCAGAATTACTGTCATCGGTTACAGTTGCCATGCATCCTACATACAACCCCGAAACCATATCTTGTAACTCAGTTTCAAATCCGTTGGCCCTGTTCGTTGCTACTGCATTTGCGCTAACTAGGTAGATATCTGTCTCCGGTATCATTGTTGCCGCTGAACCTGCACCTACCCATACTTGATTTCCTAACGTTGCTCCTGTTGCCATTTATTCATCTCCCTATACGCTGATAGCCATCCTCTTCATCTCAACCGTTAACTTGTAGCCCAATAACCTTTTGCCCCTATCATTGGCTTCGCTTCGACTCTGTAGTTTGACTAATTGTGCGCTATCTTCTACTGAATTGCTACTGTTACCACTGACATACACCTTGGGTTGAAGGCTATTGTTCTCAAAGATGTATCTTGTTATTCTGTAAAGTGCCTGTAGCCTATCTCTTGAAAAGGTCAACTCCGAGAAGTCTCTTCTGTGTAGTGTTCTTATGTGAACAGTAAAGCCAAACACTTCGTTTCTCACTGCATAGTCAATCGTTGGATACTCCGTAGCACCACTATCCTCGTATACTATTATGGCAGACTTTGAGTCCATGTCAACTCTTCTTCCCTCGTTAGGGGCAATGGAACGCACATCAATGAAGTTAGGGGTTTCATTGTGACTGGATGTGATATCTCCACTTGAAATCAAGGCACTAGCCGCAGACGACCAGTTGTCACTTAGCAATCGTATGATGAACGTCACTTCATCCACCGTTCAACACCTCTTTGGTCGCCTTCTGTATCTCTTTCAACATACGAGCGTGATATGCCTTCTGTGCTTCTTCTATTACAGATTCATCAGATAAAGCAAAGGCGGCATAAGCACTGTCCTTTAGCAATTCATTTCTTTCCTTTTCCCGGTCTAGTATCTCTTCTAGTATCCTAGTCGGGTTTGCATCTAACATAATATCACCCAATGAAGTATACCATGTTTGCCTTGCCCTCTAGGGTCTTGTTGGCTTCTTCTATCAGAATGTCATGTTTGGTCTTCAAGTCGATGTTAGAGTTAGTCTCTGCAATCAGAATAGAATTGTCATCATGTCGTATCACCTCTGCGGCAACTAACTTAGTAGCAGCATCGTGTATTGTAGCAGGTACTCTTCCCTCTCCGGCAAGATAAGTTACACGCACTGAGTTATGTGCCGTGAATGGGTATTCTGAATGGAAGAATATCTTTCCCTCGTCACCAATGCTCCAATAGTCACCTAGCCTACGTTGGTCTTGGTTGTCTGTGAATCCTGTTACTGTCCCATATGTGGATGCTAATGTGCAATTCGTTCCATCCTCTCCCATCAAGAGTGAGGATATGATTACCTTTGAACTGTCTTCACTGTCTGTGGTCGCATAGAAGAAGTCAGAGATATTGACTGCATTGGTAGTATCTTTCAGCGTTTTTGCCGCTGTCTCACCAGTGAACTTAGCAGTCTTCATTGGGTATACTTCATTGATTACGTCTACTATCTGACTAGCAGTTGTCTTAGCACCGAAGTTGTCATAGAAGTCCCTGACTGAGTTGTTCGCTAGGTTTCGTATTGTGAATGTGTATGTAGTAGGAATACCAACGGTTAGCGTGATTGTCCAGTCACTTGTGGTTGCTGACTCAGGAACGTCAAGAGATGCAGTAGCAGAAGCCAAGTCCTTGTAGTCATTACCTTGCCAAACCTCTAGTCTGACAATCTTCTGTACCTTGGGATATGACAATTGGACAAAACCAACATAGTCCTTGTATGACCTTAGTGGATATGCACTTTTGCTGAATCCTTCAAATTCATGAAACTCATCCTTGTAGATGGTTGGTCGATAGGATGTCTTTGTCTTATCATCTATCTTCTCCTCCACTCTCTTGATTATCTTGCCTACTTCCGCTATCGTAGGAGTAGTGCTAGAAGTGAAGGAGTTTATCTGTAGGAGGTTGGATACATCTGTATGTGTGGTATAGTAGCCTAAACCAGTGGTGTAGTTAGGATTGATTGAGGTGAAATCACTAGGGGAGGATACCTTGCCCATTAGTTCACCAGCCCCTTCAATCTATTGTATCCCAACTTCAACTCCATTATGCTTTTGAAATCCTTGTCCGTATCCTGCATCTTCTGTCTGTCTAGTTCTATGGCGGTTCTTGGTCCCTCACCACCCAAGGACCTTCTTCCAAGGTCTTTCATCGGCTTGCCCTTATCGTCAATTCTTTTTTGATATATCTCATAGTCCCTAGCACTGACTAGTTTGGTTGGTCTGAAATTTACCCTTAGTCTAACCATGCCCCTTCTTGCTTTTCCTGATTCCATCACTGGTATTGGATTGCCATCCCTGTCTTTCGTTTCTTCAATGATATCCTTACCCATAGCCTGATTGTACAGAGCATTTGCTAAATCATCAATCTTGTTTAGGTCAGCACCCGTAGGTTTTCCGTTGTCCTCCCAAATGTCGTAGAGTTGTTCAGAAGTCAAATCGTCTAGTATCTCCTTTTTCTTAGAGTCTTTCAATCCTCTTACCTTTTCCATCTGCTTTGAGTCGTCTAAGTCACTGAATGGTCTATCTCTTGAAAATAGGTTGAATGCGTACATCATTAGTTCCTCAACAACACCGACCTTCTTGCTTCCCTCTACAGCCTTGCCCTCTAGACTTCTCACGTACTTCATCCAAGTCTCCTTAGTCAACGGGTTGTTTAGTCCGAAACCAACGTTCTTCATGTCACCGGCAGATAGGTTATCCACGAATATGTCTAGTTTACCTACGTTCAGCATTCTATCCTCTGGTTCGACCAATGACAGTAGAACGTTTTTCAACGGAGATTGCTTCTGTGATAGAACGACCTTCTCGATGTACTTCTCCAAGTTGTCCATCGAAAGTAGATTCTGGTACACATCCCATGTCTCCTCTACATTACTAACTAGTCTGGTTTTACCAAACCCTTCCATTCTGTATCTACCATCATTGGTTCTATATATGCTGAATATCTCAACTGTCTCGTCTACTTCACCACTCTTTGGGCTGGCAATGGTTAGTTTGGAGTCTTCCTTCTCTAACTTCCCATAGCCCTCTGCTACTGATATCTGTTCAATGTACTTCTCAGTATCGAATATGATTTGGTTTCCCTTAACCTCTATGTGGTCTTTTATCTCCTCATACAGTATCGGTCTGGAATCAAGGAAGGCTTCAATGAATCCACCTGTAGTATCATCATCCATAGCACCAAATGGCAATCCTTCCTTGAATCCCTCTTCGGTCTTCTTTGCTTTCATCGTTCTTTGCAGTTTGTTGTTGTTATCCAAATCAGATAGGATGAAACCCATTTCCTTCATCTTTGCAAGAATCGAAGTAGACAGGATGTCATCTGGAAGTAAATTTTCACGTTGTAAGTCCTTGACTATCTCGTCAATCAATTGACTTTCCATTGTGTCTAGGAATTTTTTCTGATAGTCTTCAAAGTCTTCTTCATCAAATTCATATCCCTTGCCTTCTGATTCTCTATCAAACTCTTCTTGGGTGTAGGTGAGAAGTCCACCCATTCTACCCTGTATCATATCCAGTTTAATATTGGATTTCCTGTTGCTTATCCAAGAGAAGGGATATGCTAACATCTGTCGAAAGAACTTCTCTTCGATGAGAGTCTGATAATCTGCGTTCTTATTGGCATCTAGAATCAACGTCTGCCCATCTGCGCTTACGTCTTCATCCAGATAGATTCTACCCATTCACCCCACCTATGCAAGCCACTTAGCCCATGCAATGCCCTTACTCATAGCATTAGCAAGACCAAGACCACTTGCAGGTGGTGTATAGGACATCTGACCTGACACAGGGTCAATCCAGTATGGATTATTCATGTTGTCATATCCAGCAGGTGGAACAGGATATCCTGATTGGTTGTTGAACGCCTGTTGCTGTTGCATCATGGTATTGTTCATTCCAACTGCGGCACTGTTACCTTGTATCTGTGAGGGGTCTATTCCACCCGGATTCATCTGTCCCATGCCGCCCATCGACATTTGCTGCTCTCCTGCTGGCGTAGCGAACCCTTGAGATTCCAAATACTGTGCTTTTGCCATTCTCCTTTGCATTACTACCTCTGAGTTAATTGCAGAAGCAAGGAGGGTCTGTAGGTCTAGGTTTATGTTAGCATCTGTAATCGCGCCAAATGCTGTGGTAGCATCAGCATGCATATTCATTACACCAGCACTGTCAGTTGTGAACTTCAATTGAGGGAGCATTTGTCCCAATACCTTCTGCACAGTATCCTCGATAAGTTGTGCGAAAGCCGCAAGGAAAGCCTCACCATGATACTGAAAGAAATCCTCTACATGGTTCTCTTGTAGGGTCAAAAGATTGTTCATTGTTTTGAACTGTGATTGTTGATTGGACGCCATTGTATTCATCAATGTGCCGTTACTAGTGCCGAATAATCCCATTACTGCTCACTCTCCACTACAGCAACCTTAGCACCCTCAGTCAATAATGTTTTCACTCTTGAGTTAAGTGTGTCTGATTCCACTGTTAGGCGAAATAATTCCTCTTCTTTGCTTTCCTCATTGGATGAAGGAGGCTTAATAGTCCATCCCAATGAACTCAAGGAAGCAATGTCGGTTGCTTTCAGACTTGTTAGGGGACCACTCGCCAAGGGATTCAAGGATTGCATAGAAGGAGCCTTTGGAATGTATGCACTGAAAGAAAGACCATGTTCCTCTGCTAGTATCTGCTGTTCTAGCATCTCATATTGTCGGTGTATTGCTGCGTGTTTCTCACAGTATGTTCCTCTCATTGGATATCCCTTCCTTACTTTGTGCAGTGGAAGTGGTGGTCTTAGGTTATCACCAGCCTCCCAAACCTTATGTGTGCCACAAACTACACATCTGTCCTTTATGTTGTACTTGAACTTGTAAGGTACTTTCATGAAAGTTTTGTTCTCTGGTTTCAGGACTTTCATTATCTCCTTCAATTGTTTCTTTTGCTTGAGACTTTTGTACTCATATTGCATCACTGGACCGGCTGCTCTTGCAGCGTCTTCCCTATCCATGAATGCTTTGTTCGTCACGTTTGTCGAGTTAGCCCCGATGAGGCTAGGTGGTGTAAACTGCATGCTCATGCTGGTTCACCTCTAGTAGTCCTTTATCATTGTTAGGACACCCCTGTAAACCATCTCCGAGTCAGATTTGGCACTTACAATGTACTTGTGACAGGGTATTCCCTTGTCGTTTAACTTCTGCATTCCTTCTCTGAATGCGGCGAAAATAGGATGGCTTTCTATCGGTCCATCGTGTTCATACCTATCCTTCCACAAGTCATATTTGTTAGCCCATATTGACACTGCAATTGGGTAATCTGCCTCCCTCTTTTTCTTCTTCTTACCATTGTGATGCCAATATGGTTCACAGATTGTATCTACTAGGAACGTCCAACACAATTGCTGTTCGATGTCATAATGCTTGTTCATGTGTCTATCGTCAATCATGAATATGACATACTTCACTTTCCTCTCTTTCATGTCCTTAATCCACTCTTGCCAATAGACCGTCTGTCCTCCTAAGTCAGCCGTCTTGACTGTATGTGCATCTCCATCTAGTTTGACGTACTTCCTACTTGCACGTTGCAATCCCTCTGTCCTATGTCGAATATCCGGAACCTCACCCCTTGTTCTCAACTGGTGATTCAATGTTGTCTTCCCCGCTTGACTTGCACCGTATATTCCAAAGTTAATTGCATGTATTCTCTGGTATATCTTGTTAAGTCCCTCGACAATCAATATGGCAAATCCTGCCATTACTGACAAGATATCACCACAGATGATTCCAGAAATCCACTAAGCCATTCCATGCTATGGATAGAGTATTAATCCCAAAGACAGCCAAGGCCTGTCCCACTACAAAACTAGAGAGACAGGATACTATCCCCCAAAACCAGAACCTAGCCCGTAAGAACCAGATATCAGCAGAATGCGCTCTTTGTAAGTCATATGCAAGTGTTGACTCATCCATTCCAAATAGGATTTCGCTGACCACTCACATCACTCCCTCACTGTTCTGTCTCCAAGGTTAGGAAAGAACCCGGTGTGTTTGGGTTCAGGTTTGGAAGGTTGCTGTCACCATAGACGTTAGGGGGAGAAACCACTGTCTGGTTCCAGTTCTGTTGGAACTGCCTGAAAGAGTCCCTGACTCTCTTTCTGTTCTCCTCTTCCCTAGCCTTCCTAGACCAATAAGCGTCTATTCTCCTCTGTAGCAAGAATTCCTCAATCCAATCATTGAGAATCATATCGAATAGGGCTTTTAAAATCATAATCCCACCTATGGTGGATATACCGAAGAGGACAGCATGTTCCTCTGCTCCGTATGGGAAACTCATTCCGTATTGGGAATAGAAGTAAATGTTTATTCCACTGACTGCTCCTACGAACAGTATTGTCATCACTAATCTTGTGTCTGTATCTATACTTGGCATATTTATCACGCAAATTCTATCGAGTAAGCACCAGTACCTGTCACATCGACAAAGATACCGTTTTGGCATACTACCCCATGCATGTCATATTCCATTGATTGCCCGTTAGTCGCTCCTGTCGAACTAATCTGCAATCGTGCCACCTCTACCTCACCTGCTGAACTTGGGTCGTTATCAGCGCTGTCAAAGACCTTGACGGTGAATGTTCCAGATGTGACTGTAGATGCGTGTATGGAAACCAGTTTGCATCTACCCGTGCATATGATAGCATCAGCAGTTCTTACACCGCTGGTAAAACAAGTCCCACTGCTTGCCACTATGCTCCCTCAGTTAGTGTCTTAATCAGGTCTGCTTTTCTACCTTCTGTAGAAAGTCCTCTTTCTTCTAAGAGTTCCTTTAGGACTTTCACTGTGAGTTTGTTTAAGTCAGGAGGAAGTGGTTTTCCCTCCTTCTTCTCTTCCTTTGGTTCTTCCTTTGGCTCTTCCTTTACCTCTGCTATCTCAGGTGCAGGAGCCTTCTTTCTTCCCATTAGTTTCTCTGTTCTAGATTTTGGATATAGGTTATCCATTACACCCTTTCCATCAGGACCGCGAAGTTTCAGCATTTTGGATAGGTGTCTTACCTTGTGAGGATTCTGTTCCATCAACCTTTGAATCTCTCTCTTGTCGTCTGCTGTGAATTCTACATGTACGTTTCTATCGCCGTAAAGCAGAATACCCTTTCTGGTAGGAACTCTCGTACCGTTCCTATCGAAAGTGTATCCCTGCCACTGTATTTTACCACCGTTTTTGCTTCTTACTACTGCCATATTCACACCATAAATTGGGGGTAGCAACCCCCTTCCTGTTACTCTAGGAAGAGGGCCGCTACTTTATGTTTTACTCAAAGAAGCCCGTATACTCGGACTCTTACCATGTTGACTGTTGTAGCACCGCTTCCGGTAGCCGCACCAGTTGACTTTATGGTCGCGTGTAGTTTGAACGAGGTATTGGACTCATAGTCCCCTGTCGCACTAACTTCTGTATGCACGCTGTCCACGATAACGTTGGAAGCAGACTCTTCCCTACCAGTAATCAATACTTGATTGATGCTAGATAGGCCCAAGGATGCTGCCGTTACCACTTCTCCGCCAGTCGTGTATGCAGTGACGTTGCAAAGCGCGTCAACACAATACTCATCGCCCATTACTTTAGGGCCAGTAAAGCCCTTATGGTCAGCGATTAAAGTAACTGTAACTGCCACTTAAACACCTCACGCACTCGTTATGTTGGTAATCTTTCCTTGACCCTTGAAGAACGAACAGCCTGTCTCGCCCATTGTGCGGTACATGCCTTGGTTCCCAAGTTTTCCGACCCCGAATGGGTCACCGTTGGTGATACCGTTCTCGAAATACTGAGTCGGCTTCATTACAGATAGCCACAGGTGGTCAGTGTCTAGGATGAGTATGTCACTCAACTTGTTTGCAGTCGCATTACCAGTCTGTGTCATGTCCTTGGCTGGAATCAGTGGGATGTCATAGTATGTTGCAACTCTGAATCCGACCTCTGCACCCTTTACTCCACGAACTCCGTTGTGGGTAGGTACGATTTCCTTCCTGTCCATGAACCTCTCTTGGCTCTGTAGTAGGTCAGAGATGTGCTGGATAGTATCGTATCCAGTAATCATGACCTTGGGGTTACCTCCGTTCTGCCTGATTCTCCTAATCATGTCGTTTAGGAGGGTCAGGGTTAGAACCCTTGCGTTACCAGCGGCATATCCTGCACCGAAGTCAACCTCTGCTGAGAGGAAGTCCTCAGTACCAGTGTAGTCACCACTGCTGTTAGCGACAGTTCTGGTTGCACCGAAAATCTTGGTCTGTGTGACTGGCAGTGTTGCGGCGGCAGCACTCTGCTCACCCATATCTGCGTCACCCATTGCAGCAAGTTCACCGGCAGACGAGACTATCTTCAATAGAGAAGTGTAGTTCTCCTCAATCTCGTCATACTCTGCCTTGTCGTAGAACTCTAGTGGCATCAGAAGCATCTTGTTCTGAACCTCTGCGTGGTGCTTACCCATGTCCTCACGGACTATGGAGCGTATGTCACCAACACCGTCATCGATTGCAGCCAACTCCATTCCGAGTTCAGAGAACTCAAAGAGGTGTGCCACAGTCTTTGGACTGACGTAGAGTTTCGTGTACTCAGGAGACAATGCTCTGAATGAAGCATCTCCTCCAAGCACTGCGTTCTCTCCAACACCACCAATCTTGTCTGCGGATATTCCAGATAGGTCAGCCGTAGTTGCACCGGGGTCTTGTGTACCAACCGCGAATGCGTTTCCACTACCACCAGCAGGTCGGCTCTTGAGAACCCTCCAACCACTGGAAGTGTATGGCCTCTTGGAAATCATCGACAGTGCGTTGACTTCCTGATTTAGCATTGACCAGACTTTCTGTCCGTATAGCAAGTTGTATAGGTCACCAAGCCCACTTGCACCGCTGAAGTTGTTGCCCGAATTGTCGTGCGGGGTTCCAAATCCTCCAACTACTCCTGCTGACTTCAGCAGGGCGTTCCCTGTTCCTCCGACCATGCCATAGGTGCTGGCTTCTAGGTCTGTTATTGTTCTAATATGTCCATTGCTCATACTTAATCACCTCACTGATACCTCTCCACAATATTGTGAATGTCACTCCATGAAATCTCAGAAGCCTCTTGTAGGTTGCTTGGGATGCCTTCTGGTATCTCAAATGCAACTTCCTTTGCCTTCTTTATCTCATCGCTTTCTGCCGAAAGAGACTTGCGTAGTTCAGCGAACTCTTCCTTAAGAGCAGCCACATCGTTGCGAGCATCGTACTCTGCTCTCTCTGCGACTGATTTCTTTACGGATAGTTCTGCCTCTAGACGGGTACTGAATTCTTTGTTAAGGGAATCATACGCCATTGCCTCTAACTTCTCGGCCTTGAATGCTTCATATGCCTTTTCGACATTCTCCACAGTTAGGTCGAGAGTAGAGAAATCAGCGTTCTCCAATCCCTTTGATACCTTTAGAGGAGCAGGTGTTGCAACGGGGTTGCCACCGCTAACGACTTCCTCACCGGCCTCAAAGTCTCTTGTTGAATCTTCATCAAGAGCCTTCTCCTCCATGTCTTCATCGTCATCGGCTTTCATCTCGCCGCCCATCTTCTCATCCTCGGTCATCATCATTTCTTCAGTGTCCATCATCTCTGACATGTCACCTTTCTCCATTTCTTCTTTTTCTTCTTCCTTTCGGAGCGAATTGACCTGCTTCATCAGGCTGTTCAACTCCTCTAGGGCTTTTTCCAGTTTTTCACTCATATTTTTTTCCTCCATTTTTAAAATGTCGAATTTCGCTTCCGGGTTTATTCCTTTTTCACAGACAGTAACTTCATGCAACTCAAGTTTTTCTATCTCGTTGTATTCCCCGAACTCCTCAGATTTTCTCTGTCTCTTTGATATTGCTTGTCCACCTATACTAAATGACCGTAGAGTTCCTTTTCTAATACCTCTTGAGATTTCCTTAGCCTTCTCGATGTCATCGCGCATCTTGATTACTACATAGAATCCAACGTCATCTACACCTGTTTTGTGTAAGACACCGTTTGAATCTCGATATTTTTCTACGACCTCCCCGACTTGAACATTTGAATGATTTGACATTACATTTCTGTATTTTTCTTCTTCCATGTATTTATTGACTGCTTCTTCCAATGCTTCTAGTGTTATTAGGTCGTTTTGCTTGTCTACAATTTCTATAGATGCATACCCTCCAATGACTAGATTATCTGATTTTAGAATGCTGAATTCGGCATCAGTTTCTGCTTTCAATAATACTCCTGTTGTTGCTAACACTCAAATCACCTTTTTTTCTTACTATTTAACCTACTCGCTATTTTTCTTGGGAAATGGCAAATCAGCATACTTATCTTCTGATATCATCCATACTCCGTCATCATCTGTCTTGTCTAACATCTCTTGTTTCTTTCCGGTCCAAGCCAACCATGTTTTTTGCTCATCCAATGGAACAACTCGCACGTGCATTCTGGTCTGGAACTTATCACCATCCAACCTATACTCATGATATCCATCCTTCTGAACTCCTAGTTCCAAGTCACCTGCATCTAGTAGTTTCTCTTCATTTACAGTAGTTGCCACAATTGCAGGGAACTTACCAGACTTCCCGAACAGATTGAACACATCCTCTGTGTCTTCTATGTCTATTGTCCAAGCCATCTTCTCCCCACCTGCTCTGATTACGAAGTCTATGTTTCCGTCTTCACGTTGGAACAACTTGAATTTACCTTGGTTAGGAGTGTCTTTTTTTTTCAACTCTTCAATGTCTTTCTCAAGAACGTCATCTCTTGCTTGGAACTTGTTCGGGTGAACGTACTGTATGTCCTCTTGTCTCTTCAACCATGACATGAGTTTGTCAGGCTTCATCTCAAACAGTTCTTCGTAGGTGTCCTTGTAGTGTTCTTCTACGAAATCCAGTATCTTGTCGAATGGCTTGGGGTCATCACCATGCTCAATGATATCGTTTCTTATTCCAACCCTCAGTTCTGACCTCTTTGTTTTGAGTATCTCAGTAACTTGCTCCTTCCAGATGTCTATGTTGTACAGAGCATTCTTCTGCATCAGGTCATCACCGCTGAAACCGTAGATGGTAAACCCATCTAGGTCTGACTTGAGTATTATCTCAGCAGTACCGTGTATGTCATCCGTGATGTAATACCCTTTCTTGACCTTCTTCTTCTTCTTATCTCTAGCGATATCAGCAGCAGTCTTTGCTTTAGCAGCATTTTGAACTCCACTCATCACTTTGAATCTATCACCAACTGCTTTACCAGCAATGAACTCTATAGCCGAGTCAAGAGATTTCTTGGTCTTGGTTGATAGTTGCTCTAGAGTTTCTACCTTGTCAGACTCCGTTACCTCTGGTATCTCGATAACCTTGGCCGAATAGAGACTGAAACCATCCTTGCCTTTCTTCACTTCGTCTACCTTGACTCTGACTATATCACCGACATCCACCTTTTCCTTAGTGTTCAATGCCTTCCCAACTGAAAGATATGCTTTATCTCCTAGTTCAGTGGTCTTGTAGGTTCTTGCTGTCTCAGCATTTACTGGCCCTATTCCCATAGTGTAAGAGAAGAGTCCACTAGCAGTCTTCTTGGAATCCAATACTACGACATCCAAGTCAACAAACTTCTTCCATTTTATCCACTTAGGATTCTTCTGCTTTCCTATGATGTATGTGGATTCTATGTCCTTGATTACGACTCCCTCTGATGATGGTAGTTCCATTATCACCTTAGAGTAGTCCTCGACCTCCTTGATTGAGTCTGCTATTCTTGTGTCCTTCTTGGATGGGAATGCTAGATTCTCAGTGGAATGAGAACTGTACTGGTAGAAGAGAATGTTCACTCTTTCCCTCAGTGGCTCATCGGCAATCATCTTGCCCTCATGCTTCATGATGTCGAAAACGTGAGCAGATAGCCTTCCCTTCGTTTCCTTCTTGAACACATGTGCCACAGTATCAGCACGATGCAATGGCTCATCTTCTAGGAATAGGGTGAGTTCAGCATCGAGTATGCAGTCACCGAAGTTCTTCTTCTCCATCTCCTTGACTTGCAATGGACACTTATCCGTGATGTCCTTCTTGTTGAATGAGTATATCTTGATGCTGTCTCCATCCTTGTGAATCTGTATTCGCATCCCATCGTACTTCTCCTGAACGAGCCACTCACCACTGAATCCCTTGAGTTGCTTCAAGTCATCAGTCTCAAAGATTCGATACATCGGCTTGTTGGGTATGAGGAAGTCAACTTCCTGCTTCTCCTCCTCGCTCTTCTCCGCTTTCACAACATCCAAGTCAACGAGAGCATCCCACTTGTCCTCCGGGTAAGTCTCGTTGTACATCTCCTTCAATCTAGAGAATGACGACTTGAACTTGCTCTTTACCCTACGAGTGTCCTTCCCCTCTGCTCCGTAATGCTCTATGATGTAAAGTGGAATGTCTTCTACCTTCAAGTCAAGTCCCATCGTTCCCTGAGTTATCTGGTCGGGCTTGAGTTTCTGTGACTCGTATATCTTGTCAGGCATCTTGTTGGAATGGGAGCGCATCGCATAATGGATGAATGATATGAAGATGTCAGGCTTCTCCATGAATGTGTCAATGACATCATCACCTAGCAACTTGGAGAAGGGGTCGCTTATCTTCTCCGACTTGAATCTCATCTCCTTTATTTCCTTGAACAGAGTCTCGGCAGTTCCCGACTTGGCATCATAGACATCATCATCGAACAGAATCTTCTCAGTGACGTACTCCTTCAACTCCTGAGCGAAGTTGCTCATCTGGTCGAAGTCCTCACGAATCTTCTTGACGATGTCCTTCCATTTCTTCCCATACTCAGATGGGTCTGCCTTTGCTGAGAGGTATGCGAATCTGGTGCGCTCAAAGAAATCAAGGACTCTCTTAGTGAGTCCGTCTTCTTCCTTCTCAAATGCTAGACCAGAACGAGGCATTCATCCTCACACCTGTCTCGCTTCACCAGTGTTGAACCAAGACGACTTTTTCAGAGTGCCATCGTTTGTCTTATCTTCCTTCCCTTCGATGTTGCTCGTCTTCGGGATAGGCTCTTCTGACGGATTCTTCTTCGGCTTCTTCATCTTGATTTCCTCTCCCATCAGGTCATCCTTGTTCTCAAGGATTCCTAGATGTCCTGCTTCCTGTATAATCTCCTTTGCCTTCGCAATGGCTTCCTGTATGATTTCTTCTTCTGTCATTTATCTCACCACGGTTTATATCCACCAAATTCTCTTTGTATCTCGTTAATCTCTTTTCCTAGTATCTCTGAGGCTTTGAATCCGGGGCCGAATCTATCCACTTCAGGGTCATCCGAGTCTACAGGATTCTTGTCGTTATCCCACATATACCTCATCAACTTAGATGCTTTATCATCCATTTTTTCTTTCATTGATTCAAGTTCATTTCGCATAGATTCTACTTTAGGGTCACTTAGAAGTCCCTCTACTTGAAGGTTATACTTTACGCTGTCCTCACTACTATCACGGTCTTTCATCCTCGATTCAATTTCTTTTCGCGCTTTAGGAGGAAGCGAATCCAGTAACTCTTTGAATTGAGGATTGCGAATGTCAACTTTCAATAAGTTTTGCCAGTTTGCCATTCTATCCCTCTATTGTCTCTATGATTTGATTGATTTCTGACCAGTCCATCTTCGCTATTGTGTCTCCTGACATTCCTGATTGTTCGTTGCTTATTGCTGGTCGTGGACTATCGACTACAACAAGTCCACTCTTCATCAGTAGATTATCTTTCTGATAAACGACCTCTTCCAAGGATTTCACCTTGCCAACCAGTTCTTTCAGGAGCAGTAGCATCTCGTTCTTCTCGTCACTCATGCCTCTTCCTCCTTCCTGAACTCATTTAGTTTTTCCTTAAGATTTCTTTTTAGTGTTCCTTTCATGTTCATTTCAATCACTTTTCAAACAATTGCTTGTATTGTTGCATGTTGCTCGTTATCGTGTTAGCGAAGCCTAAGCGTATATCTTCAATTTTATTACCCATTAACATTTCAAAACCCCTATCAGTAGCGTATTCTGAATTTGAATCCTTAAACACATCATTAATCAATTCGTCATCGTAAGGACCGGATTTTGGGTTTTTATCTGCATACTCCTTGGCTTCTTTCTTTATCTTATCAAGTTCTTTCAAATCTTGATAAATCTTCCTTGTAGCAGATGTTAGTTGTTGTCTAGTGACTGGTGGTTCTTTGAATCCTGCACTCATTACAATTTGTAACATTCGCTCATCTTGTGGAATAGTGATATTCACTAACTCCCTCAACTTCTCTTCAACCTTTTTGAAATTAGGGCTTTGATAGGACTCTGAATATCGCTCCGCTTCAATATCTCTTCTTAGAGCATCTCTCTCAAATTCCTCTTCTGCATCCATGTCTTTCAGGATATCTTGCCAACTCATTTCATCGCCTACCATACCTTGCTTCATTAAATGACATTTCTGCAAGTTGAGTGTTAAATATTAAAGCATCCTCATATGCATCTTCAACCTTTTTCTTGAACTCATTGAAGTCTTCCATCAGTTGAGTAGTGCTTCCTACCTCTTGACCATCAGGGCCATCGAACATTTTATCCATTTCGTCTCCGCCTATTTCATCTACAAGCATTTTCAATTCTGTAAGTGTTTTATCCAACTCTTTCTTCATCCTCGGTAGGCTCTTTGCTTTCTCCTTGGCATTCTCTTTGTCAGTGTAGAACCCTCTTTCATTTTTGATTATATCTTTCCAACTCATTTCAATCACTCCAACTCATTAAGTAGTCCGGCTTCATTAAAAATAAGGTATGCTTCAGGGAATTCTCCTTCTAGATTATCAGTATCGCCACGACTTACTGCCGCCATTAATGCAGACAACTCTCTGTTTGTTCGATAATCAGTCCATTCGTTTTCATAATACTGACCTTGGAAATCTTCTAAGGCTTCTAATGTTTTTTGGTTCTTATTACCATACTCAAGTTGAGGGGCTGAGTCTTCCTCTTCCCCTGCATCCCTTTTCCTTGTATAGTATTCATCTGAGACTGATTGGTATACATCCTCAAAGTGTTCACCGCCAGTTACATTCATGTTCATATACTTGTCAATGGCTTTCGTAGCATAATCATCGAGATTATCCTCCTCTGCTATCTTAGCCATTTTTTCTCCTAGTTGATATACCTCATAGTTGAGTTCATCCATGAAACTAACATATTTATCTTGTAGCGACTCGTTCTCTTCAAGTAACTCACGCATTGCTTCAGGAATATAATCGTCTTCATTACCATACAACTTTAGTATGTCAAACCAACTCATTCTAACTTCCCCTTCTTCTTTGGATAAATCTCTGCTCTCAACTGGTTGTAAAGTGTTTCATAGTCCTTCCGTAATTCGGATGCTGTGGCAACTAGGTCTAAGTTGTTTTCATCGAACTTCTCAAACTTCTTCTGCATGTTCTTGTCGTTCTTCACCAAGCCAATACCCTTCATCGCAGTCAGCAAATCAGACAACTGCGTTATCTCCTGACCCATGAACTCAGACGGTTGAGCAGACTGTAGGAGTTTCTTTATCTTCTTCTTCTCCTTTGGGTCAAGTTTATCCACTAGACCATTTGCTTTCAGGATTGTTTGCCAACTCACTCGTCTTCCTCCTCTTCATCGTACAAATCATGGGCCTCTATTATGTTTCTGAATTCCCTGTGGAACTGGAATGGCCTTGGTTCCTCTATCTCCTTGAGTTCGTTTACAACTCCATCGTTGATGAAATCATCCCTTCTCGTTATCTCAAACACATGCATCAGGAACTCTATTGCTGTGAGGTACTTCTCGATGTTCTCCTCTATCTTTTCATCCTCTCCGTCTGCATCCAAGTAGTCGTCATGCATTTCCATTACGTCTTCTATAAGTAAGTATAATGCGCTCTCCAAGTCATCGAATGATGATTCTTCAAACAGAGCAGGAAATGCTTCCATCAAGTTGTCTTCTTTAATGAGATTGAATAGTTCATCTAAGTTGCTCTCATCGAATCGAACGTATCTCTCTAATCGGCTTCTGGATTCTTTCTTGTCGTATGGTGTCATTGCTTCCATACCCAAGAAGTTCAGCAAGTCTTCCCATACTTCCTTGGATGTCTTGCCATTGTACATCTTGTATCCTAGTTCATCCTCTTGCATCCATTCCTTCTTGTCATCATCGAACCTAGCGAGTCTGATTGGATTCTCTAGATACACCTCACGAACGGGCTGTGCTATTCTCTCACCTAGATAGAGGAACTCGTTTATCTTATCCTTGAATGTTGCAAACTGTGTAGACCATTCCTTTGCGAACTTCTTCTTGTTCGGAAACTTTTCTTCCATCTCTGCTGGACTGTTGAACTTTGAAACCATTCGTAGTATTTCCTCTAGGCTATCAGCATTCATCTTTCTACTAACGAAGGTTTTCTTCTGTCCTGCTCTTCTCTCTATTTCTTTGATGAAGTTCTCTTGAAGTATCTCTAGAACTTCCTCTATCTCTCCTCTTGCTTGATATTCAGGAGACATCAACTCCTCTTCTGTGGAAGCCGATGGTAGTGACTCAATCATCTGTAGTGCTTTGGTAGCATCGGCCATGAAACCCGGATTGTTTCTCAAGTCTCCTCCTTCTCTTGCTCTCTTATCTTCCAGCGGTGCTGGTTGAGTCAGCAGATTTGGACCGAAGTTCTCCCCGTACTTCTCCCATGTCTCTGCCGCATCTCTCAATTGCTTGGGGGTTAAGTTTCCCTTCAAGTCGTATATGTCAGATTGGACTTCCTCACCCTGCTTTCTGAGGATATCCATGAATGACATTCAATCACCACGGAATGTTTTCTTTCTTCAACTTCTTCTTCTTAGGCAGGAGAATAGCATCAGGGATATCAGTGGAGTTGGGTAGTGGCTTTGACTTTGTATTTGGGTCAATGCCTCCTATTGAGAAATCACGGTTCTTCGTGATTCTGTTCTCATGGTCCCTTCTTTCTTCATTCCTTGCTGCTTTCAATTCTCTTTCCAATTGTCTTACGCCTTTCTTTTCACTCATTTGTTTCACCTTTCTTGTCTTTTACTGCATCCTGCATTGGCTCTTCCTTATCACCATCTCCATCGATGTCAATAAAATCGGGCTTTGCATTTTTTTTCAATATTTCTTGCCATTCCATATTCCTTCCTCCGTAAATAATCTGATTCTCTCGTCTGTCTCTTTATTCAGTTTGTCAATCTCTTCTTTCCATCTTCTCGCGGTTTCAAGCAGTTGACTCAACCTACCCGCCTCTCACTACGCCTATCGACATTTTCATTCCCTGCTTCCCTTGGCAAACCACTGAATCTCTTGTCGGGACCAACGCTCATGCTTGGTTTGTTTCTACCTTTCACAGTCGCGGGTTGACCTGCTTCTTCGCCAGTTGGTCTAGTTCCGGTTTCCATCATCTGACCGAGTTGTGATTGGTCAATGTTAGTTCCAGCGTATGGGTCCAATTCGATGTCATCTGTTTGTTGTTGGTCTTCTGGTTGTGGTGGCTTCACGTAGGTGAATCTACCCTCATCATCCATATTGACCTCAAACCCTAGATTCTTGATAGCCGCCGCTACGTTGACCTCAATCTCTCTCTTTCGCAGTTTAGCAATCTCATCCTCCTCTTCGGATGGTGGTAGTTTCAATTCCCAATCGCTTATACCGAACTCTGATGTCATGAATGGGAACACATAGTTGTTCCAAATTGTCTGAGCCATCTCGACTGCTCGGTTGGTTACGAGTATCTGCATACCCTCGTTGTTCAACCCACCACTAGCAGAGTTATCCGCCATGAATACCTTGCTCACTCCATAGAACCCTGATATTCTATCTCTCAGGTCATCCTTGACAGACATGTAATCCATCTCTTTCAGGCTATCCATGAACTTCACCCACTCGACAGAACCCTTACCGCCTTCTGCTTCGATTCCCATCACAGGAATGAAGTGTGGGTCTTTCTCCATCTTCTCCTTGACGCTTCGCCAAAACGACCTCATCGAATCGATGTTCCTAGTCTGCACTGCTAGTAGGCCCTTGGGCATTCTAGCCTTGGTATATGATGAGTTGACGTAGTTCTCCATTGCTATCAGAGTCGTAACATGATTCCATAGCGTTATGATTGGTGATAGCCCGTACATCCTACCGGGTGAGTATTTGCTGAAATGCAACACTTCACCCTTCGTGAAATACTGTTCCTCTCCCTTGACTCTGTTCACGTAATGAACAGGATGCAGTTCGGAATTGCATTCTTCACAAAGACCAGTGGGACTTGTTTCTATCCTGTCCCTGTGTTTGACACAGATGTATCCTCCTTTGCCTCTCTCACCAGTGTCATTGGAATAGATGTGCATTGAAACGGGGTCACCACGATAGACCTCCTTGATTCGATGCATACGAATTTCGTTGTTGTTATCTATGAAGTATTCCTTCACCATAACAAGATATGCATCATCCATGATATTCAAGTCATCCTCTAGTTCCTTCAATACGTCTATGAACATCTGCTCTGATTTGTTGACGTAGCCACCTAGGAATTTCTGAGCGTATTTCAGTTGTTGTGGATTTGGCTTCTCTAGATTCATTGAGCCACACTCTACACATTGCTCAACTGGTGACTGGTGTTCCTTACCACAGTCTTTGCATCTCTTCACGAATTTCTCTTCCCACAGATATCCTCTTCTGAATATCTCCTGCTTGAGTTGAGTAGTGCAAGTCCTGACAATGACTGATTGCTGTGCTATGTGGTATATCACAGGAGATGTGAGTAGATACGATGTGTCCTTCTCCTGAATCCCCGGATTGTATATTGTTCTATCTGCTGGTTTTGGAGTTGTCCTACGAAATAGGTTTCCTATTCTGAATCTTCTTTTTTCATCTGCCATACTATGCCTCCGTCTTTATGACCCCTTCAATGACATCCATCTCTGTCATCTTAGAGTTTTCATGGAATTTGGATACTGTGTCTCTGTCTATGCCATATTGAATAAAATCATAGTTGGCATTGTCTTTGTGGTTTTCGTACTTCATCAGTTGAAACAACTCTTGCCTTCGTGGTTTGTACCACTCTGCCTTCTTGTGCGACTTCTTCATTCTAAGTAATTCCAATAGTATGTCTGCATTTGCTCCTTTCATCTTCAAGAAGGGTTTGCATTTTGTAAGAATCTCATTTACATCCGCCGCAGAGTAGAAGTTTAGTCTGTTGACAGGTTTGGTATCCTGTGGGGATTTCTGGTCTAGATGCAATCTACCACACCCAAGGGACTTGTGCATCTCCAACATGAACGCCTTACCCCTGTCTCCTGTTGCTACTAGGCCGACTCTTGGATTAAAGTTTTTATCCATTGTAATGTATCCATCAGAGTCTATGAAAGCGGCAGTGTATGCATAGATATCCTTCTTTATTTCATCACTGAATTTGTAGAAAGCACCGTCAATCGTGGTAATGTTCTGAGTCCTAGCCATCTTTGAAATTATACTAGGCGAGGTTTTCTTGAACAGGTTCTTCGGTAGTCTCTCATGAATCTGTCTAGCCGATATGCCGGGTTCCTCACAGACAGCGTGAAGAATCTCTTGTTTGATTACCTCCTTCGGGCTGATGCTCGGCATATGATTCTTGATTATCTTCTTGAACTCCCTCTTCCCATTTGTCATTTCTTTCGACAGGGATGAGTAATCGGAGTTATATGGTATATCTGCTCTATGCAACTTGGCTTCCCAATACTTGCATAGAGAATCAATCGCATCTCTTCTAGTGTTCTCGTCATGTATGTATGAGAGTTTGATTAGTTGCTCTTCGGAACAAACCATCTCCTTGACTACAGGTTTGTACTTGGCAATCCAGTATATTCTGTCTATTGTATTATCCAAATGAGATGCGTATCCTTTGATTAGATTGTCAATCGATTCCGTGATGGCTATCTTTTGCTCTCCTTTCAATGTTCTTCGGTAATCCTTGAGTTCCTTGATGAGGGATGGAATGTCCTTGCCCTCTACCTCATACTTCTTGAACTCGTCATTGAGTTGCTTTTTGGCATCTGATAGGGAGATGCTATATTCTACTGCGAACTTCTTCTCTATGTCAAAGTGATTGGTCGTGTTCTGCTCTGATAACCAAGACCTCTTGAGTTCGTCAGAGAGCCTCTTCTGCTCTTCAACTAGGGTTTGTTCCTCATCAGCGAGAGAAGCCATCTCCCTGAGTTTATCTCCTTTTTCTCCCATTGTATTCACCTATAGATTCAATCCCAAAATACCCGGTGGTATCCCACTACCTACCGGCGATGTCGGAGCCGTATCAAACAAGTCCATGTCGTCTAGCAGAATAAAGTTCTCCCCCGGTGATTGGGTAGCGGCATTAGCCAAAGCGAGGCTCATAACCAAGTCGTCATGCGCACCAACTCCCTCAAACCTACCGGAGTCCGTGATGCTGAACATAGAAAGTTCCTCAATCAAGAGGTTAGTCAACCTTCTGCTGGCGTTATCGCCATAGGGAAAGTTGAATTTTTTGTTTTCTATGTTCATCTGCAAGTTCAAGATTATCTCCTGCTTCTTCTTCCTTGTCGTGTCGAAGTCCTTGACGTTCAAGTCAGAGATGCTTCTCAATTCCTGAGTGAACGCCTTAGCGAATGTGTTAGTCTCATAGAGAACTACCTCTGGTTGGAATATCTTCCCAATCAATCTAATCTTCTCTATGTTCTCCCTGAACTCAACGTTCTTGGCTCGGTCAACATGCACAATTGTCTTGTTTGCCTCATCATCAACCTCAAGCACCGTGATTACATTGTAGTCACCGTCAGTGGATATCGCTGGGTCAACCCCAACGTAATACTTGTATCCCTTATCCCTCCTATTCCCTAGTTTCAGAACGTATTCCTTGTTCTTGCAATTCTCTATGAACTCAGGGTTGAACAACGAAGTACCTGTTGATATCGGTACGCACAAGTATTCCCTTGTGAACTTGAGAGAGCCTATCTCAGCCTTCCTCTGCAAGAGTGCATCATGGTCCCAACGCTCAGGCCAAAGCGGTTCGTTCAATGCATTGAAACAGGGATACTTGGTTACGGTGTATGCTTGGTTCTCCTCCAATTGTGCAAAGATGTCAGTGTATGTGAATGGCGTACCAATCATACGAAGGTTGGATGTATGGTGAAGCGTTGGTATCATGTCACCGAAGAACCAATCTGTAACTCTCTGTATTGCTGATAGACTGAACTCCTTCAAGGGGTCGTCAATGACAATCTCCTGTGGGTGAAGACCACGAATCTGAGAGCCTACTGACCTCTCAAGTATCGCATTACCGTTTGTGAGTTGTATGTTACCAATAGCCCAATTGCGTGAGGGTCGGAACTTCTTTAGTGCTGGATGATTGAAGTACCTGTCAATCTCCCTCATGTGAACTAGAGTCTGCTTCTGGTTCGATGAGATGTATAGCATCTGATATGGCGGTTCTTGGAAGACTAGATTCCATACCACCCAACAATGCATGAAAACAGACTTGCCGTGGTCACGACTACAGATTATGACAGTCCTATCCGTGTTCTGCATGGATTCCAACCACTCTTCCATGTATGGTGGGAACATCATGCCGAGTACGTTCTGGAAGAAGTAAGGGAACGATGTCTTTGACAACTCCATGTCCATCGCAGATACGAAGTCCATGTCATCTAGTTCCATCAGGCCTTACCTCCGAATATGTTAGGCGGTCCACTTATTTTTAGGATGTCGAACCAACTCATTCAACCCCTCCTCTTGAACCAACCGTGAAGCCCCTCGTCCTTCTCTCTACTGAACGTTCCGGCCTTTCTTTTCTTCGGCTTTCCGCCCCTTCTCTTGTAGTCTCTACAAGCAGAGCAAGTCGGTCTGCATCTTCTCTTCTGTCCCTTTGATGCATCCTTCCTACCACAAGGCTCTGTTCCGGGTTTGTCATCTGTGCAAGACGAACAACTAACCCAATCCTTGGATATTACTTCCTGCCAACTCTTACTGACTTTATCCGAATCAAGATACGCATCAGCAATCAATGCACCGACTTTCTTCCCAGTCTCGACATCACTTGGGAAATGATTTCCCATCTGTATCCTTGACATGGATATCTTCTCTGCCATCTCATTGAGTTCCTTCTGCTTATCGGGATGCTCCTTCCCTAGTATCTTCGCAAGGGCATACGATTCTGTTGCATGTCCACTTGGGAATGACGGTGTGTCATCCGTGCTAGTCATGGATTCTATCTTATCGGATATCTCATACGGTCTAGGTCTTCTGTACTTCATCTTGAGTTTGATTATGTGGATATCGATGTCCTCGATTAGTTTCTCCCTATCTTCCATCTCCTCCCCGACTATCTTCAACATCATCTCATGGTTGTTCATGTCTAGGTCTTCTATCTCACTCTCATCGATTTTCTTATCCTTCATCATCTCGATGACCTTGGGGAGTTCCTCCTCGTTGGATGGATGTGAATACTCAGGGAATGTCACATCGAAACTAGGAGTCTTTTCCAGAAGTTTCTGCTTGTCGTCTGGTAGTTTATCTACCCATTTTGACTCTGCTTTGGTCAATGCTTTTTTTTTTGAGTTACCCCAATTTGCTGCGCCGACCTTTCGGCACTGTACCAACGCACCTGACGCATATGCAGAAGGCCACTTGTCGTATCGGCTCCTGACCTTGCGATAGCAAGCATCTTTCTTCTTCTTCAAGTCCTCAAACCAGAGTTCCATGCTATCACCAATCCCTACAAGCCATGCATCTAGGGGAGTTGTCACCACCCTTGCAAGTGGAACATTTGTGTCTAGCCCTGAATGACTTTCTCCTCTTGCCTGACCTCTTGCCTGATACTGTTACTCCCCTCTGTCCCCAATGAACTCGCTTGTATCCTCCACCGGGTTTGCTGACGCACTTCATCCACTTCTTGCCCTTGGAAGTTGAACTGGTCTTCTTCGTTGGTCCCTTGCATTGTGCTTTGACTAGGGCGAACCATTGTATGCTTGGTTTGTAGAATAGTTTCCTGATTGCGGTTGTCGAACTTCCTTCATTCTCCAACATCGTGAAGACCTCTCTTATGTCGTCAGGGATATCATCTTGGTTCATGACCTTGTTATTTGAGTCAAATTGTATGGGGTTGAATCCCTGTTGTTCAAAAACTGGTACACCTGCTGGTTTTGCCGCTCCTACGATTGGTCTGTTACTATGCATGTCAATTACTTTGTTTGATATCCAACTACCAGCACCCCTTGTCTCTTCTTTGCTAAGACCAGACTCCTTCGCGTGGCTTTTCAAACCAGTTAGAAGATAGACGTTCTTGTATGGTGCGATTCCTTGAACTGCAATTGGCTTACCGTCTTCTACCGTTGGGTAGTATGCAATGTAATACTTCGGATTGGCCTGACCAAAGGGAGTATTAGTGAGCATCTGGTATCTATCTGCTCTCGTTTGGTAGTCTATGCCGTGTTCTGCAAAACGCGCTTTGACCTCATCTTCCGACAATGGAGGTGAAATCTGAAACTCTGCCATCTAATCACCGGAATGTCGCCTTGAGGAAGTAGATGCTCTCCTTGGGGACACCATACTTTTTGCTTAGATTGTCCATCGAATCCATATCTGTAACGATATTCTCAATCTCACCAGCGGATACTTCCACACTGTACTCCTTCTCCATGATACCCATCGCCTTTGAGATATGATTGAAGTTGTCTAGTTTCGATGTGTTGTAGTAGATGGGCTTGTCCATCATCTTCCTGATTGTGTCATGTACCTCTAGGACTGGTATCTCATTGGACTTGATGATGTTCATGTCATCCAATGCAGAGCGGAACTCCGCTACTTCCTTCTCCATCCCGGCCTTCTCATAGACAGAACTGCTTCTCTCCAAGTAGGATTCTATCGCTTCGATTGGATAAATCTCCGCCTTGTCCCAACTCTCTGCTAGTTCTGCTACTGACTTGCCACCGAATGTCCTATCTGACTTGTTGTTCTTCTGTAGGAAGTTGTGATACCAGTATCCAATCTCTATGTCAATGGCATCCTTGAATGACCTGCCTCCGACAGCCATTATCTCCATTGCCGCTTTCTTCAAGTCAACGAGGGCATTCTCTAACTTGTTCATGTCCTTGAACTTGGATGGGTTGCTGAGTTCCTTCAATGCCCTGCTCATCTTTTCTAGTTGTGATGGTATAATCAATCCACCCTGTCCTATGCTCTCAGCCCATAGTAGCATGAAGAATGCATTTGCTTCCTTGTTGTCCTGAGCAAGGGTCTTGAACAAGTCAATTGCAGAACCTAGTTCCCCGCTATCACCGAATGCTATCGCATCATCGAATGGCTTGTACCTGCTGTTGATTGGCTTGACATAATACTCAAAGATGGCATCTAGCATCCTGTCGAAGTCATCCTTCAAGTCTCCTAACTCGGATGTGAATGTCTTCTTGCGACCCGTTCCGAAACCAGTCGTACCCATTGTGGCATCCATGCTTCTCTCCTGTGCCGTGAATGGGCTTGAGAGTCTCTCCATCTCATTCTCGCTACTGTCAATTATCTCACCGACTGCTTTGAGGAATTCAGTGATGTTTTCCATAGTGCTGTTGTAGTCCTGTAGTAGTTTACGCGCATCATCATCCAACTCCGAGTAGAGTTCTCTATCATCAATCATCGCAACTAATTTCGGTGATACTGGTAGGTGATACTCGGAACGAGTCGATGATGCCTGTTGCATGAGTTTGTCTATGTGTGAAGACAACTCGGAACTGATGTCAGTTGTATATTTGGCTCCTGCTATAGCGAAGTTACGACTAAGTTTCCTGAGTTCCTTCAAGAACAGAGGACCGTCTAGCCAAGCACTGTACTTGTTCTCCTTCTGCTGTTGCGGTGCATAGACGTAGTAGAACAATGGGTCAACATCGACATCCTCCATCAGTCTCTTTAGTTTCCTACCGAGTAGGGTTCTCTCCTGTGCAGACTCCCTTGCATCATCGGTTGTTCTAGTATCAGTTGCAGATGACTCGTATGGGTTAGCATCATCCAAGTCCTCAACTACATCTTCGATACCGTAATCATCATCATCTGATGGAACAATATCTCCTTGTTCTCCGACTATGGCGGGTCCGAGTTCTCCTAACTCCTCTCTCAACTCATCACGAATCTTCCTGTCAGTGTACTGACCACTACCAAGTCCCTGAGTCAATGTCATGAATCTCTCAAAGAAAATGAGATACTTGTCTCTCTTGTCCATGTGGTCTTGCATCTTGAGTGGTTTCATTACGAAGGTGTATTGCATACTGTGAGGATACTGGTTAAACTCATCAGCATACTTCCCAATCTTGGTGACTATTCCCTTGAGTCTCTCGTCTTCCGTGTCGAAATCCTCCAAGCCATCAGCGAAATCACCAACAGCCTTCACCAGTTCATCGAATGTCTTCTCATGTATTCCCTGCCAATAGTCGTAGATTCCCTCTCTCCTAGTCAGGAACTTGAGGTCGAGTTTGCCAATCAGCATATCAGCATCCAACTTGTCTGCTTCGTAGAACGGCATGTCCCTCTGGATTAGTCCAGTTAGATAGTTGATGATTGGCTTGACCCTGTTTCTGAGTTTGCTGTTTCTCTCAGTCTCCAACGCTCTCTTGTATGTCTTGAGTTTGCTTGGGCTAGTATCACCTACAATCTGTAGGTTGATGAGAGATGGAACGTCATTGGTTAGGAACATCTTGGAAGTCAGTCTTTGTCCTTCTGCTGTGAAGTTCCTGAGAACCTCATCTAGTTCTGTCGTTAGTTCAGGTATCTCCTCAATGACATCATCACTCAGAGCCGTTAGGATGAATGTGATATACGACTTTAGATTCTTCAATCTACCAATGTTAGGATATCTCTCCTTGAGTTTCTGTGTAGCCTCCTCTGCTGGCATATCCAACTTTGCGGGAAATACCCCATCTTCCTTCACTACTTGCATAACCTCCTGATTGGTGATGCTTCCTCTGAATTGCTTTGCCAAAGCAACTGCTTCTTCTAGTGAGAAAGTTTCTTTCTGTTTGTCATCAACATGCTCTTGTATGCTCTTTGAGAACTGTCCTTTGTCTTCTGTGATGAACTTGCGAACAAATTCAATTTTGTTATCATTAAGCATCTCTAGAGTCATATGTTCTCCCTCAACCAATCCAACGGTTCTATAGTCTTTCTTTCGTGCAACATGTTAGTATCATACTCACTGAGAAGCGTTGCCATCTTCTCCTTTATCGCTAGTAGCATGTCGTTTCTAATCTCTTTGTACTTAGCAGTGGAGAGTTCGTCATCTAGTTTTTTCTTGTTCTCATCGCTTTGCTCTTTAGCATAGGCATTGACCGCGCTTCTCACATCACTTGTCCTTTCTTGATATGATAGTTCTGCTCTTGCTAAGTAGAGAATGAAGTCTCCTAGCATCACTTGGTTCTTGTTTCCCTCTGCGGCTAGGAATACGGCTCTGGTAGGATTGTCTATCTCGGCAAGAGTTTGCAGGTATTTCGGGAAAGCCTTCTCACCAGTCTCCTCGGTTGTTATCTGCTTCAATGAGCCATCATTGTTCCAGAGTTCTATTCCCTCATCCTGTAGGAGTTCGGAGTCCTCCAACCTCTTCTTTGTCTCCATGTCAACTAGCCTCACGAAACCCTTGACCTTCTCCTGTAGTTTCTTCAAGTCCTCCTCATGCACATCCAACAAGTCCTCCAATGCGTCATCGGAGTTTATCCCATATGTCTCCAAGGACTCATCCCACTTTCCGCTCATCATCTTGTCATAGTCATCCTTCGGCATGGAGAATTTCACATCTGTAGTTACATCCTCTACTTTCATGCCTTCTCCCAAGTTAGCCAACATGGATTTGAATTCCTTGCTCATCTCCCTGTCTGCCGCTACCGTATTCTCAAACGACACAATGCTTTCGCTTCTATCCCATTCCTCTTGAATGTCATTATCGAACTCGCTTCGCCTGAGTTTATTGTACAGCATCTCCTTGACTGTGCTTGACTTTGTATCAGCAACAGCCATGAACTCCTCAAAGTTAACTGAGTCATTCTCTAGAATATACATGGTTACAGGTGGGAGGTTCCCTCCTTGATTCGCTCCCAACCCAAACAACTTACGTGCGAAGTTAGGAGACAACCCCTCTCTTATTGGCAAGTAGGACTCCTTTCCTAGTCTCATCTCATTACCAGTAGATGCTAGTTTCAAATCATTCACCACCATCTTGACATATTCCGCAGCAACGTCATCCCCAATCGAAGCAGGAGACACCTGCCTCTTCATCTCCTCAGATGATTCCAGTTGCCTGAACACCTTCTTCATCTTCTCAGCGAGTTCGGGCTTGTCCTTGACGTACTCCCTCAAGGTATCATTGTTGACTTTATTCCAATTCTGAATAGCAGAAATTAATCCCTTTCTTTTACTCCTTTCTATCAATTCTAAAAGACCATCGTGGTTTCCCTCTAAGAAGTCCTCAATCTTATCTTTTAGATACGGTTTGTCAATTTCTTTGGGGGTAGGTTGCGTTTGTCTATATTCTTTGAGCATTCTCAAGTAGTCTTCCTTGTCTCCCAACTTCCATTTTACCTGTTGGAACTTCTCTTCAAACTCCTTGTCTTCAACGCGCTCTATCTTCTTAGTGAACATAGTGATGGTTCTCTTCTTCTCTGGTGTTTCATATTCTGACAAATCTAGTGGGTCACCAGATGCCTTTGCCACAATAAGTGCATGTGCAATCTTAACTTCGTCATCAGACAAGAATCGCCTGACTTTCAACAAAGACTCCCATGCCATTGTCTCACCTTCTTGCTAAATTGTCTCTCACTATGTCCATCATAACAGAACCACCAAGACCAGCCTTGTTCAGTAGAGTTATGTGTTGTCTCTCAAACTTACCACCATTTCGCATATAGTCATCTATGGCTTGTCTAAATTTTGACTCGATGTTTTCTTTCTTTCCCTTCTCTCTCAGTACACCCTTTAAAAAATTAGTCAGTTGAACGGGTTTGAATCCCCTGAATCTCTCTGCTCCTTTGTACCCTGACTCATACGTTGCAACACCCTCGTCTGTGTCTATGTCATATCCTGCGGAACGACCATACAATCCGGGTTCGCGCCCTCTTCCCATGAATGCTCTTTCACCTTTCTTTCCTTCTAGGTCTTCTCTCGCTTCTTCCGTGAGTCTTGTTCTAGCCTCTTTCTTCCCTGCACGTTTTCCCTTTCTTCGCATCTCCATTTCTATGCGGCTTTGCAATGATGGGTCTTTCATCCTTGCACGTGCATCCTTGTCAGCCTGTATTCCCAATCCTCTGTCAGCCTGTTCTCTTTCCGTATCATCTAATTCATCATATGTATAATATGGAATATTTCCCTTCGTTCTTTTTGCTCCTGTATCATCACGAAAAGGCCGTGGAGCCTTTAACACATTAAACCAATCTTTGTTTTCGCTCCAACTCATTGCCATTTCTCCGCGTAGTCTCTCATAGGATTTTCAATGTCATACAGAAGTTCTCCCAACTGCCTCTTGAACTGTAAAAGAAATTGGAAATCAAGGTTTGATTCCGGTTTATCCCTTAAGTTACTACCTAGTTTACTTGACTGTAACTTGTATATTGTTTCAAATAACTGTCTTTCTAAATCTTTAAGTGAATCTAATGATTCTCTAGTTAGATAGGAAAGAGTATCATAATCTTCAATTTTAACTAGATTTTTCCAACTCATTGCCATTCCTCCGGATAATCCCCCATAGCATCTTCAATATCCTCTTCAAAATTCCTAGCAACCTCTAGCCAATCCACATCCGATATGCTATCTCCCTGTTCATCCCTATCATCTACAGGAGATAACAACTCGTCCATGAATCCCTTGTGTTGGGATAGCATCTCAGGCAATTCCTTTGCTACGGCATTCAGGATATCCTCTACTACTTCTTCCTTAGACCAACCCCAATCCAAATAAGATTTCACCTTCTGCTTAATGAGTTGTATGATTGGAAAGTAATTCTCCTCGCTATTCATGACCCACAGGTCAGCACTCCTAGTTGCTGTACTAGTGTCCTTCAGAAGAATATCTTTCCAATTCATTGCATCTTACTCTCCATTTGCTTTCTGACATCTAGCCAAACTTCAGGATGGTTCTGTGCTAGAACCTCCTTGATAACTTGCATCTGATGAACTATAATTGTGTCTTGCCTCTTGTGAACCAACTTGCCCTTGAACTCCATGAGGTACTTGAGGCTCTCACGAATCTCCTTCGCCAACTTGGTCAGCGAGTCGATGTACTTGGGGTCGAGGCCATCCTCTGCGAACAAGTCGTCAACCTTCGACTCAAGCCTAGTGATGTTGCTACTGAGAACTCCAATCTCATCGACATCCTTCTGTGCGATTAGTTGTGCTGCTGATTGCTGCACTAGTGGTTGTAGATGATGCTTCATGTGTCGCATGATTTGGTCTTCCGAACAACCGACTACCTCTGCCGCAGTCGTTGGTGTCATTATCCCATCATGCACTTGCTTCTCTATCTCTATGCGAATCGGATGTATGCATATCTTGCACCTTGGGTTTGATGTGTTGGTGTAACCAGCCATGTGATTCCTCTGATGTCTTGATGATGTGCCACTAGGCCAGTTCATTCGATTGTCCAACTCATCGGAAGTGATAGCCATAGACTCCAAGTCATGCTCTAGTTGGTCACGGTCTTCGTGATTGCAAAGTGAGCATCTCTTTCTAGTAATCAAAACGAAGCCCTCCCTGTGTCATAATACTCATTGAATGGTTTCTGCCTTTGTTCCCTGTCTCTTTGTATTTCTTGATATCCGCCATCTATTTGCATGTCCCTCATTTGTTTGGGGTCTTGAGTTGCTCGCGGGTCTTTGAACTTCGCAGGGTCAACTCTTGTTGATGAGTAAGGATAGTTAGTAGCACTAGTCCACGGTTTGTCACCGCGAGCCGGAGTGTAGAATTGAGCAGTGCCAGCACCCTTCTCCTCCCATTCAGACATTTGGCCGGGTTTAACATTGAATTCACTCTCTGGTGCAATCTTTCTTCTTCTTACCTTGTCGAAGAAAGAAGGTTCAGTGGGAAGACTCGCATCTGATTCGTAGTAGTTTTTTCCTCCTCGATGCTGTTGGGGAGTAGGATTCTCAAGATTAGTCACACCTTGTTTACTTTCATTATCTCTGAGAACCTTAATTCCTCTTTTCTTGGCCTCTTCAATTCTCTTTTGTCTTTCCTCATTAGCCGCATCTCTCAGGGCTGGTTTCATTGCTTGATGCGTACCCTCATGTGTTTCTATCTCACTAATCATATCAGTGTAGTAATCCTCCATTTCATCCTCATCCTTGAACCACTCTTTCTCTTGCAGGTCTTTTCCCTTTCTACCGACTGCTGAAAGATTAGTTCCGAAAAATGGAGTCCTGTTTCTAGCATACCCATATTCTTTACCACTACCTAAGTTCGCAAGTTGACTCCTTTTTTCGTTTCTTGCACGGCTTTCTGCTCTTAATCTAGCCATCGTATCTGGATTCTGTGCCGCCGCTTCCATTTGTTGTTGATATGCAAGATTAGCCGCGTTAGGGTCATTGTCTCCGAAATAGAAGTCTTTTCTAACCAAATCAAACCAAGCCATCATCACACATCCAATGTTCCTTGTTTACCAGACATAGATTCTTGCTCTCTCTTTCTTTTATCAGCAAGGTCTTGTCTGACGTTCTTTGTTCTCTCTAAATTCGTAACTGCGGCTACGTTCTTGCTACCACCATAACCCGGCAACCAGTGTCCTTTCAGATTCCTACCTAGTTTAGTTTGCTTGGTTTTTGGTTTGTTCGCTTGCCTCTTTTGCTCGGCTTCTCTTGCCGCTTTAGCCGCCGGAGATTCTTCCGAACCATCAGTTACAATACTAGAACCAAAAGTAGCCTGTCCATCATCTCTGATTTCTCCTTGCCAATCTGTCGATTGTGTGGAACTAGGGGCTTGCAATTGTTCTTGCGCCTGTTGTGATAATCCTTGATTGCTCTCCTCCAAAACATCTCTTGCAGTTTGTGCTTCTTCTACAAATGCTGGATTTATCTTACCCTTGTCATCCAATGCGGGTTGTTCTAGTTTTCCTGCGGCTTCAAGTAGAGCATCATATTGACCACCCATTGGCTTCTTTGTCTGTTGCGCTCTAGCAGTGGCCTCATCAGCCATCTTGTCCCTTTCCATACGTTGTTTCTGCTGTTGCCTATACAACTCTAGATTTGCGGAAGATGCTCTTGCTTGGTCAGAGGCCGTTGGACCGAAACCCAACGCTCCCTTCACCTTACCACGCCAACCTTGAGTTGCCACATCTTTAGTGTCCAATCCCTCAGCACCACTCTCCAAGAATTCCTCATACCCTGCTCTGTCTTGGGCAATCGCTCCTCCTAGTTCCTTTGAACTTGAAGGGTCAACACCGTACACATCTTGGTAGTAGGTGTTCTTACCAGACTTTGCATCTGCTCTTGCTCCCTGTGCCGCTCCTGACAGTTGATTCTGCCTTAGCACATCTTTACTGGAAATCGGTAGAGCAGTGTTTCTCATATCATCAAGATAGTTGCTACCCATGCGACCCAAAGCCCTCGCTCCCCGTCCTGCTAAATCAGTAGCCTGTCTTGCTCTTGCTGGCATTTGGCTTTGCACAGGAGAAGTCGTGTTCCTAGCCCTAGCGCTGGCAGTCCTCTGCTGTTCCAATTCAGCCGCTTTTTGCTTTCTCGCGTTTTCTTGTGCCTGTGCATTAGCCGCCGTGTTGACGTTACCGGGGTCATCCTCGGTTTGCTTTAGCACAGTCATCCAATTCATGCTATCACTTCAACTGTTCAAACCACTTCTTCACTCTGATACCAGTCTTGTCTTCCATGTCGTCATCCTGCTCAGGGTCAACGGGAAATTCCGATGCGTTCTCTGGATTGACTACCGGCTTCTCCGGCTGCTCTGGTGGCATCCCCATTGGTGGTGGTGGCATTCCCATACCATCCATCGGTGGGGGTGGGGGCATAGGGCCACCAGTAGGCGGTGGTGGAATCGGGACTTGTTTGCCTATCCTCTCTCTGCTCTTCTGGTTTCGTGCCTTCAAGCGAGCGAGGAGTTCTGCTTCGTTCTCCTCTGTTCTCCTTTTGGCATCCTCGTCTTGTGTAGTGGAATCCTTGGTTCTCATCTTCGGAAACTCAGGCATGTTTGCAAACGGACCAGTCTTACTGTAGTCAGGTCTATCCATATCCTCATCTGTAGCGAACTCCTCCGCTACTGCTCTCTCATAATCCGATAGTTCCTTCAATATCTCAAACCAACTCATCTAATCCATCTCCTCCTCATCTTCCTCATCGTCAATCTTGTGAGTTCCGCAATCTCCCTTGATGGTTTCAAACCAGTCTGCTTTCTCCATTCTGTTCTCATGCTCCATCGCTATACCCACTCGCAATGACGCTACAAGGAAATCCAAGGCTCTAGCAACCTTGTTCTCTGCTACCATATCTGAATCTAGAATCTCTATGGCCTTCTCTACATTACTCTTCCAATTCATTTCTTTCCTCTCCCAAAACAATACATGCAAATTGCCATTGCATAGTTATCATTTGAAACGTTCACTCCACAGCATGGTAATTTCATGCATTCACCTTCATTATGGTTCTCCAATCAGTCTCCTCGACATCAGCACTGGTCTTCACCTCATCAGTCTCCTGTGCTTCCTCGGCCTCTCTCTTCTTCCTCTTCATGTAGGTCGATTCTGGATGTGGCTTCCATCCAGCGAGTTTCGCCATGTTAGCCATCTGCCTCCTTGACATCGTGATGAATATCTTCTCTATGTCGTTGGGTATTCCACCCATCTCATCTGCTATCCTCTTGACGATGTTGACCTCCCTGTTCGTCTTGAGCATGATTGGAACGTTCTTGATTTGACTAGCCGCTCTTGTCGTTGCGAAGTTACCACTGCTTGTGGTGTACTCCTCATGGTCAACCATCATCTTGAACATCTTGGCAATCTCAGGAATCTCCAAGGCTAGTTTCGCACTGCCTTGTCCTTCGATTGGAATTGGCGTGGATTGGTCTAACTCAAAGTCCAACTCCTGTAGGTCTTTGATTGCATCCTTGATTATCTTATGCAGACTCATCGAGTTCTTACCGAGGAAGTTCCCCTCTGCATACATTGCTTGCCACATCGGAGGCCTAGCGCTTCCGGGCGTGTCAGAATACCACTCAGAGGAAACAGCAGACAGATTATCATCCTTGAAGTTGTTTCGATACTCGACATACTTGTCTGTCAGATAGTGACCATAGACAAACTCATACTCGGCAATGGTTCCATCCTCGTCATCCCATGCAGCAGGTTGTGTGAACTTGATGTTAGCCGCATTTCCTCCACCGACCTCACTACTGTTCTTCCAATCATCCATCTGCTTGTCCAGTGCCATCAGTTTATTCAGATGCTCCTCGCTGTAGTTCTGAGTTCGGAAGAACTTCTCGATGTCTCTCATGTCTGCTATCGCATCTCTTGACCAAGGCTCGCCATCAGGACCGCTGTTACCAGCCTGACGACCTGAGATTCCCTGACCCTCAACCATATCGAATAGTGACTCACTGAGTTTGGCGTTCCCTATCGCATCCCCACTGAGTCCCTTCGTGGTTCGCAACCAATTAGACCAGTCCTTGGTGAACAATTTGTAGTTCCTACGAGAATTCAACTTATACTTGCCGAGATTAAGGGAAACTCTGTCCTTCTTCAACTTCTTAGCAGCCACAACCACATCCCTCCTCATGTTCCCCATCTTTCTCTAAATTCTCAAAGATGGTTCCCTCTAGTTTCTTCTTTTTCTTCGGTTTTACTCTCAAATACTTTCCATACGAGATATTGAACAACGGAGCCGTTCCTGCTGATGTGCTAGTTACCGCTCCTGCCCCTCTAAGCACGGTAAACCAGTCATTTTCATCCCTTGACAACTCAATCAATTTAGAAGGGTCATTTCCCAACTCATTTTGAGAATCCTCTACCATCTAAACGAGTTCCACTTGAAGGTAACACTTTATTGTTCTGAATTATCGAAATTTACTCTTCAATAATTTGAGTAGAGATAATTCGCTCTAGATTCTTCTTATTTTCCTCAATTCCATCTAAAATTACCTTTCTAGTCTCCTCACTCATGTCAGCAACGAGTTTTTTCGCATTTTCCTCGGAAATACCCATAGAAACCATCCTTTTGACCTCTGATTCGACAAATTCATAGTGTTCATCCAACATTACGTCTAATTTTGCCTTGTTTCTCATCGTAATCTCATACAATCGCTCATTCATGCTATTTTTTCGCACATTATCGAACCATTCCATATCGTTCACCGCCCGGACTACGACATAATCGAATAATCGAACGAACATCTACCTTTTGCATGCTGGATAAAAACATTATACCATACTTTCTCAGAAATTGTCACGGTATTTTTTTAGCACTTGCGCCGATTTATTTTTTTTGTTTATTCCATTTCCAGAATAAGAATAGTAT